TCGCCAATTCTGTGGTCTTGGCTGACTCACAGGTAGCAAACACGTCGGTCTGGATCGGCTTGGCAGCGGTGCCCATCACCTTATGAAATGCTTCCAATCCGGCAAGCATGTCGTCAGTAGCCCGAAAACAACAGATGTAGTGTGTCGGCTCCACTGACTTGGGATCGGCTCTGAACTCGACTTGGAACGCACCCGCAAACTCGCTGCCGAGGCAGTTGACAATCTCCTTGCGGGCCAGCTCAACCGACTTGGCGGGCACTCGCAGGAGAACTTGGTTACGGTAGGGCTTTGTCATGCAAGGATACTCGCAGCTACTAGCCAGTTGTGACTGTCCGTGATCTGCTTCGCCGTAACTTGGGTGGACGAACCAACCAGCTCCAGCACGTCACCTGTGTACGGCAGCAGGATCGTCGTATTGACGCGGGCACCCAATGTGGCATTCGTCTCACCCGCGATCGCTGCAAGGTATTGGCCAGTGTTCGTGCCGGTCATTACACAGAGCACCTTGTCGATGTAGACGGTCCAGGCGGTGTCGGACCTGATCAGGAACACGGAGGAGCCGGTTGCACGCAACGATAGGTCGCTGACCAGCGTAACCGCTCCAGCTCCGGCGTTGTAGCGAATACCGATTTTGAGTGTGTTGGCTGGGATGTAGACTTCCCAGTAGATGTCCGTGACGCTGGCTTTGGCGTTAGACCAGAGTACGCGGTCGGTGACTTGTGCTACCGCAGGCTTGAGCAGGCCATAGAGGGTCCGCAGGTCCATGGCCAAGGCCCAAGCAGGCACCGCTACGGGCATCTCGTCGTCCAGGCCATCGAAGGTCACACCGACCTTGGTGCCGAGCGAGACACCTGCAAAGGACGGACGGGAGGGGAAGAGGGTCTGCGTCAGTGCATACGGACCTATCGTGTCGTTCCAGGTGACAATGGGATCGTCTTTTGTTGGCGAACCAAGTGCCGCCGGTGCGTTGCCGACGCCGATGCCTGCGGCAGTGTCCCAGCCGATCCACTTCGCTACGGGTGCAACAGAGGCTTCTTGGTTAGTAGCAAGCTTGAGCAGATCGGCGATGCTGAGGGCGGAACTGTAGTAGCGGGCGTCGGAATGATATCCAGTCGAGTAGCCGCCAAATGTGTTGTTATATCGCAATCCTCCAATAGAAAAATTATCAAGACCGGCAATTTGAGATACCCAAACTGTGAGGTCCGTTGAATCAGTGTGCGTATGTGCAACTTCAACACCGTCAACAAGTAAGTGTGGTACGCTACCGTCATGCGTCAAGGCTACATGCACCCATACACCAGCAAGCACTGCCGCCGCGTTCGTGATTATCGACCACTTCACCGTACCCCCACTGATAGCCAATGCCCCGAGTTTTCCCGTTGTGATCTGCACGTACAACTGGAGATACGAATTTGCATTCGTATCTCCGAATGATAGTATGTTTGCGTTCGCTGCGAATACGGACTTTTTCACCCAAGCACACATCGTCCCCGCCGTATTCGCAGCAACAGCAGCAACTAACGAATCCGCAGCGATATAGTCATTCGCCCCATCTAACACGATACTCTGGTCGCTCAAGCAGTTATCGCTAACGTCCAGACTGCGAGCATTATCAACGTGATTCGTCAACGTACCGTCATAACCGCCTATCGGGTCGTTGACGTTCGTAACAGCTCCCCAGCCTCCCGCCTTCACTAGATTGTTCGCCGTGTTGACCGAACAGCGTAACGGGTCCGTGACAGCAGTTTCATTGCCGTTGTAACTGCGAACAAGTTTTGCAGCCAACGCTGGCAGGTCGGCAACAATGTCGCCGTGAGTGAGCGGATTTCCCGCGTTGTAAAGCGTTGTGACTTCAGCAGCGGACGGGATATAGGCTTCCCCATACCGAACGCACGTTATCGTGCCACCAAACCAGCCGGAAGCATTTTGGTTACTGGCTACGGTCGGCCACAACGCTGCTCCCGTCGAGATGTTCAATGCCGCGTAAGCTGAGATATCAGCCGTGCCTTTGGCTACGGCATTGACGTAGAACCGTGCCAATCCATCGCGGTCGCAAGTCACAACGATATGTTGGAGCGAACCAGCAGCCATCACAGCAGAAGAATCAAAGTTGGCCGTTGTCGTTCCGTCACTGATTTGCAGTCGCAGCGTAGTGTTGTTCAGCTTGAGCGAAACGCCACGATTCGCGTTTGTGTCGCCGCCGTCGTTCCAGATGTACTGTGTAACGGCAACAGAAGTTGGGATAACCCACGCTTCTAACCAGAAATCCACGCCACTTGTACGGGTAGTAACACGATTAGTACCAACCCAAGATGCCTTATCCGATAATGTCGGAGTACGCGAACCGCCGACGAGCGGACCATTGGAGGCGTCCAGGCAGAAGACTTGGTCGGGGATGAGTAGGAGGGGGTTACCAGGACCAACGGTAAGGGCAGCGGCGAGAGTGACGGTCTTGGTGCCTTGGGTAATGACGAGATCATGGGCTCCGATGGGGGCGTCGTAGACGACTGTGGCGTTGATGGTGAGCTGAGTCTTACTGTCCCAGGTCGTACTGTTGATAGTGACGCCCGTGCCGAGATCGGTAGCCGAGGCAGTGATCTTGAAGTTCTTGCCCGTAACGACAAGATCGAAAGTCTCAGCCTGAACGGCTGTAGCGGGAGCAGCACTGAGGGCTTGGAGACTTCCGCCAGCAGACGGTCCAGCAAATGTCAATGGAAGGGTCATGCTTGATCCCTATCTACCAAGGTTGACCGTAAGTCCAAACTACCACTCCACTGACCTGAACCGAGGCACTTAACCTTATACTAAGTCCCTTACCTACTGCAGTTTTCACATAACCAATTTGAACTGGGGGCCATACTATGCCCCCATTCTCAGCGCATGGGAGGGGACCACACAAATCTATCCCATCAGAATCCTCCAGAGTGACACTCACATCACCTCCCACCAGAAGGAAACCCCCATTGACTAGAACGCACTTGTCCGCGACAGCCGCTACTATGACATGAGCCCCACTGGTTGCGACGTCAATCTTGTGATGTATTGCAGACATGCAAATCTCCTAATGAGGATGCTGGTGTTCGTAAGGCTCGGGCACAACATGATGCTCCAACTTTCGCAGTCGGCAGTTATAGCTCCAAGCACGAAATCTGTTATGTTCGTCAACGACGCTGAAGCAGTCGTAGGTTACCGCTACTCGTGATGGGTAAGCAGGGGGCATTAGAGCTAATACTTCAATTGCTGGTGAATTACACCAAGGACACATCAGCGGCGGTAGTGTGGGAAGTTGCTGAGGCATATACCTATCCCATCAACTCGTGAATCAAAGCGACCACTGCCACAATCAAACCCAGCACGCCAATCGTACCCGCGAACACTACAGCCCAAACGGATGCCTTGCCTCTCGTCTCGCCTTCGATCTTGGCGGCGGTTTCTCTCAGGATGCGCACGTCGGCTTCTAGGAATGAATGACCACGTTCGTATTCGGGGCGGGTAATCAATAGCAGTCGCTGGTCGCGCATCTCCTTTTCCAGCCGTACTCGGTCTTCGGCGTTTTCCTCACGCAGACGATTCATGTGGAGCAGGCGTTCCTTGGTCGTAATGTCCGTAGCGTCCAGTTTGGCCTTGAGGGCCGTCGCCGCCGCCTCTGCCGTGGCTTCGATGGCCTTCAGTCGCGCTTCGAGGACTTCACGGAGAGCCATCTCAGACAGCCGAAACTCGTTGCCGTCCAGCCTAACATCCATGTGGTCGAGTCGGGTGTCTACGTAGTCTTTCCAATTCAGCCCATTAGGACCATAACCTCGTGGTTCTCTTGGTTCAGTCATTTCAACCCCAGATCAGTAGATGTCTTATCAGCGTCACGGGAGAAGATCAAACCGATGGCAGCCAGCGTCAGGGCAAACACAATAGTCCAGTCGGGATTAGTCGCTGGGTCGCTGTCGAGTATCTTCTGGATTGCTTCGATCCAGGCGGAAGCGGCAACGAGGATACCCGTTACCGTTGTTTTCCAGGACTTGACGGCAGCAGTGAGTGCTTTGTTCATTGAATGGTCCTTTGTTCAACCAGCAGGATGCTCCCAATCGTCTGGGGCAGTCACAGACCAGATGCAATATGATCCACCAACGGTTGCCTTAATCTTGGAGATGGAGTCATACCGCATGATGTTGTACGAATCTACGTACTCCATCAGTTGCTCATCGGGCAACCAGCGGCCATAGGGAATCGAATGCCCTGAGCGACCGACACCAACGAAGCGGCAGCCCTTGAGGACAAGGCATACCGTCTGCTCCCATGTCTCTGGAAAGATGATTTCCAGAGGTCTGAAATGCTTAGCTGTTTCCTTCCACCCTTCGGGAAACTCATCTAGAGGTATCCACTTCTTGGTGCTGCTCTGGTTGATGTTGCCGCCGCCTTTGGTTCCCGCCAGGGCGTGCTTGAATCCCCAATCACGGGGCTGAATCAGGTCAGGCAAGGCTCCTCGCTTAACTGCGATATTGAGCACCTGCCGTACACCAGCACCGCCCCATTCATTCGGGTTTGCCTCGGCATAGACCGACAGACAAGAAATCCAGACACTCGCGGATTTGGCAGAGATCGGCAATCGTTGGCCGGCAACAGGAGGGCCGAGACCAATAGCCCGCTGAGCGTTTCGTGTACCTTCGAAGCAGGTACGGTAGCAATGACAGGTACACTCGTGGGTCGGCTCCTGATTGGTGAATCGGTCCACGAAGTTGACGGGCCAGGTCTTGTTGGCCGTGTTCTCGTCGGCCAGGGCTTTCCACTCTCTTGGCTCGCACCACAGGTGCTCAGGGAACGCTGTGCTCGCCGCTCCACACATATCCCACATCACGTCACGGGTATCACCTGCGGCTTTATTTGCCGGGTATCCATCGTGGACTGGAAACACAACGTCGATGAGGGCGGGGTTGATACCAGTCATTTGCACGCCTCCAGAACTTCAGCGGTAGTCTTAGGGTCTTTGACAGTCTTCTTGACCGTGTCACCGGCTTGAACGATGAGACAGGGAAGACCAGCTTTCTTGGCAGCTTCCAGGGCAATCTTGTACTGATCAGGGACTTCACCGTTGCCGTCAGTCGTGTTCTGCTCAAACTCAGTTGCGACGATTCCTGAACCATCTGCGTTGAGTTGTTGGAGTGCTTTGACTACGGCTCTGGGAATGGTATTGTTGTCTTTCTCGTAAATGTACGTTGCCCGAGTCACTTTCAGGCTCGGGTCCACTGGCTTGTCTGGGTCTATCGGAGGGGGGACTATACCAGCGACCTCCAGCACGCAGGAGCCAACAGCGGAGGGGTACTTGGTTTCAAGAGTGGCTACTAGATCCGCGATTTGCTTGATCGCTGGGTCATTGACCCGAGCAACGTTCGCAACCTGCACGGCCTTTGAGAGTCCGTTACGCCATTCATTGAGAGTGAGCTTGAGGGTGTACTTGCCCGGCGTCATCCCCGAGAAGAAGAGCATAGGCTGCTCATCGGCGTCGAAGAGCTTGACAGCCATTGCTCCTGCTGCCGGATCAATGGTTAGAGCAGACGCCTTCATCTCATCCTTAGTGATACCACCAATCTGGAGTAGTACCGCATTGCCAGGATTCAACGGAGTTGTTGGGGCCTTGATAACAATCTCGGCGGCAGACAGTACCGACGAGACTAACAACAGTAGGATTGGAAGTAACCGCTTCACCACTTTGCTCCTTAATCAACGGCTATCTGTCGCATAAGTTTGCCTAAGCAACACTTCATGCAGGAAGGGCCGTTATATTTATCCACTAATTCACAAAGCACATGATCTGCCACCAGCAAGACGAACGGGAAACGCTCTGGTCCTAGTTGGATATACTCCGACCGTGTCCACATCATGACAAGGCCCGCTGACTCCAGTAGGTTATGTCCTGCGTGGGACACTGTCTCGGCATCTTCGAGCAGTTCCCCGTTCATCTTGCATCACTTCATTTGGACTTTACCAGTCCCTGGATCTGTTCGTCAGACGCATTGTCCAAAGCGTCCAGAACATCATCAACGGCCGTTCGCAGTTCGCCACCACGCAGGCCAGCCTGACGCAACTGACGGGTCACAGCGAACCGCACCACAGGGCCTCCCTCCTTCATCCGACGCACGACCACTTCTGCTCCATCAGTATTCGTGCAGTTCTCGATCAGCGTCTTGATCAACGTAAACCACTTTGTCCAGTCCATCTGTCGCTCCTTTTCAAACAATGGTAGGTAAGACATCTCTCCACTTCGTCAAACTAACATTACGCTGATACTCCCGATTCTTTATGTCAGGAGTCTCATCGTAGCCGACGACCTCGTGTAAGTTCGTGGGAGGGCTAGGCACAGCCGTCAATTCACCCAACCACATAATAGAACCAGGGGCAATAACCCTATCCACCATCACCTCAGCGGACAAGGCTATAGGTGTACCATCCTTACTCATCACTACTCGCTTAGACCATTCCCACCGAACGTCAATCTCAGCGGCAGTTATTACTGTAGGCTCCCCTCGCTTATCGTAGCTACTCAGAGCCCACAACACAGCCTTTTGGGAAAGTCCAACAATCTCGATGGACGGCATCTATCACCTATCATCACCAGATCGACCGTAGTCGTCTTGTGTCAGCTTGGTACTACCTAACCAAACCATTGAAGCCTTTGGTCTTGTCCCCTGCTCGGCCTGTTTGCTCCTAGCCGCCAAGATTCCGGTCACATCCAAGAGCATAGCAGTCTGTCCGTATTGGGTACTACTGAGCACCATTCCGGTCTGACCCTGAAAAGAACCACTAGCCTTGCTAGTGCTCTTAGATGATAGCAACTGATCCCGGTGAGCATAGAAATGAGCAGCCAGCCACTTCTCAATCTCCGTGAGAAGTGAGCTACTCAACTCACCGTCGGTATCCTTACCCTGTAACCAGTCTACTAATGAAGAGGCTGCCGTTATGAACGGACTTAGAGAGATGGTTCCATCCGTCTCGATTATCCCAGCAACCTCACCGGATGTTGTCCTAGCCAACAGCTCGCTCCTTTACCGCTAGGGCTACTGAGCAGCCAAGGCAGACTCCAGAACGTTGATGATCTCGTCCTTCGTCGAAGCCCCAGAGATGTCGACACCGGCATTGCGAGCATACTCACGAAGTTGCTTAGTCGACATCAATGAGAAATCTTCCTCTGAATCCGCCGGTTGAGGATCATCTCCACGCAGCTCCTGGATTTCCTTCTCCAACTGAGCAATCTTGTCAAGCAGCGGTTGGTTGTCAGGTGTAGGAGTGAGCCGGTCGAGGTTTTGAAACTTCTCGCTGCCAAACCGCTCCTCCAAGTTGATCGGAGACACTACAATGCTTCGGTTAGGGTCCTTTGCATCGTAGATGGTATTGACATAAACCAGACCAGTTCCCAAACACGAAGGGCAGGGCCACTCACCCCTTTTCCCAGGAACCTCAACCTTTGTGGTCCCATTGCAGACTTCGCACTTAGAGCCACTCTTACTTGGCTCTCGTTGCGAGTGTATCCCGCGAAGTAGTTTGAATCTCATCTCTCATCGCTCCTAGTGACAAATAGTTAGAAAAGAGGGACTGGACTGACTAACTAGCCAGCACGAGAGTCAATCCAGTCCCAACCCAGGGCAGGGGGTCCGCCGCGCAATCCAAATCGTCAGGCCGTCGTGCAGTGCATGACACCCAACCGATCCTGATAGTCGGGTGTCATGAGGGGAACCTGAATCGTCATGACCTTGAAGTTGACACGCATGCCACCCATCGTCGGCCATTGGACCGTATTGATGTCCATACCATTGACCGCCTGGACCACGTCGCTCGTCATCTGAACCATCAGAATCGTGAACGTACTGGTGAGGAAGTCGAGCCTCCGCATGTCCTGGAATCCTTCGATGTCTCGAATCCTCATACGCAAGGTCTTGGACCCGGCGTCTGCGGTGGTCGAGTAGTCGTCATCCAGGTACTTGTCCCAGTCCGTCGAGTGGTAGAGCATGAACGGGCCGAAGAAGTTGTTGCCGTACATCGTATCACGGGCAACCAACAACTCGTCAATCAACGTTTGGGCCGTCCATCCACCAGCCGACGGAGCAGTGATGTCGGTCTTCGTTGACCGTGCCGGGTGAGTGGTGTATCCATGCACCGTTGCCGCTCGTCCATAAGCAATGCCCGCCGTTCCGGCCGCAGCATTACCCAAAGTGGGACCAACGAGAGTTCCGATCAGTGTCTTCTCCACTGACTCCGCAACTCGCCGTCCAGCCGCTTCCGCCATCCTTGTGTTCAGCGGCGTCCCATTGCGTCGACTGATGGCCAGCAAACGCTCGGGGAACCAGAAGTCGCTGTGGGTGATGGGCAGGGGCAAACCTTCCAGCTTGAAGAGCGGCTGGTCAGCCCGTCCCTCAGTCATCCCATCAAAGTCTACAACAGCCTCGCCGGGATCACTCATGGTTTGGTATTCCAAAACCATTGTGCTCATCCCATCGAAACCGCCGAAGGAGCTGGCAGACATCAAATCCGTCCATGCTCGCAGCCGTTTGCGAAATTCGGTTCGGACGATGTTGGTCAATGTGATCCATTGCTCCTTGGTCAGAACCGTGGCATTGCGAATGAGGCTGCTCATGCCGTGGTTCATGATCAAGTCAGCCACCAGCCGCTTCTCGTGGACCGGGAAGTCAACCGGAATGCCGTCCTTGTTGGTGACATACGAACCGTCGTTCTTCTTCCGACGTTCGCGTCGGCCAGTATTGACCACGACACAGTTCCTTCCCTTCCCATCGAAGAAGGGTCGAAGCAGTCCCGTGTCAAACTGGACATCAGCAAGGGTGGAGGCAACAGGCCCGTGTCCCTTGCCGTTCAGGATGAAATCTTGTGGGGCTACGAACATCTCTTGAAGTCTCCTTGTGTGTTATGATCGAAAGTAGCTCATCCAGAAGCCACCATCGGTCGTTACTGCTAGTGACCAGTGTACATGCATTCCAAAAGCACGTCACCGACGCCGATGGGTTCCGCCTGAATCTCCAACAGGATGAACGGTTCGGACTCGGGGGTGCCGGTCGTGTCGATCAACTTGCCGGTCCCATCATCCACGATGAGCAAGTCACCAACCGCCTTCGCTTCCGTTCCGGTCGTTCCCGTTCCAGAGATGTCCGCTACCAACATGAGCAGCTCATCGCCAGGAATCGGGCAGTACAGGAAGCAGTACTCACCGGAGACGTAGGCATCAGTCGGTCCCTTGCCGAGTTTCCAGTTCTCAAGCAAGACAGCAATGAGCCGCTGATTCCCGTCGGCGTCCGCATTGAAGACTTCCCATGTCAGCTTGCCCGAGACCATCGCCGTCGCAGCTTTGATCTGCATAACAGTCCCAGGACTCGGAGTGCCACTGACAATCCCTTCCAGAAAGCGTCCATGTGGCGCTCCACTAAGGACGATCTTGTTCTTCGTCGACATCTAGTTCTCTCCTAAGTTACTTGTTGACGTACTTGGTCTTTCCCGAAGACTTCTTCAGTCTATCAGGTCACTCTTTCCAGTCGGACACGCCAACCGGAGCCATGTCGAGGTCCTCGTCCTTGAATCCCTCTCCAACGTTCTGGATCATGCCAGGCACGCCAGCGTAGTGAGGAATCAAAACCGAATCGTTGTCTTGCCGTTCCTCCTGATTCATCGCCAAGGCCGCCAGCCCGCGCAGCTCATCCAACGATCGCCCTTCCAGGTAGGACTTGGAGAAGGTATTGCGTTCGTTCTTGGTAATGCGAGAGATCAAGTCGTCCTTCTGACGCCTCTCCAATTCCATCGCATTGGTCACCGCCGAACGAATCTCCTCGGGGGCGTCAGCCAGCCACTCCTTCGTCGTCTTCGGCTTCGGCTGCTCATTGGCAGTGACTGGCTTCTTGGCAGGAGCCTTCTTCTTCGGCTTCTGAACCGGCGGGGGAGGAGGCTGAACGTTCTGAACTTCCTCCTCTTCCTCTTCTTCGTCCTCCTCACCACTCTCACTCATCGCGTTGACCAGCATTTCCCGCTGGCCATTGAATGCAATGAGTTTGTCCTCCGGCATCGCATTCAGCGCTTCCCGATCCTCTTCAACCCAAGGACCCTCGACATCGAGTCCCGTGTTCTCAATCAAGTCCTTGATGACCTGATCTTTTTGTTCTTTCGACAGGGGCATAGGTTTCTCCTTTCGAAGGTTAGTGCCCAGACGAAGCTGCTTATTGGAAGTTGAAACATTCCGAACTAATTCATACCACTGCTTGCCCTGATTTATGTTGACACCACAGCCGTCATTGATTGAGCAGGCTCCTCGCTTACCAACAAGAACTGCCAGGTGATCCGGACGATAATTTCGTGCGACGTGAGTATAGAACCGTCCCTTATCATCTATTGCTTTGTCCTTATTCTTCACAGGCTCGTTATCCGTGAAGAGGCCAGTAGACAATTCTTCTGGCTGCCCTCTCTCTAACTTATTGAGGGTTCGTGGAGCCATCTTCTTGAGACGCTCAACATCGAACCAGCCATCAGCAGTTAGTTTACCATTACTCCTAGCATTACGAATCGTTCCTATACCAAATCGCTCAATGATGCCAGGAGAAGAAGCAGAGGTAGGATTGCCCTTAGAATCAGTGGGGTGATCTAATGTTATCAGGACGCCGTTCCAGGCATCAACCGATTTGGCAATCTCATCGGGTGGGTAATAAAGTTGCCCGCGGCTGCCATTGAGTACGCCAGGCACAATCATTGTTAGGGGAACGACTAAGTATTGTCGTCCGTCTTCCCCTACAATCCGCGATCGCCCAGATCGATTAGCAACGAGCCGTTCAGCAGTTCTTACCACTTCATTGCTCATGCCTTCGCCCTAGAGATACTTGTTAGAATGCACTATCAATAATCTAACAAGTATATGGGCAATCGCAAGTCAGCTCCCACCAGATTGAAGGTCCTAAAGATGAACTAATCGTCGACATGTAATCTACGACTCATTTGATAACCGCGGCCCTCCTTACATCCATTAGCCATCGAGACTAACAGAAGCCCACGATTAGTAACCTTCTTGCGGAGATTAGTGACGTGTACATACAAAACACTAACGTCAGTTAGTTCATCCATACATTTATCAATCAGCTCTGCTGCTGTATGTATTCTACCATCAGATAGAACCTCCAACAGCCGACGTTCGGTAAAGGTGAATTCACTCATGTCCAAACCTATCATCATCACATCACCTAATCGAGAATGGACTTCGGCCTACGACTGCTTATCTTCTTCTCGGAACCGACCCATGAGGATTCTTTACGAGCCTCCTCCAACGACTTCTTCTTACCTGGTCGTTCAGCCAGCAACGATCTTTCAATGGACTTAGTAATGCTCGCCTTGGTCTTCTTTTGTTCTGTATCATCCTCTCCTACTCCCGCAGGAACCCAAGTACATCGACAGTTAGGGTGTCGAGGTAACATACCTCTCGATTCCTTGATACTTACCACTATACCTTCCAATGAAGCACATAACTCGCAGGGACTTGGATTGCCTTTAGCTGTCAGTCCAAGTTTACTAGTCACCCACTCCACTTGCACCCCAAGTTCAGTCACCCCCATGTTCTCATAACCATCCAAAGCCCCCTCATTGAAGGCTCGTATAACTTCTGTGTTAGCAATCCTCTCCGACCTTACCCTACCAAGACCAGATACGTCCTTATTCAAATCACGAGCTATCTCTCTCGGACTCTTACCAGTCACAAATCCATCCACTAACGTCCGCTGCATCTTAGTAGCCATAACATCAGTGACACCCTGCAATTCATTGAGGGCTCTCGATGCTAATAGCTTCACCCGTTCCTGGGATACTGGTCTACTAAATGACGAGCGTAGAAACTCCTGCTTTGATCCCTTATAGAAATCGCCCTCTGGTTTCGTCCAAGGACTGAGCTTCTTGATATAGTCGAAAGCCTTCTCCATACCCTTACCATAAGTATCACGGATGTAGTAGTCCATCCAGTGATCATCAGTTAGGGCAGTCGTTCCGGCCGACTTCTGTACTAAACGACGATTGATCTGTGTCTTGAGCCAGTTAGTAAATTCATTAAGCTGCTGGTCACGGGTGAGGAATCGCCAGATGGTATTGGTAGTTAGTTCATTAGACACTCTACGGCTTCCGATTCGACCTTCTCCTATAACAACCTCATACTCTGACTTACCTCTTTCACCAAGGACTAAATCCAAATCCAAAGCAGGCTCATCAACTCGAATCTTCCTACTGTATAATACCTCCCCAAATCCTTCTGCTGTCTGCCTATCCTTTGACCATGATCTAGCTCCAGCCGCTGCACTAGTTCCTCCACTCTTGATTGATCCTCTATAAACGGTTATCGGTCCAGGATGATACTCAGATAACACTCCACCACTCAACGTATGCTGAAGCAATAACTTCATTTGCAATCTTAACTTCGCGGATATATGATCATTACCAGACCAATCTGCAACAATCCTCCTCACTAACTGCTTGGCTACTACCGGATCATTCAAAATAGTAGGGTCATCATCTATCATACGACCAGTCACTTTCTTCGGGTCCATTTCACTACTTCCACCCTTACCACAACTAGGATCTTTACCCCCACCTTCGCCGGTTGGACAAAACACATTGAACGTAGCTAAGTCAGTCTTCTCTCTATCACTGCTAGAGTAAGTAATCGACTTGAATTGTAGCTCCACCCCTTCCAATCCACTCAACCCAACATACTTATAACCAGTCCCAGGCTTCAGGTAGGCCAATGTCAAGTGAGGATGGTAGTCCGGATGAGTTGTAGTATTCGGTATGATGCCTAGATGAGCATTAACACTCTCTAGGTCTCGGCTATCTACATCTACCTTGAGAACATCAGCATCTGAATTCCTGAACAGAGACACCGAACGTAGCTCAGCTCTGATTGGCCCATGCTGAGAGATAAGTAGTTGAACCCTATCTGGATCAAGGTCGTGTAGACCATATCTAACTGTCACATGATACTCGTCTTCCATCTTGTCCACATCAGCGGGGTTTAGTTTAGCCTGCAACTGCTTCAGCTTACTCAAGACATCGGTATCAGTTATATCTACTTGGGTTGAGGCGAAGTTGAGAGAGAGTTGATTAGTAACTACACTACTACGATCAATCAACCCAACATCCAACCGATTCCAAGTGGCAGTTAATGAAGCCACCTTTACTATATCGCTATAAGCAGCGGGGTGAGTTTTGAAAGACCTCCATTCCTTCTTGAACGCGGATGACTTCAATACTCTAATACCAGCAAACTTGGCTCCATATTGTGAACCAGTTAGATCAATAATAGCATCTTCAGTTTGAACTACTGCGTGCCAAAGATACTTTTGGTTGTTCCTATCACCTCCCAAAAAAGCCTTCCAATCCGGGTGAGCATCCTCTGGTAAAGGAGGCTTCAAACCAGTAGCGCCTATCACCCTTGCTTTGATACCTTTATATTGAAGATAAGAAGCCAGCTCACCAGCTACAGTATCACACTTACCCTTAGAAACGTCACACTTAGTTAATACATCAGATGGTTCATAACTAATATATGTCTCATCCAGAAACTTACTCAGTATCGGTAGGTATTTCTTAGTCAACTCCACATCCGATTGAGGATTAACAGGGTACTTACTGCTCCTTCCTCCCCTTCCACATGTCGGATCTTTACCGCCGCCAGGGCCAGTATGGCAAAATACATTACCAGTAGGCTCTATCGGCTCCCTCATACCAAACACATCAAGCGTTACTAACAGCTCAGTCACATCCTGCTGTAGCAACGAGAACCTACGATTGATCTCCTTGATCAACCTATCTCGTTGCAGCTTAGTACGGGTGGGATCTAGTTTGAGAGGGTTTGGTCGTCCGTTAGTCTTGCGGGCGTGGGTGATGATAGAATCTTTGGGATCGAATGTCCCTCGGTTGCCTATGGCTGATTTGATCTGTGTTGGTTCAAAAACAACAAACACTCTACTGCCAGGAGTTTGTATCTCTGGCCAATTATCAACAATCAATCCATCGTGACCTTCGTATTTCGCCCGGTCAAGAGCCTTCGCTTGTGACTCAGTTCTAGTTTCATAATCAAAATAAGCAGGATTCTCCATCTTCAGATAAACAGGCATTACTTGAGCATTGCCCGGATGATAACCAGTTGCATAATCTGCAAACTTTGAATCATCAGTAAAATAAATCCCATTTGCAACTTCTCTGCCACCAGAACTGAATGAAGTGACTTCAGTTCCAGTACCATGATATACAACCAGTGGCTTACCATCCTTATCCACTACCTTACTCTTGCCAAACCACTTCTTGAATTCAGGAGTACTAGTTACCCCACTACCCTTACCTCCTCTACCACATGTTGGATCTACCCCACCACCTGCTCCTGTAGCACAGAAGACATTCGCCACAGGTTGAAATACTACAACCTCCAACTCACCTCTACCAGACGATCTAACAGACACTAATCCATCGTAACCCTTCGCTACTAGATCATCTCGCATCCTCTGGGCATTGTCTAATTGTCTCTTCACTATAGCCTGGTGAATCTGTCCACGCGGAGTTGACTTGGCTATCGCTTCTATCTCAGATTCAGGTAATCTAACCGTCTTGTACTGATCGGACAGATCGTATGCTTGCCGATCTGTTAGTATTAGTGGATTGTGTAGAACTACTATGGTCTTTGAAATAGCCCCATACTGCTTGGCCCTCACTGCACTAGTTGAATAGTAAACCCCCCTACCAAAATCACCTGGATCAGAGGAGTATTCTCGTCCCTCTATCTTGGGCCGCTGACCTCGATACATCACCTTGCCACTTTGGAGAGACTTACGCACTCGACTAACAGTCTGAGGAGATAGACCAGATGATTTACCACAACTAGGATCAATACCCCCACCTTCGCCAGTAGAGCAGAATACGTTAGAGGTTATTTTACTCCTATCAGCCCATTCCTTAGCCAAGGCATACATCTCTGGTGCTTGTTGTTTCAACTGCTGGGGACTATGAACATAGACAGCTCCTAACTCTATCACATTCTCAAAGTGACCCTCAAACGAACCATAAATACTTACAGCCCAACCAAATGGACCATGCACCTTCGATAATCTGGTGGCTATCTCCTTTCCCAAATCCGGGTCGTTAGAATACACCTGATGCACAAGCTCATGATACGATAAGTGATCCGTAGTAGTCACCCCAGGGGCCGCTTTGATATTAAGATCCCTCGGGGGTCCTTTACCTAAATGAGGATTGACTACTGTAGCTCTACCTCTACTATGTTCTCCATAGACTCTGCCCGTAGTGTCATGATCATAAGAAACCTTGCTAACTGATACACCAAAGACTTCTTTGACGGCTTGCGGCATTAGCCTGCTCTTATCCTTTATACCTAAGCCACAACTAGGGTCCACCCCACCACCAACACCAGTAGCACAGAATACATTCTCCGTCCGACTCTTGTATATCTTCCGCTTACCTGACCTCCTCCTATTACGGCTTAGCTTACTCTTCTTCCTACCATACCCGCTTTTGAACATACCAACACACTTAGCAACAGCATGAGCCGTACTCTTGGTCCCTGCTTCCTTCATAACGATCGGAACGCAGCGACCAACGTACTTGTCTTGCTTTTCGCCTGGTAGTACAGCGGGCATAATGTTAGCCCTTCAATTCACCGGACTTCTCTATCCATACCCTGCAGTATTCACATAGAGCGAAGCCTGGGCTAGTCATCACCAAGGTATCCTTACCACACTTCGGGCAGACTGGCATCTTACCTATCACCCTACCATGCTGATAATCCCAAGCAGGCAAATCAGTCCTAACGACATTCTCCATGTTTTCAGGCATCGTCAATGTCCCGAGCAGCAGTGAGCCACCCTACGCAACCAGAACCGCGGCTTGAAATCATTAGTCCTCATGGAATCGATCCAACCTTTCAAAGAGGTAGTCAAACGCAATCATTGGAACAGCAGCCAACCCCACCACTACAAACACGTAGAGTAGATTCCAGGTGAAGTAGAATACTAAAGGTAGTACCACCCAATGCGAGAAGCACCACGGACAACAGACTAGCTTATATCCCCAATGCCAACCCTTAACGAACTGACGAAACGGACGAAATATAAGAGTACGGCTAACGTCCATCGAAATAACAGCCGTAATCAAAGCGGACAGAATCAGTTGTTCAATAGTCACTCCTCGACTCCGACATCATATCCAAGTTACCAAACAGGTCCTTACAAGCCACCGTTGGAAACTCATAAGGACAATAGACAACACCTAACCTCTTCCTCAATTCAACAGCATTCCACCCAGCCCTAATTCTAGCAGCCTCTCGATCTATCTGTTCTGGTGTTGGCAGATACCGAGGATTGCTCTTCATTTCAAATGGTGGTCCTCGGTGTGATCGATACGTCCTCATGTTGAATCTCCTGAATCACTAAGGTTCCCTAGTGAAATACGTTCGTTGAATCACCTTACCATTTGCATCATACTCCATTAGCTCCCCTCCTACCGCATCTTCCTTTTCCGCAGGATTGCCGTTAGCGTCCTGGTAGAAGATCTCACTAGCTACACCGCCGTTAGGTGTAGCTCCCTCAATCCGCTGACTGGTTGCCATCATGTATCTCCTTAGTAACCCCAGGTATAAGTTGCCACCACTGAAAACGGGCTGCATTAGTAGTAGCATCCCCTAGTAAGAACTGAACAGTTTTGAAAGTAGTTGGCCTCTCTCCCTGTAATCTCGTCATACTCCAAACTTTGCCTTTGTAGAATACCCCAGACTTGCCACCAATACCACGTGCAAAGGCTGATGGTCGAGAGGATCGAATTTTATCATACACAGTCACAAATTCAGCAAAATCTTCGGCTCTGCTATTCTTACCATAATCAGTCACCGCGTTTGACACCCTATCTTCTTTGCCCGACCATTTAGCAGCTTTATCAATAACCCTATCCTTCAGATTCCAGTTCTTGTTACTATAACTAACCTCATGTGCACCAGTAATACTAAACAAGTTATACTCAAGATTATGAGCAGATTCATGAGCTAATGTAGACCGATCCATCGACCTTCCATTATAAACCGCAATGCCACCATCACCACCACTAGCAGAAGATACCATAGGTTTTCCAAACTTGGCAGTCCAATAAACATCATTCTTATTTTCCTGGTGTGTTAGTACAATAAACTTATTCTGTTCCCACAACCTTGGGTGTACAGTCCTTGCATCCCTCATACTAGTTATAGTAGCAGACTCTAATCCAGTCTCCCAAGCCACATCCACCCCATCAACTCTAACCACCCTCATGTGTTCAGCTTTAGTCATACCGTGCCGAAGTACAGGACCGTTACTACCTACCGATTCGTTAAGTAACTCCATAGGAGACATATCACCTATATCATCTCTAGTGAACTCGGGAGCCTTTACACCAAACTGGTCCGAGTGATCCTTCTTCCCTACCTTAGCCTCTTCCTTCTTGGTTTCCTCTTTTTTGACAACCTCCTTTTTCTTCTTCTCTGCCTTCACCTCTTTCTTCTTGGGTTCCTCTTTATTCTGGTCACCACCACCCTTACTATAACGATCCCTAATCGTTTGTTTTACACCCTTCAGTTCAGTCGTTATATCATCATACTGCTTCTTGAAGGCTTCCTTTTCTGTACCTTCCGCTTTGTCCATCTTCTTCTTGACGTTGAATCGCTTACTCTCTAGGCTGTGAATCTTCTTGATCTCTTCGGGTGAGCCTCCCTTCTTCTTGAACTCTAATACTGAGGTAGGTCTGGTAGTTGGCATCTTACCAATACCTCCACCAGATTTACCGGGGGAACAGGTAGGGTCAGTGCCACCACCCTTGCCCGTTGGGCAAAACACATTACTAACTACCTCCTCATACTCCTCTTCATCCGGATCGAATCCAAGTATATCAATCAGCCACTGCTCGGCCGGAATATCAGGGTCGTCCATATCGAGAGCATCGTCGTTATCCTCACCGTCTGGGTCCGGCTGATTTCGCCAGTCCTCTGGATCAACTCCATCCACCCAGGAGACTACAGCATTGCCAGTGTCTAGTTCGTATTCTTGGGACATATCACTTCACCTTGACCTTTGGTGACTTCCACCCTACAAACACCTGCGGATCAATATAGCTCTTCAACGCAACAGCCGGGGTATTACCTAACAGCGAGGAGACTCTAACTGCTACCTGTTTGACTGCTTCCTTATACTCTTTCATCGTAGCGAATTTCTTCCTTGACCCTATTCGCTTAATCTCTGCTACAGCAGTCTCAGTACCAAGAGCAGTGCGATGATCCTTGGTCTTGAATCCACCCCCATCCTTACCCTTACTATAGTTTCTCAGAGTGCCTTCATCTACATCAAACAAGTTGCCATCTGGCCCCGCTTTGCTTGCCCGCTTCGTTAGCATACGGGCAGTCTTAGGATCACTAATAGCAAACGTCTTAGTCACCCCATGACTCTTACCAGTAACAAACTCTAGGCTAACACTACCATCGGCTGCTGTCTTAACGTGATTGCCCTTGAGGCTAACAGCACCAAAGGATTCGAAGTCTGCTTGCGTCTTGCAGTTCACACACCCCGGTCGAATCCCCGTTTGCATAACCAGTTTCAAACACTGAGCCCTCTCCTTCAGTTCGGGATTCTTAGCATCAGTGTCACACTCCTTCATAATGTCTGATCGTCTTTTAATTAGTTCCCTCGTTCTGCCAAACTTGTTAGCAGCAGCCTGAGCATTATGAGTATCGGAGTACTTAGGCACCCGCCTCTCTTTGGAATCTAACCCCTGAGCAATAAGGGTAGCATTTGGATCTAGATTGACATATACATTATGTAAATCAGTTCGTATACCAGCAGCCTGCACGTGCTCGGGTGCGGGCTTGTCACCTACTAACCAAGTACCCCGTTCGTATACTGCCCTCCTAGCAATCTCTCCTCCCTTAGCAGTTAACTCTACCTTCGAGACTTCTCCTGTTTCACTCTTCACCCGCTTAGTATAAGTCTCTCCCTTAACCCTAAGCACTTCGGGTTCTAACAGCTTACCTTGTATTCTAGTGGCCGGGTGCAATACCTCGCCCGACTTAACGGTTATAGACTTGCATGATGGGTCTACCCCTCCACCCTTACCTGTTGGGCAGAAGACGTTATTAACCCCAGGCACGAACTGCCACCAGTTAGCCTGATAATTCCCAACCATATCATCTACTAGATCACGGTCGAGTGGGGTTATGCTAATATCACCCTCCGTAAACTTTACACCCTCTATTTTCTTCCAACTATAACCACCACCGGTCTCATATACACTTGGCGGAATGTCTACCTCATAAGCACTCTTCTTATCATAAACTACTAACCAAACATGCTGCTCCCCCATACCCTGATTATCTACCTCTGCCACATCGTAATCACCATCCAACTTCTTACCAATAGCATCACCCATCGCCGCTGCTATATCCTGACAGATGCCTCCAAATCCTACCTCAGCATCACCCATCTCTAGATCACTAGCATCCCATTCATCGTATACCTTCTGGGCAGCAGAGGCGAGATCGGATTTGATGCTATGTAACTGGTCTCCTAATCCCCCACCTGATTTGTTAGGGGAGCATGTTGGATCTTTACCTCCTCCTTTGCCAGTAGGGCAGAAAGCGTTAGACACATAGTCCCTAATATCAGCTAGATCCTCCTCTGACAAAGGCATCTGTGTTCGCGAGATGTATTGGTCGGTGTCTATCATAAGCCACCCTTTTTCAATACCTTACGAGCTGTTTCACTATCACCACCAAACACCCCAAACATCTCGGTCTTGAATATATGCTTTATGTACTTCTTCCGGTTGTACTTGACCCCAATATATCTAGCATCCTCTGGCTTGTCCCATGTATTGTCTACTACTGTCCCATCCTTCTTAACACACCAAGCATGAAGGAAACCAAAATCCTTGGGAGTGTTACTCGCATAAGCGATGCCCTCTACATAGTCTAAGTCTTCATGACTTAGCATCAGCTTAGTAGCATTCTTGAAACACTCCTTAGGCACACCCCTCTCTATATCCTCTGGCAATTTAGCTGCTTTCCATTCCTTACCTTTGTTCTCTAGGTAGGTAGAGAAGTCATCCTCTTGAACTGGTACATCACCAAGCATAACCATCGGGCGGGCGAGGCTTGTTCCCCTCTTACCAAATGTCTCCATTAACCTCCTTGTAGACTCCTCTTCAGACACCCCACCACTCTTGCCTTTGCCGCACGTTGGATCAACACCACCACCCTTGCCCGTTGGACAGAAAGCATTATGAACAGTAATACCAACACGACCTTCACGAACGTCTCCTGCCAATATAATGGCTTTCCCCTTCTTACCACTCCTCCTGTACTCTTTCAGGGCATCAGCTAAAATCTTACGAGCCTTAACAGAGTAAGGCTCATTCTTATATTCTGGCAACAACCAAGACGTTTCCGTAGGTCGTGACTTATCAACAAATGCAAAAGGAGATGACTTCTCCCTAACTATACGAACTTGAGGACCCATACCACCAGATGGTTTTATCTCAATAACACCCTTCTTAGCCAAGGACTCTAATTGTTTCTGGGTAGTACCAAATGCACTCCGCAAATGCTCAGCAAATACCCATTCACTTGGCTTAGCAGTAGGATCTCTCTCTGTTATACTCCTTGCTATCTGCCTTTGCGATGCCTCTATGTGTCTTATGGTATCATGATCCTTCTCAGTAAGCTTCCTTGGTCCTTTACTACCACCAACCTTACAACTAGGGTCTACCCCTCCACCTTTGCCAGTCTTGCAGAAGGCATTACCCGAAAGCAAAGCATACCAGGGAACCCTACCTTCGATATATGTGTCTGATCCGCCTTGGGCAAAAGGGTGGATCGAGCCCTCCTGATTGCTCGTTCGGTTACCTGCTAACTCTTGGTCTACTACTCCCTCTAACAACACCCTACCCCTAGCATCCTTGAACTTGAAAGGTAGGCTCTTCTTGAATTTGTCGGGAGATGTTCCATATGTCTCTGCCAACTTACCAAACTGCCGCTGACCGAAGTCTCCTAACTTGTTCAATTCAGTTACGGCAGCACTCTCTCTTAAATGAATCCTAACACCCTGCCCCGTCCAAGAGAATCTATTGACCTCACCCCCTAGCATACCTAACGTAAACTTACCAGTGAAAGGACTAACCTCTTTCACAGCATCGAGCATAGCATCCTTAATTCGTCTGGGATGTTCCGACCCCTCTATGTTCTCATTCATCTTCGCCCTGGCTTCATCTAACGATACCTTCTTTGCAGAGAGGTCTTTCAGTACTTGTACATTACCCGGAACATGCTTGAATACAGGGGGTAGTTTCTCACGAGAGAATAGGGCAGCGTTGTCCGCTACCCTAACAGCAGAGGCGGCAATATCACCTTCCCAATCCATACTAGTTTGATCGTGGGTGCGGATCATATGCTGCACTTCATCCGCCGTACTATGACCTAAAGCCTCGGCTACCTTACCATGCTGCAACTGACTATATGCTTGGGCTCCCCAACGAGGATGACCCTCATCGAGAAACACCTGACTAGGTTCAGTTAGGTAGCCCGCATCATGATAGATATTAGCAGCCATAACCGCCGCTTTAGTAGATGGCAGATCTTCCCCAGGTACAGCTTCCATGACCTTATTGGCCATATCAATGTTTCCCTTGATATGGCTGATGCCGTGGTCACCCAGGGTGCGTCTGGTAGCCTCTATCTCTTGGGCAGCGAGATAATCAGTCGCTTCCAAAGCCATATCTCTAGCTGCCTTGGGATTCACCCCCGCAGCTTTCAGAGTGTCATTATATTCCTTGGCAGTAGTCTGGATCTTGGCAGCAGAATCATCCGTGATCCGATCCTTCATTTGCTTTAGTCGTTGCTCTATGTCAGTATGAGCATTGCCAGTATTTGGAGGATCATCAACCCCCTCTAGATTCTCTTTAATTCGCTTAGGTATAGAAACAGCCGGGTCGGCCGCTTTGTCTCTCACTGAGGTAGGTAGCTTAGCCCAAGCATCCCTCCGATCACCCATCGACATGCCTTCCCAATGCTTACGGTCAAATGAACCATCAGCATTGATGCCTTCGTGTTTACCTGTTCCTCCTGATCCAGTATCTCCCTTACCACAGGTAGGATCTTTACCTCCACCTTCACCTGTTGGACAGAAAACGTTAGAGGTAGTAGTAGATTCAGCAGCACTTGGCGGAGGAGTTACCTTAACTACTACTGACAATCCATGATACTTATTCTCCCTCGTCTCCAATAAAGCCTCCCTACCATCAGAATGAGAATAACTAGTTCTTGTCACTTTGTCTGTTGGAGAGTAGGCACTTGATCTGCCCAACTTCTCTGACTTAGATCCCACTACCTCTTTATCCCCCTTAACAAACCCCTCCTTCCTAAGAGCGGTGTCAGCTTCCTTTGCTTTACTTTTCAACCAAGCCTTATCAGCAGCCTTCTCATCATGCATCACACTACTTGGACGTCTCTCTATTGTATAACCTACCTTCGTCCAAGTAGAACCTCCACTAGTCCCTCCACAACTGGGGTCTTTACCACCGCCAGGACCAGTAGGACAGAAGACATTTTCCGTCCCCTTAGCCTTAGTAGCAAATGCTCCATCCTCTGGTTCTGCAGCTATAACCTCATCTATGAAGTTATCTCCGTCAGCATTCGACACGTTAGTAGTAGTCTTAGCAGCAGAACTTCCAAAGTACTTGTTAGAGAAATCACCTGCCTGCTTAGAATCGAACTCATAACGGCTGAGATCAGCTCCCTGTCCTTTGGTTTCTTTCATACCTAACTTCTTGTAGTATGTTTCAGCATTAGGCAAGGCAGATAACTGCACACCTATACCTTTACTAGCAGCCAGATTGCAAACCTCTGCTACCAACCTAGTCCCACCACCCGGTCTACTAGATGCTAAGTATTCAATATCAATTGCCCTGCTGCCCATCTCAGGGTCTTTTTTCAATTCACGAGGACTTAGCTTGTGATAGGCCACTAGAGCAGCCAACTTCCCATTACTACTCCTTACCTGAAAGCCATCCACACTCTTAAAATTGTTCAACGCATAGATAGCTTCTCTAGCGATGGTCTGTCTCTCCACACCACTCCAATCCTTAACATCATCATATGATAACTCACCCCTACCTACTGAAGCAATCTTAAACGAAGCTGTTACCTTGGATTGCACCAATGACTTAGTCCCAGCCGCAACAGGCTCATTTCCCTCTGGACGAATCCATTCACCCTTACCTCCCGAATCTCTTGCATAACAGGTAGGGTCTACCCCTCCGCCCTTACCTCTAGGACAAAAGACGTTATCTACCGTCTCCGTAGAGACATCTGATTCGTCTTCCACAAAAGGGTCCGGCGAGCCCTCCTCATTGCTCGTCTCTTCTTCAGAGAATTCTTCTGGTTCTTCCTCTTCGTCTGGCTGCTCTAGTTCAGAGACTTCATCAAAGTGCTCCTTAATGAAGTCTGCTTCTGGTCCATCGAGAGTTATAGGGTTACCATCTTCGTCGGTAACTCCCTCTAACTCTTTGAGTAGGTCTTGAAGTGATACTGCCATACGAGTAGTCCTTTTCAATTAGACCTTGCCGTACAGTTTCTTCTGCTTCATCATTCCTTGATGAACACTATGAGCCTGCTCGAACAGATCGAGGGCCATATGCTGATGCATCCGCCTATCTGATCCGACCGGGAATGCTTCGGCAGTAGAGAGGTAATGACTTGCAATGCCCTCAAGTTTGCCAATCTGCCTGTTAGCCATTTGCTGCTTAGGTCCCAGCTTCTTGAAGGCAGGTGATTTGGTGCTGGTATAGATAGGGCCTATGTCCTCATAGGCTTTCAGGTGAGCATCGAGTACCTGTTGCTTCTTACTATCAGGCAGCTTCTTGTACTCAACCGACTTTCGTTTCACCATCACAGGATCAAATGTTCCGCTTCTCTTACCTCCACCAACGCCGCAGGTAGGATCTGTGCCACCACCTTTGCCCGTGGGACAGAAGGTGTTCTTAGTAGGCTTCCTCTTTTTCTTCGCTGCCTCTGCATCCGCCTTTGCCTTCTCATCTAACGCCTTCTGCTCTGCGGGTGTTGGTTTCTTACCTCCCTTAGTAGGTACTACTGGAACAGCGGGCTTCTTACCAAAGGCAGGAGGAGGTTGTTTTCCATCCACAGGGGGCTTCTGTCCAGGTACAGGCTGCTTACCAGTAACAGGAGGCTGTCCAGGGGCAGCGGGCTGTTCCTGTCCAGATACTGGTGGTTGTCCGGGTTGAGGAGGCTGTGCCCCAGCAGCAGCTAATGCTTCGGCCTGTACCTTTGCCGCTTCTTCTTGAGCCGCCTCTGCTTCTGCCTGCTTCTCTTCTTGGGCTTCCATAGCCCTTTGGAGAATACCCTCAGCATCTTCGTCCTCTATATCTAACTCCCTAGTCATAAAGTCCATCGGGTCCATCAGTACATCAACCCCACCAGCAATGTACTTAGACATAGCATCAACATGCTGTACTGCTATAGCCGCTTTCTCAGCAGGCTTCATAATCTCGGGGTCTTCCCAATCAATCCTATAACGATCCTTCGGTAGAGGTAGTACACCAAGAGCAATCAACCGATTAACAAAGGGTACGATAACTCTTGGAATCAGGTAACTATAACGACGTGCCCTTACCCTATCATTCCAAGTAGAGTCATCCTGTCCACTAGCCAACTCACCCCGCTCGCTGCCTTTGAAGATCCTAAGCGGGATACCTAGTATGATACAAATGGCCTCAACCTGAACATTGATATGGGAGGTAGGATCAACCACTGAGGGGGCAATAGTCTTAGCAGACATGCCCATTAGGGCTGCCCATTTCTGCAGCCCATTTTCCATATCGAACATCCGCTCCCGCAGACTATCCTCGTCGAGTTCTACGTCTCCTCCTAACTGCGGGTGAGTCTCAAGGAAGATCCTCATGACACAGTTTTTCCAGAACCCTTCAGCATCCCCACCATATATCTTGACGAGGTTGAGTAGGTTGTTCCAAACCGGCCGTTGCCGCGGAACACCAATCACTTCACTAGAGTCCATGTTATCACAGATATGAACCACCCGCGACCAGTGAACCCTAATACTCCGTTCCTCACGACCAGCGGTGACGTAACTGGTGCTCTCCGATCCAAGATCAATACTATAAAAGGATGGCTTGCGATAGCGAGGGGAGTGTATGTTAGCGTTATACTCAATACTGGTAACAGAGGTCTCAGCAAAGACACTTAGATAGAGCAGCTTATGCTCTGACTTCTTCGTCTTACCATTCTCACTACCAGGCTTCTTCGTCTTAGCACTCTCCTCACCTACTACCTTCTTCTCGTCCTTGGGTTGCTTAGCAAGGTTGTTGATGAACTCCGTATCCTCACTAATGCCTTCATCGTCAAAACCATCCACTGGTTCAGAGAGAGGCTTACCGTCGTCAATACCAATGAGAATCAGGCCGAAGTGGCCTATGCCGCTCAACTTATCAGCACGGGCCAGATACTCCCATAACGGATTTCCTACCTGTTCCGAATCGAAATAGGATTGCTCACCTTCAAGTAGTAGATCACCCAACTTCTTGAATGCTTCCTCGAAGGGAGTAGTGACAGAGGCGTCTTCATCCTCATAGACTTGAGGGAAGACCTGCCAGCACTCGGAAGGCATAACACTAACTACCCGAGTGCCGATGGGATTACGATTGTACATCTCTGTATAATCAGTAATCGTCATTTCGTCCGTACTTGGATAGTCACACTCCCTATTGACATCCTTCCTGGCAAACAGAGCCTCCCTCGTCATGTCAGTACGAAGGGCATAGGCATTGGATATTAACTGCTCAGACAGAGCAGCAGCAAATGGATCATCTTGCACACCAAAGATGGTCCCTTTTCGATTGCTAATCATATCTCAGTTACCCTTTCCTGTCCGCTCCTGTGTCAATCACTCTTGTTTCGGGGCGATAGATAATGAAGCCGACCTCACAGGGAATACCAAACTCACTACGTGGGTCGGCTGTCTCTGGACACCATCTCTGTACAAGCAATACTCTACCGTCAGGTAGAGTAATTGGATCGGGGCATTCACAAAGATCATTGAACTTGTCTGCCAGGCTCTTGTATACCCTCTCCTTTATAATCATAACTACCCCCTCATCATCCTCTCTAATGCCTCCCGTTGCTTAATCTCTGAAAGAGAAACAACAGGCGCACACTCACCACACCCTATTGCCTTCTTGTTAACCGGAGGATAGACAGACAATACCTGTTGAGCCTCACCCCCTCCCTGCAACCTCCTAAGAAATCCCACTACCTGTGGTGGGTTGCGATGGCATCTGCCCTGAGATAGATCCAATTTCTCAGGAAGATACCATTTACAATCGCCACAGTGTCTATCCTCTAGTAGATATTCACCCATCATTTCACTCGCTCCTTGTTACCAACCCTAGCGGTCTCTATGTCCTGTAACTCGGTTAGTAAAGCAGCAGGCTTGAACACCTCTACGAAGTTTTCGGGTACCTCACACTTGGATATTTTGTCCTTGCATACCTTAATCAACTCTACCAACTCAGATAACCTACCTAACAGTATATGAAAATCCACCCCTGTTGATTGTCTATGCTTTCGACGTTTACCATTATCGTCCTCTACTACAACTATCTCTGGTACTTGTAGTCTAGCGCTTCTCTGTTGCTGAGCCCTCATGAGTGATTGGGTAGTGTAGTACAATCCATCATACTCAACCTCTAAGGCTCCCTTCCGTATAGTCCAATAAGCCCGGATCAAAGCCCTATGTTTCTTCTCATCAGCAGGCGGCGGGTATTCAGGTCCCTCTACATTCCAGCTACTGTACATCCACCCATCAGGGAACAGTAAATAACCGGATCGCCTAGACTCAGGGTTACGAAGGTAAAGAATAGGCTCTCCTCCATGTACAGCAGAGAACTCTCGAAAGTATGCTTTCCAGTCTACTTTCATTTGAAATCACTAATACTCCCCAGCACATTCGTTGTTACCGAGACCTCGGTTCTTCTTGGGTGGTCAGTGCTTTTGAGATTTGCTAAGTAACGGAAGAGTAGTGAGTATCTTACCCTTCCACCTTACACAACCAGTCCACCAACCCTCTACTATACTATCCAAAGATCCACAACGACCGTGACGCTGCCCTCTTGCAGTATAATGAATACACTTATCACATCTACCTTGGGTTGGTCTCATATTCAACCACTCGCTATAATAGGTGTAGGTAACAATTCACATTCACAGCCCGACCACCCACAACTACATAGAACCGAGTTATGATTAGTCCCGCAAGTAGTAATCTCGTAGTCATCGGAATTGCACTTAGGGCATAACTCCCCATTGAAATCCTTGTCATATATTGGGGAAGTACAAGGTTTACCATCGGACCTAGAAGGAGGTATAGACTCAAAGACCTGGAGTATACGAGATGTTAGATCGTGCTTGCACTTAGGGCAGACTACTTGATCTGACGTGCTATTGAACGGGAATTCTTCCCCGCACTGCGGGCATTTGTATATGCCAAACGGAATCTTGAGCATACTATAAATTGACATTAGTTTTGACGCATCAAACGCCCCTCCATCTCTTGATCGTAGCATTCCCTTACTTCATCAGCAGCGGCCTCCCATCCTCGCTTAATGCCCGGTAGTTGCTCATCCCAAGACGGGAGTTTATTGCCTGAGACTAATGACACCCCACCAGTAGACTTGCAATAGGCTTCATAAGCAATCTGACCATAACTACTCATCACATCGCTCCTATACCATTAACTACCAAACGCCTCTTTCCTAAGTCGCAGAAGATCCGAGAGTAGACTTGACCGCTTCATATGTTCCCTCAATTCAATATACTGTATAGCAGCTATCACTTGGTTAAGATCCTTCTCATTGAATATAACAGCCACACAATCCTTATTAGCAAGAGCATTGAGCAACTTACGCTCAATTATCTCCCTAGAAGTATGCTCGACCCTTACACCAGACATATTACATCGCTCCTGCTAAGACTCTCACTGGTCTCCTAACCATACCATAAACAGCTAACACTAGACTGTCTGCTTGGTCTGGGCTTCTTCCTATCATCGCTCTGATTGTTTCCCCTGTATAGCCTGGATGCGGTTTGTCTTTGGGAGGCAAGTATAACCGACCCTCACCATTATACTGTTTCCTAAGCACTTTCAACTGCCTCAGTGTTTCACTATATTGCGATGGTATGCCAAATCCTCCTAGCCTAGCAAACAGCTCGGCAGTTAGAGCATACATCTCAGCCCTTCGATTCTTATAAGCATAAGCAGTCTCAGTTCTAACTACCCGTTCCTGAACAGGGGACTTAACAGTAGATGTCTTTCTTTCCTTATGAGGATCGGTAGGGGATTCCCCAAACCCTACTGTACGAACATCAAATCCATCCCGTCGCAATCGGTCGGCGTGCTGCTTACCTCCTCCACCCCTATCGAATATGACTTGATCCGGGGTCAATTGGTATTCCCGAATAAGGGCTTTAGTTATTCCCGTTATATCAGCAGTGTCTCCGGTCTTAATCGACTTTTGATAGAACATACCTAAATAATCAATAACAGACCAAACAGTATCATCACCACCCTCAGCAGCATCGACACCCATTGCTACCGCCCTACGTCTATCATCCTGATATTTAGCCGCTACCTGAACTGCTTTGGTTAGAACCTCACTAGGGAATAGGTAGACCTCAGATCCTTTGAAGAACATGCCATCTAGTGAAACAGTCTGCTGTACCTTATCCCATCGCTTTCTTCGCTTATCATACTCCTCCCAACTAAGTACCCCTGGCACTAAAATCTCGTTAGTGGGAGTTTGTCCTCTGGACTTCTGGGCTAAGCCTAGTCTCACGTTAGGTGAGTCCTCAGCTCTGATACGAATCACTTTGCGATAGTAACGGACCATAACCAAACTCTAGACCACACTGCTTTTAGAAAGCAGTTCCTTCAACCTAATCTCAACTTGCTTCCTACGTCGTTTCTCATTTCTAGGATCACCCTCTCTATAAAACTTAACGAACTCAATATCTCTGTGATGAGCCTTGCAAAGAGTAATCAACTTACTATCATCCTTGCCCTCCATGACCTTCTTCTTATAAGACCTATGATGCACAATAACCCACTTCTTTGTACCACAAACTCTATACTTATAACCATCTCTCTTCTGTATCCTCGGTCGTATCTCCTGTTGCCAAAGAGAAGTGCTTAGATAATCCTTCTCGTACTCCGACTGTCTGACTGTTCTTTTCCTTGGCTTCCTCCTCTTCCTCTTATTCTCCAATTGCTCCTTCTCTTCGCGCTTCCGTCTCTGTAACCTCTTTTGACAAAAAGACAACCAAGCAGCATCAGCTTCCTTCTGAGCACCTATACTACTACCCCAAGTTAGTCTTACTTTGCTAAGCTTCATAGTTAAGCTGCTACTATATCCCCACCCGGATCGTTAGTAGCAACATCACCCTCTACCGCCCGGTAGAAGTAATTGTTACACGGCCAGGGATTTCCAATGAGTAGTATCCTTTGAGCCCAGGTGCGGCACATAGAGAAATACTCGTCAGGGACACTACTACACTCATCAGCAATGAACAGTGTTCGGGGTGAACCATCGGGGCTAGCAATATGGTGACCCTGCATACCAGCAATAGAATCCGCCTTCGCCACCATGCCCCTCACATAAGATAGAGGACAGATTTTACCTTTGTAGGTCCGCTTGATTTCGTGGTGGGTAACTATTAGTGGTCCAGCAGGCCATCGTAATCCTATTGCACTATCAGCAATAGCCTGCCCTATCTCTCCCCACAACACACGAAGATGGTCATCCTTAGCAGAGGTCGTTATAATACGACAAGGACGGCGGGTGAGAAAGAATAGAACGACAATTCGACCAGAGACATAATCCTTGCCTAACTTGTTTCCGGCAGGCACTACCGTCTCGTCGTTCTCCCAAACTGAATATATGATCTCTCTTTGCTGCCGATAGAAATAAGTGTTCGGCCACAGGATCTTAGCAAGTCTTAGTGGATCAACTGTCTTAGGCATGATCAACACTCAAGTCCAAATCCTTGCTATCGTCATTGTCTTCGTCTAACGCTGGTAGTTCAATCACGCTTTCGATCTTGCCCTCTACTATATCATTGTCATCTGGCGGCTCACATAGTTTGTCAAAGTCAATGGCTTGCGCTTGTCCTTTCATGTGAATACTAACATTGGTTTCCCGGAGGAGCCCCAAGTATTTCATGGCTAACTCGACAGCCTTGTCCTTTGACATAAACTCGATTTCAGTAGTGACATCCATACCACATTCAGTTTCACGAACTCGAGTTTTGCATTTGGTGATACAACGACGAGCCTCGCGAGGTATTTCATCGAGAGGCTTAAGTTCGTAGACACCATCTACATCGCCGGGCTGGTAGAGATCAAGAGGATCTAAGAAGATGGCACACTCTAACCGATGCAGAATCCGTTCAGCAGTTAGACCAGCCCGTTCGAGTCTTGCCTGTAGTATACTACCAAGATAAGCCCTAATACTAGGCTTTTTCAGGAGTTGAGTTACATAAGCATGCCCATTACTCTTCCTTTTCCCCGGAAAAGCCACATCAAAAGCCTTAGTGGCTTCCATGTTGTTAGCTAAATACTCAGCGCAGAAGATACGCTCTTTGTCTGTCAGAACAGACGCATCAGCTAACCTGGTACGGCTAATGGGTTGGATATAACCCTTATTCTTTTTGCCGCGATGACGCAGTGGCTCTTCAGCCTCTGACTCGACTGTAGGAGCGGTAGATACATACCTACTAGGCACGATAAGAGTGCTCCCACTTACATCATATCTAATGGTCATCTTATTGCAAATAGCAATCTAACACGGAGAATTCTAACTGTCAGAACCACATAAGTCAAGTTCCTTGTATTTACTAGATAAACCAAATTCATAAAAGACCACAAGACCACATTATGTCTTGTGGTTAATAAGAAGGTAGTTAGTCCGAATATAATGGTGTGTTCGTTTCTATTTGTTTGTTTTGTTTATAGGGGAGTATCTAGTCTCGTGAACATAACATCCATCAGCCAAACTGAACTTGGGGTGCAGGTAGTAGTAGAGGTCAGGCACCCAAGCGGTAAGGTACTAGATAAAGTAATTACCAAGAAACACAAAAGCTGGGATAGGATAGTAGCATCTGGGGAGCTAGTAAAAAAGGAGGTCACGTCAACAAGAGGTATTGCTGTTGAGGGAAATCTGGTATCCGTAGACCAACGGGTTCTCTGCGGTGGGTTAGCACAATTGCAATTCTCGTTTAAGAGGAAAGGTAAGTAGTATGAGTGATTCAAAACAATCAGGTGGTATTGGTTGTTTTACGGTAGTTCTCATCGTACTCATAACACTGAAACTGTTTGGGTTGATTATCTGGCCGTGGTGGTTCGTGCTATGTCCAATCTGGGTGCCGATCATCCTATTGGTATTCATTGGCATGTTGTATGGTTGCTTGAAATAGGGGAGTAGTAGTTATGAACATTAACAGAATACTAGAACTGCTCGGTAAGGCTTATCACGATCCATCACTACCAAGTTGGGCTGTTCCCGTCTTACAGGCAATAAAAGAGATTGCACTGGAAATCGAGAAGCAGGAAGACTACCAACGAGAACAGAGAGAACAGGAGTAAGCACCATGACCACTGATATCCAAAGGTTCACAAGGTTCACAGTCGAGGGAGTGAAACTCCAATATATAGGAGACGCTGAGGTATGGACAGGTCATAATTTCACCGAAGCCATCTGGGATTCCGAAGCCATCTGGGATTACGGTAGGAGTCTGACTTTAATTAGCCCCGACATAGACGGGCCGTTTAGTGTCATCAGGTGGCCTTATCTAACGAAGCCTACTCCATTCTTCAGTTATGCCGAATTGAATTGGGTAGGATTTATAACTGTCAAGGTGGATAAGTACCGCCAACTGACGGCAGCGGTGTATCTACGGCATCAACAAATTCTAATACCAGTGCACGATCCACCCGTTATTGTAATGACGTTCATATTGAGTCCACTAATTCATCACGTTGTCTGGGATGAGTGTTCCCGGTTTGCTGGGGATGCACTGGACGAACAGGATAGGATTCCATAACCAATGAAAGTAGTCACACTAACCGACGAAGAACGGAAGTACATAGATCCGCCAGAATATATCACTATAGAATTCCCAGATGGCGATGTGTTTGCCGGGATGGGGTGGTGTTGTATGACAGACTTCGACATAGAAACCGAAGAGCCCATATTCGAGGTTATATGGGACTCACAATCTCCTCCTATACTCGCCTGCTGGAAAATTGATTGTATAGAGATAAAAGGATGATCACGGTCATAGCATCTGTAATGCGGGTGAGTACCGGAACTAGTCTAACCTACTACTGGAGTATGAATCGTTCCGAATATAGCACAGACACCGTTGCCAGGGAATTACTTAGGCTATTCCCTGGCTGGTTAGTTGTTGGGTGGAGGGTGATGGGCAGTAACATAGAAAGGCAGGAACCATTGGTATGAATGAAACCGAATTAACTAGGCTGTTAGAAGTAGCTATGAGACTACTGAATGACGCCTATCGTTCAGCAGGGGGCGCATTGCCCGCTGAATGGTTCAGGCAGGTCAGGGATCTCAAACAGGAAGTGTTGTTGGTGAGACAGAAGAAGTACGAAGAGGAGTTACAAAAGTGAGTGCCATCGACATCCTAGAGAATCAGTTGGTCGGTCTGCGACACCGTCGTTGTTGTCTCGTCAGGGAACTCAATCAGGCTAAGATCATAGTAGCTCAGATTGAACAGAAAATCCGTGATGTCGATTCGACCATAGCAGATCGAGCTATGAGCATCCAAGGCATCATGGAACGAAATAAGAGACAGTCGAAGATTAAGGTAGTCAAATGAACGAAAAGAAGCCGGTTGCTCAAAACAGCTCTCAAGCAACTAGGATCTGTCTACGTTGCAATAAACCGTTTATATCAGAAGGGCCCAGCAATCGTATCTGCAACCTTTGCAGTAGAAGGAACATCAAATACCGATACCATAATTCGTCTAGTAGTGAAAGACCACCAACCCTCAAAGCGGGGCCAAGTTACCAATGACTACTGAACGAGCTATAGTTCCCAATATAGTGAGATCCAAGAAGGGCCAATTCTGGATTCCTCCGTTTCCTCCTCATTGGAATGATTGGATGGGACCATACGATACCAAAGAGGAGGCCAAGGCTGACAGAGCAGGGCTAGAGGAGACCATCAACGGAGTAGAATGGCAAATGATGTTAGTCGAACAGGTTGATCAATTCGAGGAAGAATGGGAAAGGAGAGAATTGAAGTATGCTACTAATCAATCCATCGTTTGAGGTACTTCACGTAGATCAGGGGGCTCTAGCACTACTAGAATTAGCCGGTCGTACATGCTACAAAACGGAATCCAAGATTTGTGAGGGTAGTGCTGATCCGTTCGTTAGGAAGATCATTCAGGACTACAAACACGAATCGGTGATAGAACACGCTAGTATGACAGTCAAGTTCGTGATCGACCGTGGGGTTAGTCACGAACTGGTGCGTCATAGACTTTGTGCTTTTAGCCAGGAAAGCACACGATACTGCAACTATGCAAAGAAAGGAGTCGTATTCATCTTGCCGCCGTGGGTCAATCTTCCTACCGGAGAATACCCCGCAGGCTTTCTTGACTCATCTTTGGTCAACACCATGGACGATGCGGCCTACTCCTGGCTCCGTTTGATCCGAGAGTCAGAAGACACCTACCTCTCGCTGCTCAAGTTTGGCTGGACCCCGCAACAGGCCCGCTCAGTCCTACCTAACAGCCTCAAAACTGAGATCGTGGTAACGGCTAACTTTCGCGAGTGGAGACATATCTTCAAAATGAGAACGGCTCAGGGGGCTCATCCGCAAATGCGGGAGGTTATGATCCCGCTACTAAAGCAAGTCAAGAGAGACATACCTGTTGTATTTGAGGACCTGTGATGACAAACACCGAGTGGTTAAGACAGCATCTCTACGCCAAGGCAGGTATCTTCGATCATCACAAACCTATACCACTCGCTGAATTGGAACGTACTGAGTGGAATAAGGAGTTCGAGATTCTGATGCGTAACCGCCTCATGATTGGGGCACTCCGTTATGGTAGGATGCATCGACCGGAAAAAGGAAACTACAACTGCATTGATTCAATAGCTAAGCGCTTGATAGCATACTCTGAGTCAGGTAACCTAGAGCATTTGGTAGACATTGCTAACCTAGCTCTAGTAGAGTTCACTCACGGCAAGCATCCCAACCGCCACTTTCACTCTACCGACGATGGGGATCATGTGAAATCGTTACTAAGCTAACAATTAGTCCGAACCGTTTATCTCTGTGCCCACTTGAAACTTCCGGCCAGTTATAGTAAACTCCCACAGTAGACTTTCCCCTCTAACACCTTTGGCGAGGAGTTGGTGGTGACAAAATCTCTGTGCCACAGTGCTTGGTCTAAGCACGAAGGATTAGCTAGAACTATAACATGGCGTGTTGTTAGGGAGTACGGTGGGGATTATGAGGAACTATTCTCAGAATCACTCGTCCTCTTCGTCCAAGCCTGCAAAACGTGGGAGAAGGACAAGGGGTCGTTATCCAATTGGTTAGCCTGGAAGATATACCGAGGTCTCCAGGAGCGTAAGCGAACAGAGGCTAGGCATAAGTCCATAACCGGGCCGATTGCAGATGGTGAATTGCTTGGTTCACTCTTTCACCACGATAAGAACATCGACCTAATTTGGAAGGACCTCTCGGACGATAGCAGGCTCGTCTTACATATATTGTTCGGCATGGACGTTAAGTTCCGCAACACTAGTTTGGTGAGGATGTCGCTGAGGCTGAAAGTACAGAAGGAGACTGGATGGGGCAATCATAAGGTAACTAACTGCTTTCGAGAGATTGAAGCAGCTCTCACTTGACTCCTCGCCAATGAGGGACCGGTAGGATACGGTCCCTTCTTTTTGTTATGTGGCTAGAGGTTATCTATGGGCATTAATGGCAATGGTAGGATGATCGCCTTCCCTTTCCAACGAAGGACTGTATATGAAGTGGAAAGGAAGTTCAAAGGCAGATCACTCATTGCTAACGACATGGGTCTTGGTAAGACGAACTGTTCGCTTTGGATAGTAAAGCGCAAACGTCTTGGGGAAATGCTACCCGCCCTAGTCATCTGCCCGCGGGTAGTTAGACCACAATGGATCAAGGCAATAGAGGATACTCTAGGCATATACCCAGACGTCCTTGAAACCCGCAAACCATCCTGGCACCGTAAGGGTGGGCAGGTAGCCATCATTAACTACGATATCATAGCGTGGTGGAGAGACTACCTAGAGGCACAGAACTTCCAGACGCTGATACTAGACGAGTGCCAATACCTAATCAATGGTAAACGTAAGCGGACGAGAACAGCTACATCGTTAGCCAAAGAAATACCATACTGCTTAGCCCTTAGCGGCACCCCTCTAACTAATCGTCCCATCGAACTATTCCCAGTCATCAATGCCCTTCGTCCCCGTGAATGGCCTAACCGGGGATCGTTTGCTCATAGGTATTGTGGCCCTAAGTTCACCCGCTTTGGTTGGGACTTCACCGGGGCATCTCATATCGATGAGTTGCACGTTAGGCTTAAGCAAACGTGTATGGTTAGATTTCGCAAGGACGAGGTACTCCGTGAATTGCCCGAGAAGGTTCGAACTATCATACCTGTCGAACTATCTAACCCACAGGAATACCGCAGGGCAAGGGACGACTTCATCGGTTGGATGAAGCAACGATACCCAGAGAGGCTTAACAAAGCAGTTAAGGCTGCGGCATTAGTTCGCTCTGGGCATCTGTTACGTCTAGCAGCTAGGCTCAAGCTTCGTAGTGCCATAGATTGGATCAACTACCGATTCGAGACTAACCCAAACGAAAAGATGGTTGTGTTCGCCGTACATAGGAAGTGTATTGCTGCATTGAAACGTCGTATCAAGGTCAAGAGCATAGTAGTGGATGGTTCAGTGGTAGGCAGACACAGAGATAATGCAGTAGCACAATTCCAGAACGACCGGAACACTCGTTGCTTCATCGGCAACATAGCAGCAGCAGGCATTGGATTGAATCTAACCCAAGCATCAACTCTCTGTGTAGTTGAGTTAGCTCAAAAACCCGGCCCATTGCTGCAAATCGAAGATCGCATCCATCGGATTGGTCAGGAAAAGGTTTCGTGGATCTACTACTTCATTGCTACTGACACTATCGAGGAAAGTGTTAGTAAGCTAGTCCAACGAAAGCAGAAAGTAATCACGGGTACATTGGATGGTGGAAATGTCGAAGATGACTTTGATCTCTATGATCAATTGCTAGAAGAACTAGAGAACGAGATTGTTAGATCCAAAACCAAATAGACCCAGACCAGAATACGCTCCAGATGGAATACTAGCTGGGGACTATCGACTGGTTAGAAAGTCTGGCAGATCCGCGCGTCTTAAATGCTTCGGTGATTGGTGGGAGTCAGATAAACTAATCCCCTTCATCGGAAAATGGGTTTGGGTAGATGCTGGCGGATATTGGATTGTCTCTATAAGAGTCTACAGCAAAGCCTACACCCCAGAGAACTTCATTTGTGAAATAGGAGAAAGAAGAAGAAGATGAACCTAACCAGTGTGTTAGACGAACTAGGCATTAAGTATTGTACTGCCGGTCAACATCACCACGTCCGCGAAGGGTGGATTGGCACTTCGTGTTGTTGGTGCCCTCCACCAATCAACGGCAAAGGTCTCTACCGTCTAGGAATTCAGGTAGCAACCGGAAGGTGTAACTGTTGGGTCTGTGGTCATCATTCCTTAGAATCTGCTCTCGTAGCTCTCGCCAAGACAACATACCGTAACATACGGTCACTCCTCAAGAACATCTCCCTGCAGAAGTTCCATCTGCGAGATGGTAAGTCATCTGGCACTCTAGTTATACCAAAGCACGTCGAGCTGTTAGGCCCAGCACACAGAGACTACCTAGCCGAGAGGGGATTCAACCCAGACAAGATCGAAAAGCTCTGGGGTGTTGGAGGGATAGGGCTTTCCAACAGACTAGCCTGGAGGCTATTCATTCCGGTGAACACCAACGGTGAGACTGTCTCCTGGACGACCAGAAGCATAGGCCGAAACAATCCCCGACGTTATGTAAATGCATCGCCCAACGAAGAGAAAGTACCCATCAAAAATACGTTATATGGCATCGACCTAGTCCGCAACAATATAGTTATAACCGAAGGTCCTACCGACGTTTGGCGGATCGGACCAGGGGCAGTAGCTACGTTTGGATTGATCGTTAGCCCAATGCAAATCAAGCAAATCAGTCAGTTCCCATATCGAACCATCTGCTTCGACAATGAGCCCGCGGCACAGAAAAGGGCAACGTGGTTATGCGAGACGTTATCTACTTACCCAGGCAAAACACATAATGCCGTGCTTGACTCCGAAGATCCAGGGTCAGCATCAGTTCGTGAGATTCGAAGGTTACGAGAAGCGGTGTTAGACTAGAGGTAAATCATGATACAGGAACAACCACACCGACCAGATTTCTATAGGGACATATCTACTATGTACCCAAACATAATTGGTATATTCAACGGGAATGTACTTTCAGTCTACCTGTATATCTGTTTTTACTACTGCCTAGGCAGAAGAACATATATCAAACTAACATATGAACAGATACGAAACGGCACACAACTGACACATGGGTTGCCCATTTCGAGAGGCACCCTATCCAAAGCAATAAGCGAACTTAAGAAGCTGAAGTTGCTAGAAGTTAAACGCAAGAGGTATAAAGACCCTTATGGAGAAAGAGGAGGTAAGAAAGGAAAGATAACATCCCATTGGTATAAACCATTCATACCTGGAGTAGCAGAAGGTCATGTAATGGAGTTTCCCCTTGTGTCGGAAACGGGAAAAAGTCCGGTCGAAAATTTAGACCCTGGGGGCCGGGTACAGTCCAAAAATTCGACCGAAGTCCAGTCCAAAAATTCGACCGATAATTCGGTCCAAATTTTGACCGAAAGTCCGGTCGAAAATTTAGACCCTTTGTATTGTTCTCTAAACAATACAACTCTTCCGGAAAATCCGGAAAAGAAGACAATACATAAGTTAAGACCTAAAAAGAAAACCACCAAAAGTAAACTTCCAGAAGTTACTTTGAAACACAGGTCATCATCGCAGAGTAACAAGCTACCACTAATATCCTCGTCAGATAAGAATGAGGTGCCCTCGATAGACATATATCAAGAAGCAGTGACTTTATTATGGGACACTATAGCATCACATAACTTGCTCAGTAGAAAGTCCTCGCCTACTTCGTGGAAACACACTTTCAAGTATTACCATACAACTAAGAACATCAATTGGAATGAACTCCTCGCCGTACTCAAATGGTACTGCAACAACTATGATATTGTTATAGCAGATAAATACTTCCCACAAGCATATTCCGCCGAAGGCTTCTGCGAGAAATACCCTAGAATAGTGATGGCCATTAAAAGACGCGAAGATCAATCATTAAACATAGATGCTCTAGAAACTGCTTATGATCCCGCCCCCACGAGACCAGAGGAGATTACCGAAGAGGAGAAAACAAGACGCAAGATACTACACAACGCTTCCATCGCTCACTTGTTGTAACATGACACGGTGACAAATGAAAATATCCCGATTCGATTCGAGTAGCATGCGGCTTATACTGATTGGTATGATAACCAATATCAAGGTGTGTAGTCGTATGGCCTCTATAATGAATAGCAATAAAAGCATAAGGTTCAATGACGCGTACTCCAAGTTGATAGCTAAGTGGTGCATAGATCACCTAAAAAAGTTCGGTACGGTTATAGGTGATAACATAACCACGGTATTTCATCATTGGGCAGAAAACAGTGCTACTGATAAAGCCACGATAGATCAGATAGAAGATATACTAGAGTTTCTCTCGAACGAATACAGCGGATCTGCCGACCAATCACCAGATTATATTCTGAGTCTAGCTACTGAGTATTTCAATACCCGCATCATTAAGAATAGAATTGAAGAAGCGGAAGGCAGCATCACATCAGGGCAGGTTGATGAAGCTTACAAACAGCTAAACTCAACACCGCGAATAGACTTTAGTGTCACCAGTATCATAAAGCCGCTGGAGGATCACGAAGAGTTACTAGAGGTATTCAATGAAGAACGAGTCAAGCCACTGTTTGAGTATCCAGGTGACCTCGGAAAGCTTATAGGTCAATCATTCACCCGTGGAACATTATTTGCCTTTATGGGCATTGAGAAAGCAGGCAAGTCCTACTATCTACTTGATGCAGCATACAGAGCACTTAAACAACGTCATAGGGTAGCTTACTTTGAGGTAGGTGATCTCGGCAAGCGAAAGACGATAGAGCGATTGGGACAGAGGATACTAAGGCAACCCGTCAACAGTGAAGATGTAAGCTGGCCGATAGGGTGGGACAAAGAAGACAAGCCTACAACTGAACTCATTCACAAGGATGGAGTCTCGGTAGCACACCTAATGAAGAGAATCAGACGATATACAAGGGGCAGGGATTTACTTAGGTTATCTGTTCACACCAACTCAAGTATCAATGTAACTGGTATCGAATCCTATCTACAAGAGTGGGCGAGGATTGAGTGTTGGACTCCAGATGTAGTAGTCATCGATTATGCAGACATTCTGGCTCCTCCAAGTGGATTTATGGAACTGAAGGATCAGATAGATGAAACGTGGAAGCAGTTACGACGTATGTCACAGACATATGATTGTCTAGTCCTGACTGCTACACAAACTGGCGCCCAAGCGTACAAGAAGAATGGTAGATACATAACACGTCATGACTTCTCCGGTCGCAAAACTAAGTTGGCTCATGTCAATGGTATACTTGGGCTTAATGCTAGTGCTGAAGATATGAGACGTAATATAACTAGGGTGAACTGGGTTGTACGAAGAGAGGGTGGGGGTTCTGAATCTCTCCAGGTGTTAGTAGCTGGATGCTTCGCTGCTGGCATGCCTATAGTCCTCTCTAAGTTCCCGAAGCCGTTCGTATCACCCAATGGTCAAAATGGCAAGGAATCATCCGAACATAAGGGAAAGGAAAAACCGGAATGAGAACCGAAACCAAACTTCAAAGCCTTGGGGCCAGGCTCCCCGAATTTCGGGGCTTGGAAGAAGGGTTCGGGTTCCGGTCGGGGAATCCGAGAGTCCCGTAAACGGGGACGTGGTGGGTTTGGTGGGGTCCGTCTTGTGGGGAAGGAAACATTCCCCATTGTAACTATTTGTGGCGAGGAGTGATTGCATGACAACGATCAAACGTGGATTGGTAGTGAAGGTAATGGAGTCTGCCGGGTTCACTACAGCAGGAGCATTGTCTACCGGACGTCTAACGAAAAAGATCAACCGCATCAATCGGGTAGTGAAGACACCGAAGGATCTAATGGACAACACGGAGGAATCAGTCATCAGTGCATTCAAGGTTATCATGCGATGCATTGAGATAGGTGACAGAATCATCGTACAGGAAGACCGGGAGAATATCCCAGTGGTAGAGCACGAGCCACAAGCAAAAAGGGCCTATGTGTCTCACTTCGATCAAGGGAGGGGCAAGTACGATTGGAACACCATACTATCCGGCAGGATAGTCCAGTTAGTTCAGGGAGAGGATTACGATTGCAAGACCTCGGCATTTGGTGTGCAGGTCAGGACACACGCAAAGAAGTTAGGTGTAGGGGTTCGTATATCAATCAGCAAGAGCAAGATCGTCGTCCAGGCAATTAGGTAGATGGAGGCTAATCAATGTGGACGCCTAGAGGTAAGGACGAAAAGAAGCCGGTTGGAATTCTCCAAGCTACGTTCGAGCGGCTTCACGAGGCTGGGTGCATTCAAACCCTTGCAGATCAAGAAGCAGACGTAATTGAAGCCCGGAGAAAGCACGGGGTTGTTTTCAGTGGTCTCATGTTCATAACCAATCAGAACCCCTGTGATGGCTGCCCTGAATACAAGAACGGGACCTGTCAAGCCTTCCTCAAGTATCACACCCAAGCCGCCCGCGATGAGAATGACCGAAGGGTTCGGAAGCTTGAGTCCACAGCTCCCAAGGGCACAGAGAAATACCCCGGTCTAAGTGTTGCCCAGATCGCTGATGAGTTGCACATCTCCAAGAGTGAAGTGAGACGTAGAAAGGCGGCTGGGACTCTGTAAGGGGATAGGTGATGGGTTGGTCCCTCCTACTTGGGGTAATCCTCATATTGTACATTCTTGAACTAATCCACGATCTGAGGATGAGGAACAGGTCACCCAAACCAGTACACACCATAAAGTGGAAGTCGGTAGGAGATGAAAGACCTAGACATATGGGATTAACAACTCGGGTATCCATCAAATTGTCCGAAGAGGGAAAAGGGAAACGTTGGCTTGCTGCTACGTTAACAACGAATACACCAGATGGCGTGGCCGTTATTCGTAGGGCTGGTTGGTGTCATCCTCCTGCAAGTATACTAGTTGTACGCATAACTTCCGACTGTCCAGTTGAACTACTGGATGCAGCGGTTGAAGCGGGTTACTACGTTGTTGGCAAACCAATAGACAAAAGGATCTAACCAATGCGAATCAATCGCGAGTATTTGCTCCACAAACTCCAACAGGTATCCCCTGGATTAGCAAGCCGGGAAATTGTTGAACAGTCCGCATCGTTTGTGTTCAATGAAGGTTCTATAGCTACATTCAACGATGAGGTACTGTGTATTGCCGATCTTGAATGTGATATTGTAGGGGCTGTGCATGCAGCTCCACTGAGCAGTCTCTTATCGAAGCTGGCAGAAGATGAATTGGACATTTCATCTAATGGGTCAGAGTTGCTCGTCAAGGGCAAAAGAAGCCGATCTGGCATTAGGATGCAGAAGGACATACTTCTGCCTATCTCCAGCGTCGAGCTGCCAGACGATTCATCATGGTCTGATCTTCATGGTGAGTTTGTGGAGGCACTAACCATCGTTGAGGGATCGGCATCGAAGGATGATTCCACCTTCAACCTTACCTGCATCCATGTCAGTCCCAAATATCTCGAAGCCTGCGATGGTTACCAACTCACCCGATACAAACTGAAGACCGGTATAACTAACGAATGCCTCATCAAACGGGACGCAGCGAAGTCCCTCATTGGATCATCAGTCAATCAGGTCAGCGAAGGTAAGAATTGGATTCATTTCAGGGGCAAGGAGATTCGCATATCCTTCCGCAAGTGGATTCAGGACTACGTTGATCTTAGTCAGCTCATCAGTGCACGCGGGCAAAAGACAACACTGCCGGGAGGGTTAGCTGAGGCTGTGGACAAGGCTGAAATATTCTCGGCCGACAATTCGGTTAGGAATGAGGTCACAGTACAAATCAGACAGGGAAGGCTGAGACTGAAGGGTGAGGGTGGCCACGGGTGGTACGAGGAACGAAAGAAGATCGAGTACACTGGTGAGCCCATCTCTTTCATGATCTCGCCCAAGCTGTTAACTGAGATCACCAAACGAACGAATGACTGTGAAATCACTAGGGGCTGTTTGAGAATCGATGCAGGCAAGTTCATCTTTGTGGCAGCACTTGGTGAGATAGAGGAAAAGGAAGAGGTAGTAGCCGAACAGGAAGAGACACAGGGACAAGCAGAGGAGCAAGAATGATATATCTTGCTAGTCCGTATTCTGATCCCAATCCGGTTGTTATGGAGGAAAGATTCAGGGCTGCTTGTATTGCCGCTGGGGAACTCATGAACCAAGGATTGGTAGTTTTCAGTCCTATTGCTCATACCCATCCAATAGCTGTTGCCTGCAATCTACCAAGGGGCTGGGATTATTGGCATCAGTTCGACTTGGAATTCATTAGGGCAGCAGATGCTTTAATCGTCCTACGATTGCCTGGATGGAACAAGTCAAAAGGTATAGATGGTGAACTGTCGATAGCTAGGGATTTGTGTATCCCAATAGACTTCATTGATCCTTAACGCCCTCCACAGGCTTACCCGTTCCGAAGATTAGGCTGGTTCCTAACGCAAGAGTCGTGGTGCCACCGCAGAGAAAGAGGGTACTGGAAACGCAGAGTAGAATCGACAATCCGATAAGGTCTTCTGTATCTCCAAAGGGGACGTTCCCCAACTGTGGAGGGTGTTTTTATTTTCAAGGGAGCCAACAAATGAGTGATGAAGAAAAAGCAAGAGTGAGAAAGATGCAGGAGGAGGATCAGGCCCTAGCCAGGATGGCAGATACTCTACCTGCCGTATTCTGGAGGATGTACAAGAATCTATGTGAGGAAGGATTCAGTGAAGGACAAGCTATGTCCTTACTCCAGACGTTTATTGCGAGTGCTATAGGTGCGATCAAGCCATGAGTTATCCCTACTACTACGCATGGAATAACAATAGCAAGAGAAGGACTCTCTACATGCGACCATGCAGACTAGTTGCTAAGGGATCAAGGAACTCGGTGCTCATTGAGTTCGAAGGGGGCCAACAGGAATGTGTTAGTAGGTTCTCTATCAGGAAACAACCAAGGAGGCCGGCATTGCCGTTGTTCAAATGAGTATTCCGCTAAAGCCAGATGATCCGGCTATGTGTTTGTTGAAGGACAACGTTCACTCTCGTCCAAAGATATTCAGACCAGACTGCTACATTTGTACGGACCCAGAATTTGCTCTGATGGGTTTACCTCTGTGTCAGCCATGCCCGAAGTGTGGTGGCCACGTAGCGGCAGATGATACAATTTGTGATGAATGCGGATTTGATACCCTTCCCATACCTCCCGACTACTTCGAGTGATATATGAGCAAATGCTTCATCGTTACCACGGGAGAGTATTCAGACTACAGCATAGAGGCTGTATTCACCAAAGAAGATTCTGCTAACGAGTACTCCAGTAACTTGCCGGGGTCTCGGGTAGAAGAGCAGGAACTTGATCCTAAGTACTCCATCTGTACGGAGAAGAGATGGAGTGTATACATCAGACTCAATTCAGGTGAGGTTCTCTGCATAGTTAAGCATAAGGAAGTCGTTTGTGACGGTGAACCTGAAGAGCAATTGAGACTGAGAACATGGATTGACTCAGATCCTACAAGCATTTGTTGTATGGACAGAATGACTTGTTATGATAGTCTTAGTGGTATAGTAAAAGCCAAATCAGAGGAACACGCTCGCAGGCACGTAGAGGAGATTCGTAGGCAGATCCTAGCCGGTCAGTTACCGTCTGGAGTTGAAAATGTTGATTCTTACCAAAGGTGTCTAGCAATAACAAACCAACAACGGTGAGGCCAATGTCCCCAGAACCAGCTTATGCGTACTGCAAGAAGGTAAAGTTGTCTGTTTGTACCACCCCAGCAAATGGCACCTTCAATATCTATGTAAGGCATTGGTGGATAGTAACCCCAGACGACGAGATTCTTCTCTACAGAGGATACTCACCCCAATGCAACTCTAACGAATCTGTAGCGAGGGGCATTCGAGATCGTCTCTACCCCGATATGGATGTTCGCCGGTTGGACCAAGTATTTCTGCCCCACCACGGATAGCTATAATGGATCACTACAACAAACTCTCGTACCAAGAGATCGAGAAGCTGGTCGATTATATTGACAAGGGGATGCGGACAATGAATGGTGATACCACCATGATCCCTTTGACAGCAAGGCAGGTAGCCATTCTATTGTGGACCTACGCAAAGAGAACAAGGCCAATGCCAGGGGCTTATATCTTCGCTGATATTCAGTGTATGCTGAGGGAAGGCCAGCTCTCAAACATTTCTCCGGATGAAAGGAGTCCTTTTGAGTGAAAGGATTCTTCAAACGATCTGATTTGTTATTGATGGGCAGCAAGCCTGCTAATCTAGCCCCTCGCTGTAAAGTGTGTCGGTTGTATAGGGGATGCAATAGCCCCAAAATGCCGGTTACAGGTGAGGGTCGGTTAGGTGTGTTAGTGATTGCGGAAGCGCCGGGAGCGAAAGAGGATGAGCGAAACGAGCAGCTTATAGGTAAGGCTGGTCAGCGGCTACGGAGTACACTCGAACCGTTAGGGGTTGATCTAGACGAGGACTGCTGGAAGACCAATGCAATCATTTGTTTTATAAGTCCAAAAGTGACAATTTATACAAGCAAAGGTTACAAACAGATAAGTAGAATACAAGTAGGGGATCTCGTGTTAACTGACAAGGGAAGATTCAAGCGAGTAATATCAAGATCTGTGGATCTCCCTTTGCATCAAAGACAGAATAAAAGAAAGCTGGTAGATATCAGATTCGCAAACCATAAGTTAACAGTCACGGCAGATCACTTATTTTATACTAGAGATGGATGGAAAAGAGCAGATCAACTATTAACTGGTGAAGAAGTAAGAGCGCTGGGAGAAAAATGCATAGTTTGTGGTGTTGTGTATTTCAAACAACCAGGTAGGTTCGATACCGCAGAGAGTACATGCTCTCCTTGTTGTCATAACATAATGGTAAGTAGAAAGAACGGACCAGCTATATCAAAGAGCTTGAGACAACAATACGAGACAGGACAACGTGACCCAATATTAATCACTAACAAAGCTCATTTAGCAGTCAAGAAGCTTATGCTAGATGGTAAATGGGCTGATATGACTGCACGAACTGATGAAGGAAAAAAGAGGGCCTATAGGACAAATGCACAACTGAGACAAGGACATAATAATCTTAAACCAGGACAATGGATAGGTGATTGGGAGCAAACGATAGCTAATTATCTAAAATCAGAGAACATAGAATACTTCTCGCAATATGCTATAGGTTCCAGAAATGTAGATTTTTATTTACCTGACCACAAGCTCATGATCGAGGTAGAAAATAACAATAGACCAGAATCGTACTTCTCCAGAAGAATTAAATTAGCAGAATCAATGGGTTGTAAACTAGTCTTTTTGCAATCAACTAACCCATTGAGAGAATTGCAGAGATTACTAAAGAATGACACACACAACTATTACTTTACATGGATGCCACTCAAATCAGTAACAATAAGACTCCCCGCACGGCAGGAGTATCTTTATTGTATCGAAGTAGAGGAGGATGCCAGTTATGTAGCCAAAGGATTAGTCAGCCACAATTGTCGCCCCCCAAATAATAGAACACCAACCGAAGAGGAGTTAGATTGCTGCCGTCCTAACCTAGTAAAAACCATCGAGGAGTTGCAACCTCATACAATCATTGTATTAGGGGAGGTAGCACTCAGGCAGCTCATCAATCCGTGGTGGCACAGAGATATTGGTGGTATAGGAAGGTGGGCCGGATTTAGGATACCACTACAATCGTTGAATGCTTGGGTCTGCCCCACCTGGCACCCGTCGTATCTTGAGCGGGAAGGTGCTAAGGATGGTAACGTTCTTCAGTTATGGTTTAGTAAGCATCTAGAATCGGCATTTGAAAAGAAGGAACGTCCTTGGTCTATAGTACCTAACTACCAAGCCATAGTGGAACAGGCACTCGATCCATCTAGCATCATGGAAGAGATGAAAGACTATAGTGGCATGGCCAGTTTCGATTATGAAACAAACATGCTGAAGCCCGATAACAATAAGGCTGCTTGTGTTAGCTGTTCGATTGCTTGGGGTAAGGGTAGAGTATCACGTTGTATTGCTTATGTTATGACCGCAGAGAACAAAAGGCTCACCCGATCCTTCTTACGCTCCCCTATTCCGAAGATAGGAGCATCAATCAAGTTCGAAGAGCGTTGGTCGCTGCGTCATTTCGGAACTAGGGTTCGTAACTGGTTCTGGGACACAATGCTATGTGCTCACGTTTTAGACAATCGGCCAGGCATAACATCCCTTGATTTCCAAGCATTCGTTCGATTAGGATTACCAACATACAGTGCTCATATATCTCCGTTGCTCAAAACTAAGGATGGGACAACCGTCAACCAGATCCTAACGGAGATTAGTACCTCAGAGCTACTCAAGTATAATGGGCTGGATGCCATATCGGAATTTGAGGTAGCGGTTAGTCAGATGAAGGAGTTGGGTCAACGTCCACCATGGATCTCTTAGAGAAAGGAGATGGACAATGTTAGTGCTATCGAGGAAACGGGGAGAATCGATAATCATTGGGGATGGCATCAAGATCGTCATTGTTGACGTCCGGGGAGACAAAGTTCGCTTAGGAGTTCAAGCGTCACCAGAAATCCCAGTTCACAGGGAAGAGGTTTACAATGCCATTCAGAGGGAGAAACAAGCCAATACCAAATGTGGTGAGGGTTGGTCAGGTAGCCTTTTATTATGATAATCTACTACGACCGAGTGGCGGAAATACCGGGCGATGAGTCCTGTCGGCAGACGCGCCAGCCTATAGCTGGTGTCTAGGTGCAAATCCTGGGACGTATGGGTTCGAATCCCATCTCGGTCACTGAATGAAGTAGTTATGAGCAGCCGTACATCATATAACCGACCTCATGGTAAATCGCGAAAGCGATGGTCGGGAATTGGTGTTCATGGTTGTCGTAACTGGTGGGCTGAATGGTTGGTATGGGAGGAACCCGCGGGGAAGGCCCGGCGGTTCCGGATAGTTTCTTCAACGCCATTAGCTCCAACCGGGATAAGCTCCGGTGGCTGTGGGAGAACGCTCGTTAGTAGGCGGGTGCTTCCACCTAACATATTCACGAGTGGCTTTGGCTAAACACACGTCCCGGCACGGTAGCATTGCCGGGCATTTCCGTTAGAGCGACACGGCAATAACGTCGTGTGGCAGCGATGTCAACGTACCCACTGACTCGCTGCAAAAAGCAGTGTGGCCCCGAGCTGCTTGTACAATCTCGGGGCTTATTCAATACTTACCCTTACAAGCAAAGACTACCTATGGACAATAAACCATCCAAATACAAAGCACCGTTCCCATACTTCGGCAGCAAGAGCATCATAGCTGGGGAGGTATGGAAGAGGTTTGGGAAGGTGCATAACTATATCGAGCCGTTCTTTGGGTCTGGGGCAGTGTTGTTAGCTCGACCCCTTCCGTTCTCAGGTAAAGAAATATGCAATGACAAGGATGGCATGGTGAGTAATTTCTGGAGGGCAGTTGCCCACGATCCAGAAAAGGTGGCTCATTATGCTGATTGGCCAATTAACGAAAATGACAAACACGCCCGTCACATATGGTTGGTTAACAGGAAAGATTCATTACAGACCAAACTAGAGGGAGATCCAAATTATTACAACGCGAAGATAGCTGGATGGTGGGTGTGGGGCCTGTGTCTACATATTGGGGGCGGATTCTGCTCAGGAGAAGGTGGATGGAGAATAATCGATGGAGAATTAACGAGAGGTAATAATGAAGAAGATTCTCCTACTATAGATAGGTCGAGACAGCAAACTATAGGAAACAGAGGAGTAGCTAAGGCTGTAACTAGATCCAGGCAACATCTCAAAGGGAATAGAGGAGTAGCTAAGGCTGTAACTAGATCCAGGCAATATATGGTATCCAGACAAGGAATCATCAAAACAATCACAGAAGAGTGGGGGGTAAACAGGTCTGTTATAAATATAGGAGCCAAGAGAGGTGTACTAAGATCAAGTGAAAGAGGTAACTCAGAAGGGGCCGGACTAGGCAACGGTACTATTTATGAATGGTTTGATGCACTATGCGGACGTATGAAATCGGTCCTGATTTGTTGTGGCGAATGGTATCGTGTGTGTGGGGGAAAGAGAGGGGATGCATTAGCTGCCATGTTATCTGGTGGTCCGACGTGTGGTGTGTTCTTGGACCCTCCTTATTCTTTTGATGCAGGTCGTGATATGAATCTCTATAGATACGAATCAGGTAGTGTAGCGTATGCCGTGCGTGAATGGTGTCTAAAATATGGAGACGACTCGCGATTTCGTATAGCGCTCTGTGGGTATGAAAGTGAGCATAATATGCCTGATTCATGGGAGTGTCTAGAGTGGAAAGGCACAGGTGGAATGTCTAACATGGCCAAAAAGAAAACCAGAGCGAAAGATAACGCCATACGCGAACGTATATGGTTCTCACCACACTGTCTAAAAGCAAAGGATCGTCTTCCACTACTTAAGATGTTAGATAAATAACAATGGCAAGTAATCCAACATCCTTAGATGCTTATAGGCTCATGCACGATGGGTCTATCGCTCTGTCTCAGTTGGAACATAATGGCATTCGGGTTGATATGGACCATCTCCGCAAAGCAAAGGCTGAAGTGGAGGAATCAATAAGACGTCTCAAAGCTAATCTATTATCTAGTGACGTCTACCAAAGCCAGAGAAAGATGTTCGGAGACAAAGCAAAGATCACCAGCCGCCAGCAGTTAGCTAAGGTTCTAGAGAAAGATTATAAGGCAACCATACCAAAGACCGAAAGCGGTAAGAACTATAACCTGGACGAACTTGTCCTTCAGGCAGTTGCATCCAAACACGACGTCCAATACTGCCGGGACTTCATGGAACACGAAAGTCTCGTCAAGCTTAATGGTACATATCTGGATGGTGTAATACGGGAGGTTGTGGATGGTTACCTTCACGTTATATTCAATCTACATTTGGCTAGGACGCACCGTTCAAGTTGCGATAGCCCAAACCTACAAAATGTACCAATTCGTGATCCTCTCATAGCTAAATACATTCGCACAGCATTCATCCCACGCCCTGGTCACGCTCTGGTAGAGATCGATTTCAGTGCGTTGGAGTTTCGTATTTGTGCTTGCTTTTATCGTGACCCAGCTATGGTCCAATATGCCAGCGATCCTGACAAAGACATTCACCGGGATTGTGCAGCTAAGATATTCAAAGCCAACCGGGATGACATAACGAAACAGGATCGTTTCTGTGCAAAGAACCTGTTCGTGTTCCCCGAGTTGTATGGGGATTTCTACTTACAGTGTGCTCAGAATCTGTGGGATGCTATGAGTAGGCATTCCCTAACCATACAAAACACGCCAGCAAAGGAGTGGCTGAGCAATAATGGGGTCACTAGGTTAGGTGAATGTGATTCGAAGAAGAAGCCTGTACCTGGCACCTTCGAACATCACATGAAGAAGTTCGAGGATGAATTCTATCAGTGGTTTCCGGTGCTAGATGAACGTAGGGACAAGTTCTGGGCTGAGTACAAGAAGACCGGTCAGTTCGATCTAATGACTGGGTTTGTTATTAGGGGTGTGTTCAAACGTAACTTCGTCCTTAACTGTATCATTCAAGGCCCGGCGTTTCACTTGTTGCTGTGGTCCCTGATACAGATAGTTAGGTGGACCCAAAAGCACAAGACCAAGACAAAGGTAGTGGCACAGATTCACGATAGTATACTGGCCGACGTCCATCTGAGTGAGCTAGATGAGTACATGGAATTCGCCGTTAAGGTTATGACCCAAATGGTGAAAGAGCACTATCGTTGGGTTATAACTCCTTTGAATGTAGAGGCTGAAATTGGAAGATTGAACTGGTACGAAAAGGAGAAGCTTGCAATATGACTAGTCCAATCAAGGATGAATGGATATCTAAGGATGGCAGGATTAGGTTACTGTTAGGTAACTGTCTGGAGATCCTACCAACACTGAAGATCGGAAGTGTGAATATAGTAATTGATCCTCCTTACGGTATTAACGAGAAGTGGGGGTGTGGCAAAGGATGGGTATCAAATGGAATCAATGGACGTGGTCGACTGTGGAACGGCACACCAGACTGGGACAAAGAACCAGCATGGCGTGAAGTACAAGTTACTCTTGCATTAATACATCATTATGCAATTATATGGGGAGGAAACTACTTTGACCTACCACCTGCCTCTGGTTGGTTGGTTTGGGACAAGATGCAAATACACACTGGAAGTCACGCAGAGTTAGCTTGGTCTAATATACCTCAACCAATACGAACATTCAGAATGAGCCGTATTGATGCTTATGTCAATATTGGGGAATATAAACAACACCCAAACCAGAAACCAACGAGGTTAATGTCATGGTGCCTGTCATTCATTAAGGGTGACTTGCCCATTCTTGATTCAATGATGGGTTCAGGAACAACTGGTGTGGCTTGTGTTTATGAAGATCGTCGATTTATTGGAATTGAAATCGACCCCACCTATTATGAGATTGCTAAGAAGCGTATTCATAATGCAATGACAGATAAATCCAGACGATTTCAACTCACAAGCACCAAGAAGTTAACTACATCATCTCTGTTCCCAATAGAAAAGAACAAGAGGCCAAAATGACAACAGTAGAACTGTACCGCCGGTATCGTCCGACCTCCCTGGAAGGTCTGATTGGTCAAGACAAGGTAGTCAAGATGGTAGGAGCTATGCTGGAGAAGGGCAAAATCCCGCATTGCATACTAGCCAGCGGTCCGTCTGGTTGTGGCAAAACCACTATCTTCAGAATATTACGAGCATCCCTGAATTGCTCTGACATGGATTTCAAGGAGATCAACGCTGCTGATTTCCGGGGCATTGATTTCATACGTGACATAAGGCAAAGCCTTAACCTCAGTCCGATGAATGGGGATGCTAAGGTATGGTTAGTAGATGAATGTCACCAGCTAACCGCCCAGGCGCAGGAATCGTTCCTCAAGATGCTAGAGGACACACCATCTCATGTCTACTTCTTCCTGGCATCTACCGACCCACAGAAACTCAAGAAGACCATCATCACCCGCAGCACCCACCTTCAGTTAGAGGCACTAAACGAGCAACAGTTAGCCGGGCTGGTTAGCTCTGTGTACCGCAAGGAAACGAAGCAGAAGCTACCGCAGGCTATCGTCGATAAGATTGCCAATCTATCCGATGGGTCAGCCCGTAAGTCATTGGTATTGTTACATCAGATCATTAACCTAGACATGGAAGACGAGGACAAGATACTCGATGCTCTGCAATCTACCTCGTCCGAACGTCAGTCCATTGAAATATGCCGGGCATTACTCAACCCAAGAACTGACTGGAAGACAATGGCTGCTATACTCAAAGGTGTGACAGACGATCCGGAACAAATAAGGTGGTTAGTTTTAGGGTACATGAAGTCGGTGGCGTTATCCGGTGGTAAGATTAGTAATAGGGCATGCAGCATCATCGACGAGTTCCGAGACAACTTCTACGATAGCAAGCATGCTGGTCTTGTAGTATCTTGCTATCGCGTTATCGAAGGTCACTAATATTGGGTGCCATAAAAGACAAGTGGGAAAGCCCAGATGGTAGTATACGTTTGCTGTTAGGCAACAGCCTAGACATCGTGTCTGTCTTGGGATCTATAGATACCATCATAACAGATCCTCCTTACGGAATGTCTTACCGATCCAACCATAGAAAACCACAGACGAGGCATGACTATATCAGTGGGGATGAAGATACAGAAATGTTGTTATGGGCATGCAACCTAAACGTCTCGTACAGTAAGTATGTTTTTTGTAGATGGGATAACATACCAAGTGTACCAAAACCCAATAGCATAGTAACGTGGGTCAAGAACAACTGGTCTGGGGGAGATCTAAAACACGAACACGGCAGACAAACAGAAATCATTTTATTTTACGCTGGGGAAAACCATACTTTCCCTGATGGACGACCTCCGGACGTAGTTAACCATCGTAGAACCGATAACGAACATCACCCTAGCGAAAAGCCAGTAAGTCTAATGAGGAGAATCATCGAATGGACAATAGGTACTGTGGTTGATCCATTTATGGGATCTGGATCAACGGGTCTAGCCTGCGTCATTACCAATCGACCATTTATAGGCATTGAAATCGATCCTTCCCATTTCAATACATCCAAAAAGCGTATTGTATCAGCATTGAAAGACAAGAGATCACAATTCAACCTGCTACCACGTCGTATGAAAGGTTAGACTACATTCTGTCATATCACAGGAATTAATCCCGAAGATATGGTATGAATGTGGTGTTTCCTATGTCGTTAGCGATCCAAATTCTGTGCTGGGTGATTGTTGGGTGGGTCGTAGTCCGCTACGTGATGCCCATTACAGCCTATCACATTTCCAAGGCCGTTGCCTTGGGTTGGCTCGCGGGTTTCCACGTGTTTGTTAATGCAATGGAGGAACGTAAGTATGGTCAGTCAACGAGAGAAACGGGAACAGCGGAAGAAGCTGAGCGGGAGGAAAAGAGCAGAGGAGCACAAGAGCGGGTTCGAGACTAAGTGCTTCAAGCTGCCGGACGGCAAGCGGCTGTTCACGGTCAAGCAGGAGGGAGTCAAGCGGATCGACATTATCCCCTATGAAGTACCCGAGGGTGTCCGCAATCCCAACGCCCGATCCGGCGAATTGCACATGGAACGGACCTACTACGCCCACCGGGACGTCGGGCCGGATGGTGACATGTACCCCTGCCTGAAGAAGACATTCAACAAGCCCTGCCCTATCTGTGATTACCGGGCCAGCATGCTCAAAGACCCAGACGCCGACGAAGACCTCGTCAAGAGTATGGCTCCCAAGGAACGGCAGTTGTGGAACGTGTTCGATCACGACGAGCCCGAACGTGGCGTGCAAATCTGGGATGTGTCATTTCATCTGTTCGGCAAGCAGTTAGATGCTCGTGTGCTGAACTCTGACGAAGAGGACAACTACGAGTTCTACGCCGACCCCGTTGATGGTATGACGCTGAAGGTGGGATTCAAGGAAGAGTCATTCGGTAGGGGCACCTTCTACACAACGTCCACCCTCGACTTCAAGGCCAGGAAAACGCCACTGTCGGACGAGTTGTTAGAGCAGGCGTTAGTCCTCGACAGCCTGCTCACCGAGTACAAATACGACCAGCTCAAAGAGGTCTTCCTGCAAACGGCTGAATCGGATGAAGATGAACCCATCCGTGAGCCAAAGAAGAAGGGCAAACCTCCGGTCGAGGAAGAGGTCGAGGAAGAAGAGCCTGACGAGGACGTTGATGAGGACGAGGACAACGAGGAGGAGGAGTTAGAGGAGGACGATGAAGAACAGGAAGCAGAGGACGAAGAAGAGGAGGAAGAGGAGGAGGAGGCTCCCAAATCAAAAAAGGCAAGTGCCGCGACTGCGGCAAAGACTTCATCCCCACCAACGAAATCAACGACTACTGCGAAAACTGCCTCCCCTTCTAAGTCTAAGCCATCCCCAAAGACGGCCAAAGACTTCGGCATCGCCGTGAAAGACATCGTTGATCACGAAGAGTTCGGTGAGTGCGAAGTGGTGGCCATTAGCAAGGATGGATCGGCCGTCTATGTCATGGACAAGAAGAACAAGAAGCATTCGGTCGGCCCGGAGGAGTTGACCAAGGTCGAGTTCGAGGACGATGAACCAGAGGAGAAAGAAAAGCCCAAGGCCAAATCCAAACCCACGGCCACAACATCCAAGGGCAAGGGAATGCCCGCCGCCAAGGAGGAAGAGGAAGAGTGGGATGAGGATTGGGACGAGGAAGGATAGGAAGAGTAGTTCACACCCCTCCCAGCCGGTTGATCCTCCCGTTTAGAGGCCCTTCACGGTGGTTGATCCCGGCTGGGACTTTTTGGTCCATGAGTGTAGGTATAACGGATGGAACCAGAGACCTGGCACTGCTCCCATAACGACGTCTCAAACCTTCCGACGTATCTTTCACTCGATGCAAACTGGAAGCGTTATGACAACGTATGGAAGTACGAAAACGCTTGCGATGCGTAGTGCCGAACTATTTCGTCACGCTCCCGGCTGGGAATGGAACCAGTGCGGGAGTATTGGTCCCGTAGCTCAATTGGTTAGAGCAGGGGACTCATAATCCCTTGGTAGTAGGTTCGAATCCTACCGGGACTATTATTGAAGGGAGAGACACATGACAGAAGAACGAACGAAGGTTAGTGCAATCAAAGCAGCTAGACTTAAGTCACCGTTCACAGAGGACGAGCTGCTTCATACTGGCAGTCTGCTACTCAACCTATCCGTATCAGGTAATCCAAATGGTGGCATCCTCAAGGGACGATACTTCTATCTTGTTGGGGACAGTAGCAGCGGCAAGACTTTCTTCACGCTCACCGCGTTAGCAGAAGCATCCATCAACCCTGCTTTCGATGATTATCGTTTGATATACGATGACGTTGAGGGTGGGGCACTTATGGATGTAGAGAGGTACTTTGGAGGCAAACTAGCCGACCGCATTGAGCCTCCATCTGGCACTAAAGATCGTCCAATCTATTCAGCATTAGTCGAGGAGTTCTACTTCCACCTGGACGATGCATTCAATCGTAGGGAACCGTTCATCTATGTCCTCGATTCGCAGGATGCTCTCGATAGTCTCTACTCACAAAAGAAGTTCAGGCAGCTCAAAATAGCATCCCGCACGGACACTAAGGCGAAGGGTGACTATGGGGATGGTAAGGCCAAGTTCCACAGCACCCGTATTCGCAGCGTCGTATCCAAGCTGCGAGAGACTGGTTCGATTCTCATACTGGTGAACCAAACACGGGACGTTATAAGCACCACACCATTTGGACCTAAAACACAAGCTAGTGGTGGTCGAGCATTGAAATTCTATGCTGCTGCCCAAATATGGACGTCGGTTAAGGGCAAGCTAGTTAGGACCATCAACAAGAAGAAACGTCAGGTAGGCATAGAAGCCAGGGTATCCATCAAGAAGAATCGCATCAGTGGCAAGGAATGGTCTGTTGTGGTTCCTATCTACTTCTCCCACGGCATCGACGACATAGGCTCTTGTGTGGAATTCCTAGCGGACGAGGGTAGGTGGGGACGAAACAAAAAGACTGGCATGATTAGGGCCAGCGACTTCGACGACATCTCTGGTAATCTGGATACGGTAGTTAGGAAGATCGAGGAGTTAGGGTTGGAGAACGAGGTCCGTGAGATAACGGCAGAGGTCTTTCAGGAGATCGAAGAGGCCGCCCGTGTAGTAAGGAAGCGACGGTATGAATAAACGGCGTTATCGGGAAGATGCTGATTTCCTGCGACCGTGGACACAAGACGAAATAGACTATGCTCTCAACACAATTCTACCAGCCAACAGTGTTGAGCAGTTCCACGGTCTCTGTGATGTAGTAGGTAGTAAGCTAGGACGTAGCGGATCGGCCGTTAGTCGGTTCATGTGGGGTCTAGCTTCCCGTATTACTCATACTGAATACACCCCCGGTCCAGGTAGGATTCCCCGCTCGGATAAGTACACCTACTGCGACATTCGCATGACCGAGTTAGCATCGAAGGCTATCACTAAGGATAAGAATGCAAAGGCTGGTCGGTCCAATCCACAATATCTAGCAGGCATACTAGGTCACCCGGTCGAAATGGTAGAAGTGCTCTGGCGGAAGTATGGGTGGGGAGCGGGGAGGTCTAGGTTTCAGTTGGATCGGTATACTATATCCAACAAGCAAGTAGGACCAATGAAATGATGATACCCAAAAAGATTCGCCAAGCCATTAATATTGCAATAGGCGAAGTGAGCAACGAGATCGGAAACTTTGGTAGTAGAAGTCGAGTTGCTGCAGGAATGGCATCTGAAGGTTATAGTGGAGGTTACAGGGATGCTCTCCATGATGTGTTACTGTTACTGAATGGGAACATACCAAACCGACGTCACTACTGGTATCATCTAACCGACAAAGGCAAGTGAAATGAGTACATGGCTAGTTCTAGATAGCTCTTATCTCGTGTATCGTGCTGCCTATGCCATGAGAGATGCTGGCGATCCTGTCTACGGGTTCCTAGCTACTGTAATGTCGCTCAGGGAACGGTTCGACACGGACAACTTCGTGTTCGCATTCGACCGGGGTAAGCTGAAACGCACTGAGATACTACCTACATACAAAGACAGACCACCGAGGAGTCCAGACCACGAGGAAGAGCATAAGTTGGCCAAACAAACAATGGAGCAGCTACGTCGTAAGCTGCTACCATTCTTTGGGTTCAAGAACATCTTGTCTCAACCCGGTTATGAGGCGGACGACGTTATTGCTAGTGTGGTTATCAACAGCCTACCGGAAGGTGATGATGCAGTTATAGTTTCTACTGACAACGATTTACTGCAACTACTAAGTACTGATCGGGTGGTGATATACAATCCCAATAAGGAACTTGTGTATAATGAGGCTAAGTTCTCGGAAGAGTGGTATGGTCTGCAACCAGGAGATTGGGCACTGGTGAAAGCAATCGCGGGATGCCGATCGGACAACGTTCCAGGTATACGAGGTATTGGAGAAACTACAGCAGCTAAGTTCGTAGCTGGTCAACTGCCGTGGCATAGCAGTGGTTATGAGAAGATCAAATCAACCAAGAAGTCAGTCTTCGAAGAAAGACTCAAGCTAGTCAAACTTCCGTATGAGGGAACACAGACATTCACACTAGCTGAGGATGATAATGTGGATTGGAGGAGGGTGAGGACTTATGCTCCGAAGTCAGATGACTAAATTCATAGGCATCGACCCTGGCACGCACGGAGGCATAGCCGTTATCGATCTAAGTGGTCAGGTAGAGTACCTTCGTAAGATGCCAGAGACAGAAGTAGATATATGGCAATTGATAGATGAGATTTCAATGGAGGCGTCACGCGCGGCTATTGAGAAGGTGCATTCCAGACCAGTATTCACACCAGGTAAACCATGCCCATTATGTCACCGCCCACCCAACTTCAATCCAGGAATGAAATCGTCGTTCGCCTTTGGCCAAAACTACGGCTTCCTTCGTGCGTGCCTAACTGCGACAGAGGTCCGATTCCAAACCGTAGATCCGAAGATATGGCAGAGGGACGTTGGCATTATACCCAAGCAAAAGGGCGAAACAAACACTCACTGGAAGAACAGACTCAAGGCTCATGCACAGCAGCTTTTCCCTCATGTGAACATAACCTTAGCAACGGCAGATGCGCTTCTTATAGCAGAGTTTTGCAGGATGCATTATAATGTCACAACCAGCAGAAAACAAAATCATTGAGGTAGTTGAGAATCTAGTTAACTGCACCACCCTATCTAACGCTAGGGATTTTGTAGGGCGGCCAATAAAGCTAGTTCGCGGTATGTATACTGGGTACACTGGCACCATTAGTCATACATTCCTCGCTGACGTTTCTAACGACGAACGGTTGGGTAGGGGTGTCTATCATACCGTGAAACTGGATGACTTCCCAATAGTATTGTTTGGCATAACGTGGCTTGACTATCTCAGGGTAGGTAAATGGTAGACTCGAAAAACAAGACTCTGCTATGGCCTCACTGTCCTGTTTGTGGAATACCGATGTCAGAGTGGTTTACTTGGGGAGGTAAGATGTACTGCTACCCATGTGGTCCACTTAGCCCGAAACGAGGAAAGGTCATTACGGAAGATCAAGCAGATTGGAAGGATAGATGTGATGGTAGACTGGAAGAAACTATCTCGTAACATGGACGTTCGGGTCAAAGCAGAGGAGATCAAGAAGCTCATCGACGAGATGTTTGATGAGGAGAAATTCACCGACGAAGAGAAGCAACGGGCTTGGGGTGTTATACTCAATGAGGTATTCGACCGGGACGATGCAGATGAGAAGATGTCGGTTGCTCCTATGTCTTACAATGAGGCAAGGAGGTGGTATCATAATCACATCCTGACCTTTGGAAAGCACAAGGACAAGAAGATAGAAGATGTCCCATTTGAATACCTCTCTTGGTTAGCCTGGCAACCTGATTTTCGTAGGGATCTAAATAGATTCCTAGCATCGGAATTCGTCAAGACGCAGCAATATCTCAAGGGATCGAAGTCTGTCGAGGAAGATAGTGATTGACTCCATTTCGTTGCAGAATTTCCAGACTCATCGTCGATTGCATATCGACCTAGACCCGCACATAACAATTGTCGTGGGTCCTAGTGACGTCGGTAAGTCTTCTATCATCCGAGCCCTTAACTACGTTGCCTTCAATTCACCGTCTGGAGATGCCTTCATTAGAGATGGATCAAAGGGCTGTACTGTAACCATCAGAACTAACGGTCATGTAGTAAAGAGGCGTAGGGGCAAGCAAGTAAACCACTACGAAATAGACGGGCGTAAGCTAGAGGCCCTTCGCAAGGGTGAGGTTCCCGATGACGTACTAAATGCCTTGCAGCTAGACGAACTGAACATCCAGCATCAGCACGATGCTCCTCTATGGTTATCCGAAAGTGCTGGGCAGGTAGCAAAGAATCTCAACGAGATAGTCAACCTGGATCTCATCGACCGTGTACTCACCAGGCTCAGCAGAGCAACCCGGCAAGTGTCTAGTGAGCTGACTGTTTGTGAGAATCGTCTACTAGCTGCCAAATCTACTGCTAAGGAACTCGAATGGGTTGAACAGGCTATAGCTGACTATGAAGCTGTAGAGAGGGCAGAAGCTAAGATACAGGAAGCCCAACAAGAACATACTCAGTTACTCACTATCGTCCAGTCATTAGAAAAGCAGGAAGAAAAGATAACCAGGCTTGAAGGTATCGTTGAGCCTGCTCAAAAGGACTTAGATGATCTGCAAGAGACGAATAAGCAATGGAATGAACTACAGGATTCAGCCGAGTCCTTGAGGAATCTGCTACTACAAATAGGACGACTAGAAGGTCAGATGTATGAAGCGGATCGTCAGGGTTCTCTTGTAGACAAGCAACTCAAATCAGTGAAGACATGCCCTCTATGCCAGCGACCAATAGGGAAGCAATAAATGAACGCTGAACAGAACCTCATTGAGAACCTCATTCCTCCCCTTGGAGTCTACGGCTATTGGTTGATTTTGTACGGGATGTTATTGGACAAAAACGATCCTGAAGTTCGTCGCATCATGGCTGTATATGAAATGTATTACAGGTCACCTGATAGTCCAACGGCTGGGATGTTGATGGGAGCTATCGACGTCTATGTTAGGAATCATCCTGACCAGTCTATACCAGCATCGATGGATGAAGGGGAACGACGCCTCAAACTACGCAACCAACCAACAGTCGATAAAAAGCTGATAGTCTGAAAGGGACTAACCATGACTAGCAAAGCGCCCCAACAGCCTCCCGATAAACCGAGTCGTCCATCGATTCCACCACCTCTACCACCGAGAAAGCCACCAACCCTCGAACAAGCTGGTGTAAACAAAATGGATGAACTCAGAAGGGAGATTCTACTAACAGGAGTTCGTTGGACCAATAACATCTTGGTGGAGATTTTGTCTAAGCATGCTAGAGCTGTAAGTAATGAGGGGGCTGACTCTCTAGCCAAAGCTATTCAATATCTAGCAGAAGCAGAGAGAGCCTTTAGAAGAAACAAATGAACCCCAAACCAATAGCCATCTTTTGCTCCGACATTCATTTGTCGGTCAAACCACCGGCTCTACGTTTCAATGAGCCAGATTGGTATGAGGCTATGGAACGTCCCATCAAGGAGCTATGCAAACTACAAAGCAAATTGAAGGTCCCTATACTTTGTTGTGGTGACGTATTTGATCATTGGCGGAGTCCTCCTGAACTTGTTAACTTCGCTATACAGACATTACCCAAGATGTATGCTATACCTGGACAACACGATCTACCAAATCACAGCTACGAAGACATAGAGAGATCGGCCTATTGGACGTTGACCGAGGCAGATATAGTTCGACACATTGAACCTGGCAAGCCAGTTAGACTAGAAGACGAAGGGTTAGAATTGTGGGGCTTCCCGTGGGGCTTTAATCCAGAACCTTGTCTATCTGATTGGACACGACGAGGAGAGTCGTCTCTGAAAATAGCCATCGTTCATCAATACTGTTGGTCTGGCAAACATAAGTACCCCACAGCCCCAGAACAAAATAACGTCCGGTCGTTCAAGCTGACTGGTTACGATGCTGTAGCTTTCGGTGATAACCACGATGGATTCATTAGAGGTCGTATATGTAATTGTGGGTCTATGATGCGTAGGCATTCACCTGACTTACAACGGCATCCATTCCTATCTGTCCTTATGAGTGATATGTCATTCAAGCAACATATCCTCGATACCAGTAATGACGTCTACTCTACTGATTCCGAAGATGAAGTAGCAGAAGTAGGTTCGATAGACATTGCCAGTTTCACGGATGGTCTGTTAGAATTGAAAGATGCCAGGGACCTGGACTTCGGGAAGGTGTTACAACGTTACTGTCAGAAGATGAAGGTGAGTAGTAGGGTCATAAGCATAATCAATCAAGCCGTGGATAGTGAACGATGATCACTGCCAAAGAATTCCTCAAGCTAAAGGATCAGCTAGAGAAACTCAAGGAGGAGTACCACCAAGCTCAAGGGGCTAGAGACAATCTACTAGCTAGACTGCAATCAGATCACCAATGTAACTCAACGGAAGAAGGTCAAAAGAAGCTCATGGAACTAGAGGAGCAAATACGGCATCTCTCAAAGAGCAGGGATTCAAAACTGTCCAGGTTTGAAAAGAAGTGGTCAAGTAAATTGAAGTAGGAGCCCTAGCAAATGGCTGATGATATAATCACCAAGGATAATCTACGCAACTGGTACTGTCCCCATTGTAAAGAGTGGTTGGCATCGTGTGATGTCTCAGAGGGGCAAGGTGTATTTAACCAGCATCGCAAACATATAAAGTGTATGATCACAGCCAACGTAGATGTTGAATGGAGAGTATACCCAATCAACCTACAAACCGGTAAAGCGTTTTGAGTGTTCTGTTAGTGTTCCAACCCTAGAGGAGTCGTGGCATGATGAGAACATTTGTGTTTGTGGTGGCGGCGTTTCTGCCGTCGGTAGCGTTCTGTCAGTCTGTAGGCGAAACCTACTCGCGGAGTGCAGCCTACCAAGCCCAACAACGAGCCAGTGATTCCGCTGGAAACGCTCTCCAGTGTAGGCTGAAGGCGGAGCAGTGGCGGGATTTAGCGGTTCCACCATTTCGGGCGATTGGTGACCTCATTATGTCGGAGGGCGACCAGCTTGTGGATGACGGAGACAACGAGCGGTCGATGGGAGGTCCAGCGTGTGCGAGTGGTGAGGCGTTCTGGGCGTTAGAGATGTACTCGGATGCAGTACCGCCCTTCAATGAGGCCACACTGGACTATGTTGCTGCCGAGGTCGATTACGACTGCGCCGCCGCCAAATACGTCGAGGCGGCTAGGGTATACAGGTCGGTTGCCCTATTCCTGATGGCGGTGGGTATGGAGACCGACGAAGTGGGGGTGATATTACCGGCGTGTGCGTGGTGAACAATGAAAGCAACGAGGTCAGTATGTCCTGGCAATGTGTGTTGCTGCTAGTTGGTGCCGCAATCTGGCTAAGTTTCTTGGCTGGATGGTACGTGCGAGACAGTCGAACAATGGGAGAGACGACAATGCCGGATGAAGTTCTGACCGTGGGCGATCTGGTTGTTGGTATGAATGTGACGGTGCTGGAGTGGGGGCCCCTTACTCAAATTGTCGATGATGTTTCTGTCGTGACTCAGAGTCGCGGTTTATGTGGCGATGTGTTGGTGGTCAAGGCAATAGACCTGCCGTACATCGTGGTGGAGGAACAAAAGTATTTCGGACGGATTTCCTTGGACACCAGGAAAGCGACGCTGATGAAGCTCACCGACGAGTACATGGCGGCCCTGAAACCTGACCAGCCCGCGAAGCGAATGAAACTCACTGATGAGCCTATTTCGCTGGGACCAGAATTGGAGATGGAATCAACCCCATGACGTTCACCATCAACACACTCTCTGTCCGCGAGGTCCAGCCAGACGGCACGCTGGGGACAGAGTTGCTGGAGTCACCCAGAGAAGAAGACTTCTGGAAGTGGATCGAACCCGACGAGGAGCAAAGCAATGGCTGACGAACGAACTCCGGGCCAAGTGGCATATGATGTGTTCATGCGTTATGTACTGGGTGACCTTTCGGAATTTGCGGTACGGGCGCAAGCAACACCCAAGGTGCGCGAGGCGTGGGAGGTCGCTGCGAGGGCGGTCAGAGACAATCAACGGGTCGAGTGCCGGGAACTGCTGGAGACAGCCGTGAATGCGTTTGAGAGTGGTCACCAGTCGATAGAGGGAACTACCGTCTGGTGTCACGGACAGGTGACTCGGGATTGGCTGCAAAGGGCGAAGGAGGTGATGGATGGCAACGAATAGTCTACCTGACGGCTGGGAAGCAACGATTGTTGGTCAGCCGTGCATGATGTGCCGAAGGAAAGATACTGAGATCGAGCAGCTAAGAGAGGAGTTGAAACGCTCAGTCGATAGTCTGAGTATGCTGGACATTGCAGCCCGATCCGATGGGCTGCTACCGTCCGATTTTAAGGCTGAGATCGAGACGCTGCGAGATGTCATTAGGTTCGCTCTGTCCCACGTCGTTGCGCGAAACGCCGGAACTCTCAACGATCCGTTTTCCTATCTCTGGCAGAAAGACTGGGATGAGTTTGAGCGAATGGCGAAGGAGGTGACTGGTGAGTGAACTGACTTGCCCACACTGCGGAATACCGATTGAATCGGAGCGGGACATCATCACGTGCCCACGATGTGGTCGCGAAGGATGCGACGTTGCGAGAGGGTGTATGCCAGCGGGAAGGAATTGCCTATGCCCGGAATGTGAAGAAGGAGAGGGAGGTGACGAAAATGAGTGAGCTAGCGTCGGTATGGTCTCAGAAGTTGGAGATCAGACGACTGAAAAAGAAGCTCGACGAGTACGAGCAGGCGACACGCGTAGCCTATTTAGAACCCTGCGGCGACGAACGGCATTGTGCGTGCGTACCGCTACTACGAGTCGAGATAGATCGCCTGCGGCATGAGAACGAGTATCTGCAGGGTGACGAGTACGGCGCGGCGCTGAAGGTGACCGCAGAGGCTCTTGACACAGAGCGGAAGCGTTTGGATTGGATCTTTGAGTGGTGCATCATCGATCCTGGAGAGGAGCACTATACGCCAGAAAATCGTGAGCAGATCGACGAGCTGATGGCGACCAGTGGGCCAGACCAGGGGACCGTCCGCAAGTCAATAGAGGACTATGAAGCTGGTCGGTGGAAAACAGCGGAGCAGCTCGTAGATGAATTGAGGTCGAAAACAGAAACCGAAAAACTGTGCTCAACATGCGGTGGTTCTGGTTACACTCAATCCGATGGTGGCGGTGCGGTTTTGTGTCGCGACTGCGGGGGTATCACCGATCAGCGTCTGCGGCGTGAAGCGGGAGGTGAATGATGTTCGCGAGGTTGTTGTGCTGGATGTTTGGCCATAGGTACAGCACTATTAGTCGTTGGGAGAATGAACGCAGCCAATGGGGCTACCGTGAGTGCGAAAGGTGTGGACACTGCGAGTCATGGCAGCATGACGGTGGAAGGGGTTTTTGACTGACACGGCTGCGGCGGCGTGGCGACGTACACGCAGGCATTTCGGAGCTTACCACAAAGCCAGAGTTACCTCCAATATCTCTGGCCGGTAAAGGATTCCGTTCGACTCGGAACCACGCACTGAGTAGTGTGTCTTGTTTCAATTAACATGAGGTGCAATATGTTTCAGCTTAGCCTGGAAGACATGCGGTCGTTGTGCGGCGGAAAGTCGCACTCGTTTGAGATCGGTAAGGCGTATCTGATTTTCGTACGGTGACGATGCACTATACGAGACGTGTGGTTGCCGTGACGGACAGTGACGTGGTTCTTGAAGACGCAGCGTGGATCGCAGATACAGGGAGGTACGCCAACTCACTATCGGAAGGTGTGCTCTCGGAAGTCGAGCCATATCCAGGGTGAGTGGCGGTTTGTCGAGGTGGCATGATCGACTTCGCGGAGTGAACATTTTCACTGCCGAGGAATCAGAAATGAATCAAGCATTTTTGAGAACCGGATTTGATATGTCGTGGTCGCGGTCGCGGTCGTGGTCGTGGTCGTGGTCGTGGTCGGGGTAACTCCTACCCGCAGCGCTGGAGGTATAAAATGATTGTTGTCATTCGAGCATTCAATAAACAAGGATACAACAAAGATATCCTGGTGATGAGCGAACACCAGATACATCGGAGTGATAATCGGATAAAGTCACCTCTGTTGAGCACTCTTTCTGGGCTAATTGGAGTGGGTGCTGCCATCATACCTACTGATTTTCCAGAAATGGAACGTTTTGAAGTAGTGATCAAAACGGAATCGTGAAGGATAAACCATGAGCAACATGAATATTCGATCATCACTAGACAAAGCTAATTTCGACTATCAACGATCGCTGAAGGCAGTTGAGGAGGAGCAAACCAGGATACAGCAATTCCAACAATCCCTAGCCGACTGCCAGACAGCGGTTTCTATCGTTCAAACCGTGGCTCAGTCCATCGAGCAAGCCGTCCACAATAAGATAGCGGTCGTCGTGAGTAACTGCTTGGAGGCTATCTTCGACGATCCTTACACCTTCAAGATCACCTTCGAGCGGAAACGAAACCGAACAGAGGCCCAGCTACTCTTCACTCGCAACGGCATGGACGTTGATCCTATGACCGCTGCGGGTGGGGGTGCTGTGGACGTAGCTGCCTTCGCTCTTCGGGTGGCGTGCCTCACAATCCAGAAGCATCTCCAGCAGGTCCTCATCTTGGACGAGCCGTTTCGTTTTGTTAGTCGTGAATTTAGACCCAGGATACGTGCTTTAATCGAAAGTCTATCGCGGGACCTTGGTATTCAGTTCCTAATTGTGACGCACATGGACGTCCTCCGAACGGGCACCGTGGTCACCATAGGAACCTGACTGTCCATCCCGCCCCTACCTACTCACCCAAGCATACCCCTCCCTTAGTAGGTCACGGTCTCCCCAAAGGTAGCACGAAATGGACGGGCTGTTCCCCTTCCCCACATTTCCACGAACACGGGAGCCCTCCCGTCCAATCCTTCCCCGTGGGCATAGGTGGCTTGCACAGGACACCGGGTCTGGGGGAGGTTGTGTGGTCCCGTACACAAGAGACCCCCGAATCGATTCTAGGGGCATCCTGGTGGGTTTGGTGGGACTCCCCCTTCCGGGGAGTAGCCATCCCAAGAGGCCCCCAAAGTAGCTATTTATTGACCACGGAACAATTCTGGGGATTCCAACCGGATTGGACTACACCTAAAGGCATATGGAGCCTAAACTTGCCATGGGCAAGGACGCCCCGCGGGGGACCGGCAGTGAGCCGGGGGTGGCAGGAAGCCGCCTCAATGCTCTTTGGCAACACGGGCTTGGGGGTCGATGAGGGATGCAAATCGCCCCACCCCAGCCCACGAACATTACGCAAAACTGGTCGAGAAGCGCGGCTGCTAATCACAGGTTCCTCCAAGGCCCTTTCAGGTCCCGGCAAGACCGGGCATAGCTAGGAAACCCGGAGAGAAGAGGACAGCCGGTCGAGCCCAGGGTGGTGCAAAAGATCCACTGCAACGCGAACCAGAAGTAGCGACGGGTCCCGAGCGGATCATGGAAACTGGATTTCCCTTCCCTAGTATCTCTTGCTAGTGCCGCTCGCGGAACGTAGGGTCGTCAAGACCCCAAAGAAGGTTGCCAAGCAACTGCACTGTAGTCCCTCTAGTCCAGGTGGGTGCAGTTGGACAGGGCATGATGCCACGTATTTAGCCATCCCTAACGTTGGTTCGTTAACTCAATTTGCCGACAGCGTCGAGCGGCAGGACGCCGCGATGGGAGGATGGCACCTGTGGATAAACGAAGGGTGGACCCGCTCCGGTCCACCCCGTACGGCATTGGTAGCCGTGCCTAGTGAGTTACCATTTTCACAGGGAGCGAAACATGCAGACTATGATGTTGGATCTACAGAATGCACAGATGCTGCTAAACACCATACAGGAGACTGGCCGAGCAGCCGAGGTTGATTGGGTCAACCAAACGATCCGCGTCTTGTCAGAGGTCAAGACACACCCAACCAAAGTGTTGTCGTCCGGCCCGATGACATACCAGGATATCCTGCTGGAGATTTCCGAACGGGGAATCACCCGCACGGGCATCAAGCCGAAGGTCACCAACCACAAGATCGAATGTGGGCTGTGCAACACCACTATAACGAGTGTTGAGGCAGCCATCGATGCGGGTTGGTTACCATCCTACTACGATGGGGACGACGAGGTGCTCGGCCCGGTGTGCCCAGAGTGCACCAAATCCAAACTGGAAATAGACCCAGAAACGGAGGAGTATTTCCTGCGATAATGAAATGAACTGCTCGAATCCGAGGGGCTGCGGAACAGCCCTGAGGACCCGTGCAGTACGGGAGTTAGTAAACCATAGGTGAGGAGCGAACGATGAAGACCACAGTAGAGAGAACAATGAACCGAGCGATGACGGTTGGCGATCTGCTTTCCGAATTGGATGGCTTGCCGATGGACGCCCCGGTTGTGTTTGTGTGCGACTATGGAGACTACTGCCATACTCAACAAGCATTGCCGGTCAGCAGCATCGAGGTTGTCACAGCCGAACGGTTGTCAGACTCGGGGTACAGCAAATCGGGTGTTGAGCTGGTGGATGGACACAGTAATGTGTTCTACTGCCCCACCTGCGACGAGGAGTATGATGGGTTAGTGTGCTGCCCGAAATGCAAAACGGCATGTGTTACGGAGGATGGAACCCCGGCAGAAACGGAAGAGGACGGGAGGAAAGTAGTGGTCCTGAAAATGGAACGGGACTAACGGAAAGAAAGTTAGGGGAACTTTGGAAAAAGGGATTCCTAACTAGTTGACTCCCTACACCCAGTCGTTAGTATTGTGAATGACCGGGAAGGGAGTAGAAGGTCGGAATTTTCTCCCACGGACGGGAGCGGATTGAAACCAGCCAGACCAGGCTGGTAGGAAAGGGAAAGAAAGGGGGCTGATCGGGAAGGGTTGTACTCTTCCGATTACGACAGCCTCCCACAGTGTAGGTTCTCCACAAGGAGCGATGGTATGAAGACTCTCGAATCGTTTGATTTCGGATCGCGTGCGGTCAGCAGCAAGAAGTACAATTGGGACGAGATCCTGAGCGGCGAGATCGTGGTGCTCGAAGCCGGAAAGGACTTCGAGTGCAAGCCGGGAGGTATCCGGCTGACCGTGAAGAAGAACGCCGAGAAGTTGGGGTTGAAGGTGCGGTCGAAGGTGGTCGATGGCAATGTGGTCATCCAAGCCTTCAAGCCGACCGAGGAGGAGAAAGCCTTCTCCGCCGCAGCCAAGGGCAAGAAGGGTCGCAAGATGGGTGACGAAGACGAGGAGATCGAGGACGTCGAGGAGGAAGAGGACGAGGTCGATGTCGAGGAGAAGAAACCGACTCCCCGACGACGCAAGTAGGTCCGTAACTGGAACTGGACGGCGGGACGTACAAGAGGGGTGGGTGCAAACCCACCCCTTTTTGCGTCTTGTAGACACAGGACAAAGTGCTCGAACACAATGGGCTGTAGGTTAGCTCATTGTGCCCGTGCATTTCGTGCGGGAGTTAGTGACACAGGTTTTAGGAGCGAAACGATGAAGACTATGAAGAGGGAAGAGTTGGTTGCAAAGCGGGTAGGCAATGCAACGGTCGTCATGTCAGAGGCATTGGCTGATGAAACCAACGCCGAGGCATCCAGTATCACGCCCCAAGCCAAGTTCAAGATGGCACGGGACGAGATGAACAAGAGCCTCATCGAACGGCATGACGAGATTGATTTGATACTGGTCGCTTTGCTGGCTGGGGAAAACCCGCTGCTCGTGGGTCCTCCTGGCACAGGCAAATCGCTGCTCATGGATTCGCTGATGCGATGGATGAGCAACGGGACCAAGAAGTTCAGCATACTACTCTCCAAGTTCTCGATGCCGGACGAGGTCTTTGGACCTATCGACATCAACGGACTGAAGGCGGGAAAGTATGCAAGGGTCACGGTTGGTCGGCTGCCCGAGGCTCACGTGGCATTCATTGACGAGGTATTCAAAGCCTCGCCCGCCATCCTGAATAGCCTGCTAAAGGTCCTCAACGAGCATCTGTTTCCGATTGGTGATGGCACCGAAAAGAAATGCCCGCTCAGAGAGGCATTGGCTGCGAGCAACGAATGGCCCGATGCATTGGAGTTGGGAGCCCTGTTCGATAGGTTCCTGCTTCGGAAAACGGTCCACTATGTGAGCCGGATCGGGCGGCGACGGTTGCTGCGGGAACGGAATCACGAACCCGTATTCAGCCACACCATCTCCCCCAATGAGCTAGACAAGGCTCATGACGAGGCGATGGGACTGGAGTTGAGCGATCGGGCTTACGAAGTGCTGGACGAGATTCTGGCTGAACTGAATAAGGCTGGAATCGACCCTGGCGATCGCCGGATGAAGAAGGCGATCAACATTGCTCGTGCTTATGCCTACCTACGAGGGTCGGCATCGGTCGAGCCGGTTCATTTGGAAGTGCTGAAGTATGTGCTGTGGGTGGACCCAGAGCAGGAGATGAAAGCACACAAGATCGTCTGCTCGCTTTCCAATCCGGTCGGGTCGAAGATCACGGAGTTGCTTATGCAGGCTGCTTCGGTCGTGGACGTTAGTGTTCCCGAAGAGGCGGTAAGCAAGCTGCAGGACATTCAGAAGCAGCTCAAGGAACTTCCGGATCACGATCGGCGGGAGTTGGCGGTACGGTTCGTCGGCAACGAGATTAAAAAGCAGTACAAAAAGATCACGGGGCTGGACGAACAATCATTCGAGTAAACTGCTCGAACCTGACGAGCCTCATGGACGAGGCTCAGACGGCCCGTGCAGTACGGGAGTTAGTGACACAGGTATAGGGAGCGAAACGCATGACTAAAGAAACACAAGAGGAACTACTCAAAATGCTCGACATTGGTCTTTCCGATGTTGGGGATGAGGAGTTATTGGCGGAGGGTCTGTCCTTCGACGAGTTTGGTCCCGAAGATAGGGAAGAGGAGCTATCCGAAACGGTTCTTCGACAGGATGATTGGGATCGAGCAGTAGGGGAGGAAGTTATGAGGCGGCACAGCTTAGGCGACGACGCTAAAGCTGTGGCTGACTTCCACAGCGCCTCATACCATCTGTCACCAGAGCCTGCTGGCAAATGTATCAACAAACGTCGGCAGGAATTCATGGACACACTGATGGAATCTCCCGAGTACAAGCAGCTACACGAATCTACTCGCCAGAATCGTCTGGCTAGTGAGGTGGCTGCTGTACGGTTCACAAGGCAATACCAAGCCTTGGTAGAGAAGGATAAGAAGAATCCACCTGCCGGGATGGGATTGCCTGGTGAGGGAGAGGGAGAACCGGATGGGAACGTCCTAGTGGCGGTTGGTAAGGCTGTGCAAGGGGCACAGGAGGAAGTGGATCAGATCGAAGATATGACTTCCGCCTTGGGTGGGGATATCGGTGGCTTGGGACAGGGCGACGCAGCCCAGTCCGCGAACATCGATAAGATCCGCGATACCTACGAACGTCTCCGCGGTAGCAAACGGCTGCGGGACATCTTCGAGCGTGCTGGGGCTTACATTCGATCAGCCAAAGGATTGCAGAAAAACAAGACCCAGCACGGATTCGACGATATCGTAGGAGTGGAACAGGCCGGAGACGTAGGACGTCTGCTGGCTAGTGAGTTAGCCTACCTCGACGACCCTGACTTGGAACTGGATCTGCTTCGGCGGATCGTGGAGAACCAAGCCATGTGCCAACTGTACCAAGGGGTCGAGGCACAAATGAAAGGTCCGGTCGTAGTAGTGGTTGACGAAAGCGGGTCGATGGCTGGTGCACCAATCGCCAATGCGAAAGCATTAGCATTGGCAATGGCATGGATCGCCAAGCACCAGAAACGGTGGTGTGCGTTGGTGGGATTCTCCGGTGGCACCAGTGGGACGATGTGTGTACTGAAGCCGGGTAAATGGGACCAATCAGACTTGTTAGATTGGTTGGATCATTTCTACGGCGGAGGCACCACATTGGATGTACCGCTCGATAAGCTGCCCAATGAGCACTGGGCAGCAATGGACCCCCCACGAGGGAAAACGGACGTAATCATGGTCACGGATGCTATGGTTACGGCTCCTCAGCGGATGGTGGAGCAGTTCAACGCGTGGAAGGTGAAGGAAAAGGTTCGTTGCATCTCCATAGTCCTTGGCTCACGGGCTGGGGACCTAGAGAAGGTTAGCAACGAAGTACATTGCATTCCGGGGTTGACCGTGGATTGCACGGCGGCTGCAAGTTGTATGTCAATCTAACCAGGAGGAGAGAAACTATGAATGAAAGGACCAAGCAGATCGAGGAGATTTTGAGACAGGTGAGGGAGGAGGGATTTCAAAACGGACTGGCTGAGGGGTATAGAGCAGCAGAGAGGATCGCTATTCTGTGGGGTGTCAATCACAAACTGAAGGTGCCTCATTCGGTGGAATGGCTGATTGATGAATCCCGCAAGGAATTGGAAAACCTGAAGATCAAACTGACATAGCAGAGGACGCCCGAAAGGGCGTAATGCCCTACGATTGGTTATGTTACCAATCGTAACCGTTCCAAGGCGGCATTCATACCTATGGGCTGGTAGGTACACAGGCGAGGAGCGAGACATGAACAAGACAACGAAGAGAGCCAAGCACGTGCAGGCGAAGGAATTAACCGCCGGGCTGAAGGGCATGAAGTGGCTGGGGGTTGTGATCACGTGGAACAGTGGACCGGAGGGTGCTACCCACGGACACAGCAAGGTCATGAATGCTTTGGGCGTTGCTGGTCTGGATACGAAGTACGAGCGGGAACTGTTGCCGAGAAACGCCTTTCAACGGGCAGCTAAGAAGCTGTCCGACGAACGGATCATCGACGTCTTCCGCGAGGACGAACGGGAGTTAGTCTTCCAGTTCACACGGAAGCATTTGAATTCCCTACAGTGGGAATTCCGCAAGGAGACATTCGTCTCCCTGAACAAGAACACCGGCAAGGTCCTGTCGGACGACAAAGCCATTGCATTGGAAGCACAGGCAGAGGTCGACAAGGCTATGGACCTTCGCACCAATGCGGACGTGACCCGCATAGTGAATCGGTTGTTCGAAGACCACGCCGATCTGATCCCAATGCGGGATGCTGGTGGTGTGTATTTCGTGCCGCAAGAGCATTGCGGGTTTGTCGCGAGGGTCGAGACATTCCTAACTCAGCTCGGTGGGCGAATCGACCAGATCCCGGTGCCTGCTGGTACGGCTACTGGAGACCGCACGATCCAAAACGCGGTTAGTGCCACGATGGCGAAGCTGATTGAGGACCATATGGATGCGGTCAAGAAGTTCGAGCCTGCTACAAGGAAAGATACCATCCAACGGCAGGCGGACGAGATCAAGCACACCCGGATCAAGATCGAAGCGTATGCTCATTATCTCGGTGAGCGGCAGAGCGAACTGATCAAGAAGATCAGCGAGGCTAACAAACTCCTGAAGGAGCAAGTGGAAGCGATCGGCGGCGGAGCCGAAGCTTACTCCGAGTATGATTGGAATACCATACTCGATGGCAAGGTCCACAAACTGGTCCAGGGAGAGGACTACTTGGCAACGACCAGAACTTGCTTGGTTATGGCAAGGGCCCATGCGAAGAAGCAGGGCATGCGAATCCGGTCGCGGATCATGGACGAGGGGAAGGCGATCGTGATGCAGGCGGTTCCGATGAAAGAGGGAGACAAAGAGGAGAGCGACGAGGAATAGACTGCTCGAACCTGATGGGGCTCCAATGAGCCCCTGATGGCCCGTGCATTCTGTATGGGAGTTAGTGACACAGGTATAGGGAGCGAAACGTATGCTAACAGACAAAGAGAGAGATCGTATCCTGCAAGAGCGGGATCACGCTGGGTTCATCCGGCACCCGGAGTTGTGGCCCAGAACCTTCTTCCTGCCAGTCATCAAGGCTGGCGGGGCTATTCGCGACGGAGCGGATGGTGTAATCACCGCCCTCTACGGGTTCAATGTGGTTGTCCATGTTAACCTGTTCCTATTGCAGCGGTCCGGTAAGACACTACTGCAAGCAGTGAATGAGGGAGCGAAGATCAGCCGTTACGAAACAGTGGAGGCTCTGGTTGCGGATGGATGGGAGGTGGATTGATGACCTCATCCAAAGACGAGAGGATTTTCCGTGAGGCTTGTAATGGCTACGGATTCACCGAGGTGGAGCAATCCAGTGATGGACTCTATTGCACTGGTTGTATGATCATTCACAAGCGGCCGACGAAGATGTACTCAAACGGCCAGCGTGAAGTTCTATGCAAGACGCAGGTTATTAGACTCTACAATCCGGAGGAGGAGGTAGACTAATGGAGTTACATCACTACGTTGTCGTGATGCGGGTGAGGCCACGGCTGGCCGTATCGAAGGAGGAGGGAGCTTTCGACGTGATCGTTGATATAGGTGCGGTTAACGATCTATCGGCCCGGAAGGGCTCGATGGAGTTGGCCTGGTACAATGGCCATCTGGTGAACGAGATCAAATGTGTTAGCGTAGCAAAGGAGGACGAAGAATGAAGGACTGGATTATCTACTGCGATGCTACAAGGTTGCTGTGGGACGCGCAAGAGGATGACAATGCTGGAGCTGTCAGTTCTAACTGGCAGCCGGTCACAAAGTCTCAGGCGATGAGATTCATCGCTGAGATGGAACACAGAGAGGGGTGGACGAGGGGCCATTGGAATGCCCCAAGGTTCTAGGGAGGACATGAAAACCGAAATAACTGGGCTTGGATAGCCCAGTTATAGCTGTGGGGTGAGAGCCTACAGCCTGATGAGGTATCTCATACAGTTACTCAATCACAGGACAAAGGAGCGAGACATGGAAATGCCAAGGATTGAATTCGTGGTACGGGATTTCACGTCGTTCGAGTCAGCAGGGGAGATCGCAGAGGCGCTCAACTTGGAGCTACCTCACCTGAAGTTCTCCGCCACCTACCTCAACGTTTGGGATGTACACCTTCTCATCGACGGGAGCATCGTAGTGCAGCAGAATTGCTCACACGAGCATCCTTGGGGGAGATGCTGTGTGAACCTGAATACCAAGTCGGTGTCGAGATCAACTCTCTGTTCACTACTCACCCGTGCCGAACGGGCGGGTTGGGATGTTATTGTCGGAGGGGTGAGGCTGATCGAATACCCCGAGATGGTTTGGAGGAGACTGGCGTTGTGGACCCAATTCCCCAAGTACAACGTCGAGAAGCATTACCATCTGATCAAGAAGTAGTAAACCAAAACACCGACCGGGATTTCCAACACGATGTCATCGAAGGTCCACCGCTAAGTGCTCGTGCTTGGCTGATCTTTCATCCCGGTCGTTGTCGGGTCTGGGTGAACTCCAGATCCCTGATGATGGCAGTTCTTCCGAAGATAGGTTGGAGGGATTGCGTTTCGTTCTACAACTAACAACTATGAAGGGAGGTGATGCCTTTGCACTACTACAACAACCTGCGGAAGTTAGCCAACAATAGCTGACCACCAACGGCGGCGGCCAGGGGCGAGCGATGACCCTAGTGCGGTGGACGCTTGGCATCGTCCCATTTGACAACTGCGACTAGTGGCTCGCTCGCCCCTTTTACCCTGACAAGAAGACATCATAGTGCGAGTCTATGACAGGGTACTGTTTCGTGTTTCAATACTTGCTACATAAGGACATTACCATGAGTAGCGAGCGGGTGTTTGTGTCGAGAGGAGAAGGGGACGAGTTGCAGTTGAGTCTCAATGGAGCCACCATGTCTATCAGTGAACTTCGAGTGCGTCCGATGAGTAACTGGAAGACACCTCACCAGCTACTAGCAAAAGGAGGAGCGTCAATCGCTCTGACCGACGCCCAACTGATGCAGGTAGTGGGTGAGTACCTTCGTTACCGAATCAACGAGAGCTGCTCCCACAGCCAAAAGCAGGTAGGGTACGAATTCACCTGCACTGTGAAGAGAGGGGATTGAATGGATAGCGAACAAACAGACATCACAGGAGCCGCTATCGTTGAGGTCCGGGTACGGGCTGATGGTAGGGTCCTGTGGGTCAACGTAGACGGGATCTGCAGGCTGCGGGTCTGCCAGATCGATCAGATTGAAGTGGAGGACGAACGAAGCATACCAATCAGTGACAACTGATTAGAAAGCGTGATGCTATGAGTGTAAAACGACGCATTGTGAAGTGGTTGTTGGTTTCAATCACATTACTTGTGCTGCTCTGGATTGCTTGCATTCTGGGATCAGTGGCAATCAATCTCAGCCCGATAGGACAGGAACAACAACGACAGGTCAACAGGGCCCGCGAGTTGAGGGAAGAGCAAAGCACCCGTGACGAGAAGCACCTTGCCGAAGTGCGTATGGTTCTGCGGTCGAAGTAACAATGACAATTCAAGAGACAATCGTTTCGCTCGGGCGACGTGGCGCTTCCAGCTTGTAGCTGGCTCTGGTCACGTCGCCCTTTTTAGTTGCTATAGGAGAGCTAAATGAAAGAAGGTGATACGGTCACATGGACCCACTATGCCAGAGGAGTAACCCTCCAAACCCGTGTGCGAATTATATCCATCTCACAGGATAAGGCTCGCGTCACGTTCTGGAAGGGACCAGACTACGCTAGGGTCCCGAAGTATCTGACGGTCCCGTTACGTTTGTTAGAGAAGATAGACAAAGAGTAGTTTCTATTCACTACAGAGAGGAAGATAACATGAGTACATTCGCATCAGATAAGAAGCCGCAGTTCATGGTCAATGCTCCTATCCTCATTTCAATGAACGATGAGATGGCAATTGAGCTGATCAAGTTCTTCAAGCAGACACTGACCGGTGCTCCACTACCTCCGTCCGTGTTCGCGTTCATGAAGCAGTTGGAAAACGACCTGGACGACAAGTAGCCATTCAACAAAGAAGTTGAACGTGGTTATACTAATCGCCTTAATGACGGCTCTATGGGTGACTGGCATCACCATAGTCTGTGGAGAACGTCCCATTAATGAACCGGGCGTAGTGAATCGTCCCGCCTACCGAATAGGACGATTCATAAGCGGATTTACTTAGTTGCTATGGGGCTTGCCAGAGCCCCATCAAGTCATTAGAGAACGGCCTAACCGACAAGAAGGAGCGATGTAGAGATGAGAACATTAAGAATCACGTGGAGAAACGGCAGAGGCGGAAAGGACTAAGCGTGCCAGATGGTACGCGGAGGGGCCTAGCGATGATGTTGGTACTCACAATTTCCGCTTGGAGTTGGAAGACTCTACTATTGGGGAAGGGCAGAACTCCTTCGAAACCAGAGAAGGGGCTCAAGCAGTATGGGATCAGTTCAAAGCAGGAACTATTGATCCCTTTCGCAATCCAGTAGTGTCAGCATCGAAGGACTAACACAAGAGAGGAAAACAACAGCCGCAGCCACCCATCACGAACCGGAGCGAAAAGCCCGTGATGAGGTGGACTGCGGCTTATTTCGTTGCTACTGGATAGGGCTTCATAGCCTCTTGATAATCCGCTATCTTCTGCAGCATCTGCCTCACTCTAGCAGTATAAGTGAATTCACCACACCGCTCAAACCCGGCCCTTCTTATCCGCTCCCTCTCTTCATTGTGTTCCAAGTAGTAGTCTATCAACCAACGAAGTCTCTTGTAGTCATTTCGCGGGTAACTAACGTAATGAACACCATCTGTAAACTCCTCATCCAATCCTGGAGTCTCTGGGAACAACATAAACCCACCACGTCCTAGAATCTCGTAGATACGATTGGACCAATAGGATGGAGATGGGTGACTTGCTCCTACCACTATCTTAACCTGTGAGAGGGCTTGATTCAAATCAAGCCCTCTAGTGCGAGTGTGCCAGACCACTCGTTTACCATAGTTGCTATTAAGCCAATGTGTTAGTATGCTGCGTTGCTTGGACGAATTGACGGTTCCTATAAACGCTAGATCATGCCTTATATCTAATGGACACATAACATGTTCTGGCTCGTGTATACCCTGACGTAAGGTTATATGATTGGCTCCGTACTCCTGCCACTCTTCAACATGACCCCCATCCGTCGTGAATAGTATGTCAGCCAGAAATTGAAATGGACGCTCCTTGCGGTAGCCCCAATACAAATCCCAAATCCAAGCTACCGTTACAATACCCCGTCCCTTACACCACTCGATAAGCTCTGGGAAGGTTCGACTAGTTACCTTACTAAACAACACTATATCGCATTGATTTCGTTTGATCTCTAGAGCATAAGTCCTAACCTTATCAGTTGAAACTATCACCTTCTTAACTACCTCTACTCCATTCTGCTCCAAAGCATGAGTGACGTATGTTTCCGTACTCCAATCATAGAGAAACTTCCCGATGTAGTAGACCCTCATTGAAAGTTGTCCTCCATGAACTTGGTAAACGAGGCTACGTCCTGTTCCCTCTCCGATTGCCACATCAACTGAACAATCCTTCTGCGACCGGCTGCTCCTATGCGAGCATTCTCTTTTGGATCTTTCAAACGCTCGATGCTCTCGGTCAGCTGATCCATAAGATAATTCGTCCGGTCGGGGAACGATAGAGTAGCATCATCCTTAACTACTAGACAGGTCACATCATCTTCATAGAGATCATTGTATAGTGTTTGCTTCAAGAACAGGTCAGTTATAATAACCGGGCAGCCTGTTAGTAGTGATTCATATAACGCACAACCAGGGCAATCGTGGCTCTTAGCATGCACCAAGCAAAGAGCCGTCTCCAGCACTTCTGGAACTCTCGTAGTGTCTATCAGTCCGGTGGGTGAACCAAACCCTCCATAGAATCTAACCCCATGAAATCGCATGAGGGGAGATACTAACCACCCATACCCCCAATGCTTGACATTATGTACAAGGCATACAGGAGATTGGGTTGGACGCCTCCTATGAGCAGCCTCAAGGAACTCGTAACGCTTAGTCAATGGAATGTAGCAAACATATCTAGGTCCAGATACCTCATGAGGCGATCCTTCGGCGTATCGTTTATTTGCACTGAGATAGGGAACAGGTACTTGTAGAGGATATGTCTTCCTGGGTTCCTGCGAAATGAATTGGCCGGGGTTTCCTCCATTGATATCGAACCAAAGAACCTTGCCATTCAAGTGAGTGTATCGTTCAGCTATACTCGGCAGATTATAGTGCTTGACAGTCACGAACAAATTGCATTGTTCAAAGTGATGCAACTCAGCCTTCTTGATCAACCTAGATGCCACCACAGGCTTCATGTGAGTATTAAGTAAATGAGATACGTCACGACCAATACCAAAGACACTATAACCCGCAGAGGTGAGCATCTCCTCTATTGACTTTTCGCACTGTTCGTGTGGAACGTGTAATATAGCTAACTTGTAGTTTTTCGACATACAACCCTCATTTCATTCACCCGTAAACACTGCCAAGCGGCCTACTCTTTCCTTCCAAGAACCTAACAACTCCAAACAAGCCTTCTTCACTTGAAGTCCTCCCCCTCCATCGTTCACATCATGCAAAGCAATGTAGGTAGGGTGACATAGCTTAGCTACCTGAATCTGTCTCTTCGTTCCCTCGTAAGTATGGTCGCCATCTAAGTAAGCAAACCCAACTGGACAAGGAGTCCAATTCTCAACAGGACCAACGAACAGTTCTACATTAGGGAGATGTCTAGTGTTATCTAAGAAGCGTTTCTTAATATCCTCACCCGAAAGGTCATACTTAGCAAAGTCAGCAAACTTATCAACCGATAGTACCCTACGTCCTGTTTGTGCGAGTACAACTGTGCTACGTCCCTTATAGCAACCGACCTCAAGAATATCACCATCACATAACATGGCGTATTTGTACAGCAATTCCGCTTCATCCTTAACCAACCATCCAGGAGGCAGGTCTGTCATATCTAACATGTAACGAATACCTCATGGGGTACGTTAGGATCAAATGGCTTGAGTTGTACCTTATCCAACTCGTTCACCAACCCTAACCAATAGTGAGATCCGTTTGTTCCATCCCACCGTTTGAAGTGCCATTGCCTAGATTCCTCATTCTGAAACCCCCAATGCAATATACGAAGTCCAGAGTCTCCTCGATGCCCCCAATGACCATTACGCTCGCGTAGTGAAGCAGTACCTACTTGATAATACCACTGATGATCCTTCGTAGGATAGAATCTGGCCTTATATCCAATATACCCATTATCTACTCTAATGATTGGCACACCATCCTTCACATCCCATACGTTATACCACTGAACCACCCAATGCCAGTCAGTCTTTAGTATCTCCTGAAGTAAGGCCGGGGCATTGGGCTCTAAGGTTTCATCAGCATCATGTGGGCTTATCCAAGGAGAGCCTAAACCCAAAGCCATCTGAACAGCCCTATTACGGTCCTGATCTATAAACGGGCAGTTTATATCATCCTGATAAGTATAGCCAACAGTTCGTCCCCAATCAGCAATCCGTTGGAATTGATCTCCATTCACTTCGATGCCGTTAATATGCCATACTACATCGAAGTTCAAACGGTCGAAGTCAGTCATTAGCTGATCGAGGAATAGATCAGCGTCCCGCTTGTGGATTGGCGTAATAGCTACCACTTGCTCATTGGACTTTCGCTTTATCACAGATCGAATGGTCATTGAAATACCGCAATCCTTCCTGCCAAAGCTAACCGCTCCTTGAAGCGGTACTCTCTCACAGCCTGAGCTACCCCAGGATGACTACCACCAAAGTCATGCAATGCTGTCTTGGCAGCCAATGGAGCCCAACGCTTGATAGCTCCTAGAGTAGCCTCAAAGCTATGGTTGCCGTCAATGTAGACCATATCCAACCTATGACCTTTATCCCAAATAGAGTAGAGGTCCTCTTCAAGCATACAACATAAATGAACCTGAAGAGCAGTACGAGTACTCAAGACGTGATGGGCTATGGAGGTGAGCATACCTTCCCTGGTAGGTGTATCTACACCATCAAACCCTTCGATGATTGGGTCACAGCAGTAGAGCCTGCGAAACTTCTGTACTCCAATAGCATTAGCCAACAACTTGGCCGATCGACCGCAATACGTACCAATCTCTAGAACATCTCCTTCTCCACAAGTAGCCTGCTCCCAAAGGAGTTTGGCTTCTATTAGAGTTAGCCAACCCGTCGTTGGTAGACTGTCGAAGACGTCTTGAAAGTTCATTGCACCACCAGTTCGAAACGAGGGGGGTAGTTTGGTTGAGCTAACATGAAGCGTATAGCTTGACTGGGAAACCTGCTCAAGTAGTAGCGCTTGCTCTCACCCGCCCATAAGGCAGACACTACTCTTCGGTTTAGTAACTTCGTGCAAAGCTCTTCATTCATCTCACCCTGTACGTAATAGGCGTCTAGGTAATGAAGAGCCTTGTTTGCAAACTGCATAGAGACCTCAGCCACTCTTCTATGGTCGGGGTGGCGAATGCCTAATGGAAAGACAAGTAGGTCTTCTGGCCCAGGTCTGATGCCCCAACTACCAAATGGTGGGATATTGTCCACCTCTAGCCAATCGCTGTCTGGAAAACCAAGAGAGGCATGATTGCAACCTACCGCTCTGGCATAGGAGGTAGCTTCTTTGGTGCGTTCTTCTACACCAGTAACCGTGACTATGGTCTTGGGATGATTCTTCCACAACGTCGTTATGTGGGCATGAAGGGACATGAAGGCGTCATCGGGATGTGGTTCGATTATGTAGATCATTCAAACACCTTAGCCCAACTCTCGGACATCCAGGTATTGTACTTCTTTACAAGCCCTAACCCTTCTGGATCTGTTATCTCCAAAAACGACCCACAGTATGAGCAGATCCGTTGCTTAACATACTCCACCCATTCAGGGTCTTGTATCTTAGCCAGATCCCAAGTTCTAGTCTCTGGACACTGCCAATGAGAAATCATACAGCCCATCGTACAGGGCGAGTACCCGAACACATCTACACCATAACCACAGATAGTTTCCCAACTACAAGTAGCCCTACGTACTTGTGGTAAATCTCTAGGGGCACAGAATATAAACTGCTCTCCCTGATTATCCGCATTACCTTCTATCTTGAATGAAGAGGATGTATACCAAACTCTTGTCCTTAGAGAGTATAGCAACCTCCTAGATGCTGCTGTGTATCCATTAGAATATGTCTTGATAAAGAATCCACGACGAATTGCCACTAAAGCAAACTCTTCAAACTGGGGATGCAGTGTAGGTTCTCCTCCCACAAATACCAACAGCTTCCTGAAATCCAAACGCTCGATATCATCCATGACTCTTACAAATGTTGCCATATCCATATCCGGGGGCTGATTCTTTTTATAAAAGCAGCCTGCATTACAGCATCTGCAAGACAGGTTGCATTTATAAGTCAACTTCAGCTCGGCATTACGAGTCTTTGGATCTAAGAAGTAGTAGCCCACAGCACCATACCTATGAAAAGATTACTTGCCATGTCTCTGTCATCTTCGTTCCATTGACATCCTTAATCTTAGACCGATCCACCTTCCCAAAGCACACATCTAATGGAAGAAAGGACCCACAGTGTTTGCATAACTCCTGATACACAATATCCATATACAACGGGTCTACTAAGTCCTTCAGTTCATTAGCATAGGTAGCAGGAGCAGAGTAATGAGCTATCATCGTACCGATAGGACACGGTGAGAATCCCTGCTCATCCACACTATATCCCCAACTACCACTATCGTATCCCCACTTACACGGTGAGCGAGTGACTCCCATATCCGCCGGGCTGCAGAAGATGTATGGGTTGTGAAAGCCAGCAACCGCTCCATTGAACTTATGAGTGCCTTCAGCCACTCTACCAAGATCCAACTCGCGAACCTTGACTATCGTATCCTTAGCCCGTTTACTGTAGGCATTGGACCATAACGTTTGCCTGAAATCCCGCTCATGACTCAACTGCATAAACTTAACACATTGAGAATGAAGGGTAGGCTCACCGCCAATAAACACCAACTCCATACGAAACCCTAAACCCTCAATCTGATCCAATACATCGAGGAATCTTTCCTCTGACATATCAGGCGGCAGATGCTTCTTGTTGAAGCAGGCTCGATTACATCCAGGGCAATCCAAGTCGCACTTGTAGGTAAGATGCAACTCCGCCTTGCGTATTCGTTGATCAAACACGGTCAGTCTCCTTCAGTAGGAATCCGCCCTTTTCAGAAATTATGATTGAATTGGCACTACGTCCATAAGTCCGCAAAGGGAGATTCGATCGCCAGTTCATTTCATCAAACCTGCTCAACGTTAGAACATTTATCCCTTCCGGTCTACCTAGCAGGTATTTCTGTAGAGGACCAACCTCTAGTCTACCTTGCTCCCAACCATAAGGTATTGTTATGAGAAAGTATTGAGACTCACCTTGTATCTTAAAGTAGGCATCCAATGGTGTTTTGCCCTCCAATGGTAAGCCATATCTACCATCATCTACATGCTCAATAGTAGAAATAGAAATGACAGCCTGCCCTCCGTAATTGACTGAGAATAACGACGCCTTATCAGTAGCATGAGTGTCGATAGGATCTAAAATTCTATGAGACCATCCTCTGCTGAAATAAGGCAATACTGCACCAACTTCTATAATTGGTATTCCAAGGCTGAGCATTAGACCATGCCAATACTCAGCGATGGGAACCTCGACCGCTCTTTCAGTAGTACCATTATTCTGATGGCGGTTGTATTTAAGCCAAACGCCGCCTTCTTCGTATTGAAACAACTCTTGGATCATACTATACCTCTCCCTAACAAGACCTGACGTCCATTATCGTGAAGAACATCGAATCCCATACGTAGGGCTTCTGGTATAGCAAGTTCTCCCTTACCTCTACCTACCCATCGTCCCGGCCAGAGATCACAATCATCCATGAGAACCAAACAACTGCCAGATAGAGGGGCCATCTTTAACGCTTTCAAATGAAACTCCGTCCCTCCCTTCTCCGCATCTGGCCCATCCAAATACAGGAGATCAATACTACCCTCAAACTCCCGTAGAAACTTGAACCCATCCCGACAGTGGTAGTGGACTCCGGTAGGTACTAACTTCTGAGCAGAGGCTATAGCCCTAGAATCATTGTCAATGCAATAGACCTCAAACCTTCCAGCCTGAGCCCAACGAACAGTAGACCATCCATCTGCATGTTCAGCAGCTGGTTTCAAATCACGTATAGCCCCTAATTCTACTATCACCTTCCCCCCAATTTTGTCCAAGGCTTGTATGGCCTCAGTAAACAAGAACTTGTCCCAACGCTCACGTCCTTTGAACGGAGGAGGAGCAACAGGTAGATTAGGAAGCGGAGACTCTGTTACTTGATTATCCTTCGCATCATAACTAGTCACCAACTCTACAAACGACTTAGCCCTATGAGACCAATCATTATCCTCTGCCCACTCACGTCCTTGAAGACTGTGTTCCGATATATCCTTGCCCAACCAACTCTTGCATATGCTGACTAGATGCTCTGGGTCCGGCAAGTACCAATCCATTGGCCTTCGTACTTGTTGTTTTGTTACGACAGCTCGAATCCGATCCATAGCAGGATACTCCCGCCACGGTTCTCCATCAGTGCTGATGACAGGCATTCCACAGACCATCGCCTCCATACATTCCAAACCTATACCATCAACGGAATGAGGGGCTATTAGAACATCACCCTGATTGTAGAGATCGTCATTGTCCTTGACCTTATCAAGAACTGGAATGCCCCAATCGGTAGCCGTCTGATCGTGTATTAGTAATGGCATCTCAGGCCATAACTCCAATGCCTTACGTATAACAGTGAATCCCTTTCTTCCCTTCCAGCCTCCATGACCATTGATGAACAAGAAGTGATCGCATGTTATGCGGGGGTCGAATTTGTACCTATTAACGTCGACAGGCCAGGAGAATGAAACTCGGGGTAGGTTGTCCCCCAGCTGATCATAGCACTGCTGGGTCGGGCAAATGAATAGATTAACTTGCTCCAACCAACCATGACTACCAAGCGAAGTCCATTCCAACATCGGCACACAAACTATTCTCTTTCCGTGAGTAACACAGAGATCAATGAGGTGGCTAAAGTGAGGGACCTCTGCAAACAGAACCACGTCTACAGACTTGACGAAGTCCTCTACAGTAGAACCAGTTGCTTCACCAATAGTACACTCTACGTTCTCTGGTAGGCCACGCATCTCATACTTACTATGAGGTTTGATCAGCCAATGAGTAATGCCAGCATATTTAACCAACTGGCGATTCACCTCCCCTAAACCAGAGGCTACGTTACATCCAACGAGACCTATCTTTACAGACATGCAATCGCTCCTGTCTACTTCTTCAGTAACTTCATGCAATCAAAGTCCTCGCCGCGGAACGAGCGAGGTAGTGGGTGTTGCAGATTCTCCATCATACTAACCTTCCCTGTATGCTGGATCAGCGTAGGTTGATGTACATACTCCCTAACATTCAACCTCCTGAAAGCACTAACGATACCACCATCAATACTCTTCCATCCCCTATCGGACTGCATCCTATCAATCAAGTAGCGTTGTGACAATAGATTACGAAGTGTCTCTCCATCAAATATCAAAGCACAGGCCCCCTTACCTAACTGCTTAGCTAGAACCCAACCAGTTACCCCAGGTAGATCGTTAGTAGGTACTGTATAACAATTAAGATAGCCCCTAGCCGGATAGGAGCAACGCTCCAGGTATTGCCGCAGGTTGCGGTAGACTACTATATCATCCTGAAACAAAGCATAGCGATCGGCCTTTGGGTAGCGGAGATTCAATTCACTAGCCGATAACCACCAATTACCAAACGTCTTGATCCTCTCACCACGTAGAGTCTGTGCTAGAGAAGTATCAGGGTAGGGCTGACCGCCATCTATGAAGAGACGGGGCTTGTCAAATCCGCCGGCGGATAGACTAGCTATAGTCTTCGGTAGTAGATCACCAAACCGTTCGGGAACGGTTGTGATGCCGTAAGCCCACTCCACTTGTTCGCTCCTAATGACTACTAACTGATTCGTCTCATGACGAGTAGCTGTCCCCTATGAATTACCTCAACCCGACGATCATAAATAGAGAGGAAAGGGTCAATGCCCATAGCAGGTGTTTTGTATAGAGGCCACTCTTTATTGACAACCCACAAGTAGTCATCGAAGATTGTGATTCCACCTACCTTGAGCATCCAGAAACATAAGACAGCATCTACTATAACATCCTCTGCTTCATGAGATCCGTCGATATGGCAGAAATCAATCGTATCATCTTCTATCTCACGTAACCTATGTCTTGAAAACCCTTTCAGTTTCACTACCTTATAGGAGACTCCTGTATCGGCTATATTTCGATTGAAGCACTCCTCTCGTCCATGTCCTCCCTGCCAATGATCTATGCACCATAATTGATTCTGGGTGTGTTAGGATATTCTCTAACCACCAGCAAGTAGATCCCCCTTCATGACACCCTATTTCAAGAGCAGTGATTTGCTTACCAACCAGATGCTTCAATACCTCAGCCCATATCTTAGGCTTGTCTTTAACGAAGTCGTTATGGAACTCTCTCATCGGAGCAGTTCCCAAGGCTTCGGCCGACCGAGCCAGTGGACCACCTTAGCCCCCGGGTGACGTTCAATAGCCTCCCTAAGAAATACAGATGGGTCAGGAGATACCTTTCGACGTTGATTCAACTGATGCCTAGTAAGATTTTCCGCAGGGACATTCCATTCCGGAGAAAGTAACTTCAAATCCAGTCCGCCATTAAGATATTCGTCAATAAGACTGATTGCCATAGCCGACTGATCTCTAACGTTGCATAACTCGACTTTCACCGGGTCTTCAATGACAAATGAACACACATCCCTCCATTTCATTATCAATGACTCCCCTCGTCTCCAACCAATAATACCCGTATTGATATCGAGTAACGTAGTCATAATATCTACGGCATGATGTTCACTTCCATACATATAGGAAACGATTGGATAATAGAGAGGCTTCCCCATATCACCAAATAGTATTTGACTGGAAAGACAAAACTGATTCTCAGCCATCTCAAATAGAGGAGACAAATCACCCACAACTACAGCATCCGAATCTATCCATACTGAAGTATCAAATGGGGAGGCTAAACATACCCAGGGTTTCCACCAAGCGTTGATATGACTATGGATGATTGTCTCTCGTCTCGTCTTAGAAACTATAGGTTTATCATGATACACCCAAACCACACCTACCCTATCCAATTCCATATGTTGCCAATATTCTAATCCATGATCTGCTACAGCTAAACCTACACCATTACTAACAGCCCCATATACTAAGGCCCCCAAACAACACCAATGATTGGATGACGCTCCAGTCACTACACCTCGTGACAAATCACTTGTTAGTATGTGATCCTCAAGAGATAGCTTATACTGTACACTAGGCGAAGTGTTAGGTTTATATTCCCTCCACAAACCTAATGGACAATTACCTCCTAATATCAAAGCGTCTTCGTGCATACACTCCTTCTCATGAAGACATGGATACTTATAACACGTAGAGCATACATTCTGCACAAATCTTCTAGCTGCCTCCCATCTACTACCAGGTTGTGTAGATGGGCAGTTACGATGAATATTGGAACTAGATAACGGGGGAGTAACAAACCCGCAATTACAGCAGGTGTAACGAATCCTCTTTCCTTTCTCGGCTGATGAGAAGACGCAATCTGTCATGGTGGAACTACAGAACTTAAATATATCGATGTAGGAACAGTACAAGGTGTCGTATCGTCGATCTTAGTCAACTCAATGTTTTCCAACGTCAGGCAATCATTCAAAACACCAGGAGAGACATAATAAGGTAGGAGACCCTGCCAGATAGCACGCCCTGGTGGTACGTCCTTATCGTAAAGATACAAGAGGAATCGAAGTTTGGATGAGGGGCCTGGAGGAGAGGGCGAATCGGATCTGTCAATGAATAATTGCCACCCAGCCTGAACCTCCCCTGGAAAATAGTAAATAGCACCACAAGGATAAGACGTAAGAAAGAAGTTCCCATTGTAACGAGGACAGTATTCACTATATGGAGGGGAAGAACCAGAAACTCCACTAACCTCAATTAGCCATTGATCAGGCATAAGCTGATCTTTGCAAACGTCACAGAATATAATACATACGCAATCATTGCATAGCTGTAATGAAACATCATTCTTTTGTTGCATATACAAAAACTGATGACAAAGACCTGTAGTACCTGCCCCTATATTCTCGATGGCTGCATAAGCCCCTCCTACAACAGGAGGCTTATAACTACGAACACAAATATAATCACCCCTATCAACATAGGATTTCTGAATCCCAAAGGACACCCCTGTTGGATAGACACACAAACGAATTTCGTATTCGTCAGTAAGTGGGTATATCCAATCAGCTGTTCTCTCCTCACCTCCGTTGTTATTAACTCGAATAGTAATAAGACCCCCTGCTTTGAATTCTACCTCTCCCCACGGTCCATTACCACCTAACGCAGCACAAGCATATATCCTTATCTTCTGTCCTATAGTATCTGCCTGAATTCGAGCTATTACAGTAGCGTATTCATACCCACTCCCCACTACATAATAGCTATGTTGAATCAGGCAATCAGAGCGAAGATTGCCCGCCAGTTCCATATAACCCGATGCAAATACCCCAGCACTCCATTCACACTCTGGGGTATGATCTGGCCATCCACCACGATAAGAACCATATCCAACTATCTCACAACGAGCTGGGCATTCAGGACATTTAACATCTGTATCATGATGAGCTTGAACCTGGAAATTATCGAAGTCTGCTGATCCCCCTGAAGTTCCAGAGAGATGAACTCCAGTGAACCCAAAGAACGTCTCATCTATTTGTTCGCTAGTAGCATAGGTCAATTGAAACGAAACTGGAGTAGGTCGGGAAGTTGCTGTAACTACTACACGAATAGTAGCCCCACCAGGATAAGGTGTATCACGAACACAAACAACCACATCATGCCAAACCCCCGTTTGCAGCCCTAATACATTCTGCTCTAATAGAACCGTATCCCCTCCATTGTGTCTAACTAGTTTGAACGACCCACAATAATCCTCAGTATCTGAACATGTTATCGAGAGATACCAGTAATCATCCACATCAATATAACCAAATACCACACCTGCTTCATCTCCATCGTATTCAACTCGTATACTACCACTTAGTATCCAACTTCTACCAGGAGCATTCACTCCACTACCAGTTCCAATACCTACCCCAGTCTCCTCTGTACGAACTATAACTGATCCCGAATCATTGGTAGACAAATAGTAGTTACTAGGATCACTAGGACTAGTTCCCGTACCTGGGCCAGTGAACTCCTGCTTTATTACCCAATCACCAGCCTCTTGAAACCACGACGATAAATCCCCACCAAACGAATCGGCGGCTATAACACAACAGCATCCACAACCCCCTGCATTATGCTTCTTCGGCATTAGCAGTCCTCCCAATCAACGAATAGCTTATTACTAAGCGTTTCTCGTTTGCATTGGATATAACTGCTTCCTGCGACCGAAGACCTGCTCAGATTATAAACTGTCTCCTCATAATCTGTGTCATCCCAATTCAACCTAGCAGTCAGTTCATCATCATCGTTTAGATAGTATAGAACACAGTCTGCCGAACCCGGTAGAAGTCCAATTCTAGCCGGTATTCCTCCTGCGGGTGTATAAGCAAGGTAGACAGATGTCTCCACTGCCCCCATAATCATCTCTTCGTCCGGGAACTTTCGCCCCTGTTCCCGCTTACGCTCCCGATCAATGAGAGCACGAAACAGAACGGCATCTTCCGGCGACAAGGCAAAGAGATCAGCCACAATTACCTCGGGAAGACAGTTATGCGGCAGAGGGCTTCACCATGCTGACAACGTATAGAAAGCAAAGCCGCTTTAGCCGGACGAAGGATTGAGATTAGACCAGGTGAGCAAAGCTCGCACTCGTCACTATTCTGTGTATAGGACAGTTCCAATACCTTCCGATCTATCTCATCCAACTCTTCCTTGGATGGATTAGTGACCGGAGATTTGCCCTCTAGGTTCTCTACTGTAATCGTACCTACCTTATTGGACTCTACCCATCCAGTATCAACTGTCTTCCACATCACACCCACACGAATGCGACGGGTGTAGGGTTCTTCCTTCTCCTTGAGAATCTGGCTGCAAATGACCTGCACACCAAACGGTTGATCACCTCTGTGTTCGTGGTATATGTTCACCACTGTAGTTAGGCGATCTGGAGTTTCCTTTGCTGGATCAAGAGGAGCGACATTTACTCCAAGCAGCGGACTAGTTATCTGGCTCATGCGTCGAACGCCTCCACTATTACATAACAAGCGGCAGTGTCTGATCTAACACGTAGTTTGTTGACTACCCCAACAGTCCCAGTTCCAGCCCCATACTCAAACCTCAAGTTACGAGACAAACGAAGGATGTAGGCTTCCCCTGGCAGAACCTCACCCAATGGATCGAAGTTAGCACCATCCCAAATGCCATACTCAATGAAGTTAGTAACATCCAAATTCATAATACGGCAGAGGGCGGGTAACATTAGTTCGCTGAAGTCCACGTCAGTGCCCGTTACCGATGCCGTAAATGCTCCTGGTACAGGCCCCTTGCCTATGGCCACATCCGCCCGGAAGTCGTTAGGATTGCTACGGTAGTTGAGGTTATCCTTGAGGATATTCAATTCAGAACGGAAGGTGGCTTCGTCACTCATTTGTGTTTCGCCTTATAACCAGGTGGGTATGCCCAGTGTCAAGAAGTTGTACTCACCATACAACTCGATTGCTGCATGAAAGACTGGATTGGTAGGATCGGTAAGCGGGTCACCATTAGCTGTTAGCAAAATTCGAGTAGGAGTAGGTCGTTGACTCCATTCTTCTTTATACCAATCGAAATTCGTAGGATCTGCAGCACTAAGCGCTGAAGGCACCCAAACGTGAGTGACATTATTCCAAGTTCCCTTACGACATTTGTATCCTACCTGGGCCACTTCCTTCTCATCAAACCCATCAAACCTAACCTCAAACTCGAGGGTGCGAGTGTAGTAGTAATTGCAAGTACCATATACATTCCTTCTCCATGTAATGTTCGTCAGCATGACCTTACGCTTAGTCAAACCCCATAGATTACCATCATTCAACTTGTTGATAGCACCGGAGAGTGAATCTAACTGGAGAGCCGGGGTGTTCTGCTCGATAGTAACAGTAGGACGTACATCCTTCTTCTCTATCCCCTTAATACGTTCATGACTACTACTAAGAATCAGCTTCCCGAGACGATCCTTCTCAGCCTCCTTAGTATAGACAGCAAACGTCCCACTCACTTTTTGAGGCTCTGACAACGGATTACCTACCTGCGAGTCCTGACAACGTCTGATAGGTTTGGTACTGAAAGTCTGTTCCGTTGTCCAGTATACATTAGGCTCCTTCGACACTACAGGATTGATAGACAAGCTAGGGAGACAGAAAGCCCACGGGTCCGAATCATTACCAAACTGCCACGGAGCACCTACGGTAGGCAAGCCATAAGCAATAGATACAATAGCCGGACCATCACTAGGACTAGTAGTCTGAACCAAGCATTTCAACTTATACTCACGATGACCGTCCGAGTCCGTCGAACGGGACCAGTCTGTTCTTCCTAATACTACAGCCGACATATCATGAGACTCCTAACGGACTGATGGTAATAGGAGGCACTCTTGACTGAGCCTCTACTGCTATTGCTATACGTTCAAGCAGTTGCTTAAACAGATCATCAGTAGGTGGCTTGCCTCCACCAATCCCAGCTATACGAGGAGCATCAGCTATGGGAGCCCCTATACCTGCAGGCCCTCCAATTGCTGGTGCTATTACAGGAGGTGCTCCGGGAATGCCAGGAACAGGCATTCCCGCGGTGATATTTCTCATAGCCACATCAGCCAATAACTGATTGAACTCTTTTGTACCCTTGCGAACTGCTTCAAAGTCCCCTACCCCAAACTGGACTTCTACAAATGCTCTTGATTGAGCCTCTACCAACTCTTTATTCAAATCAACCAAAGCTCTCTGGTATAATTGCTGTCCCTTAACACCTTGACTTAGTAATGGCTGTAAATCATTTAACCCCTTATTAAACTTCTCCTGCGGAGTCATGTACTTCTCTGTCATATCTTTCAACAACTTCATCCCGGTGGCCTGATCCATCAACTTCTTAGCAGAGTCTAACTGAGCAGCTCCAGCCCCCCGTAAGGATAGCTCATATAACTTGACCTCATCGGACGTCATACCAAATGTAGCTACTTGCTTCGCCAGTTCCTCGGTGAGTTTAGCTGTGTCCTTAACAACTTCAAGATTCCTCTTCTCCTCCATCTTATCTGCCATATCCATCAAATCCGCTAAATTAGCCCCTCGCTTATTAAGCCCTTCCAACTTCACTTCATCAGCTATAGTAGAAGCATCCGCTCCAGCCTCAATCAACTCTGTCTCTACCTTCAATGCATCTATACTCTCTTGTAGACTATCAATAAACGATTTGGAATCGCTACTGAGCTTTTCTATCGCATCTGCCTTAGCCTTCGCTGCTTTGGCAGACGCTTCTAATACCGCCACCTCTTCTTGCAGGGATTCTACTAACACCCGTTGAGACTCTAGCATACCATCCGTTATCAATTTGCTAAGAACAGACTCATCATTAACCGCCTTCAGTTTATCCCTCTTTTCAGTAAGGGATTCTATGTAACTCGTTGCCTCTACCTCCCCCTTACTCATTGCAGCTTTGGAATCGGCTAACGGTCCCAATTCCTTACGCAAGGTAGCCAATGTATCTTTACTAGCCTTGAGCTTACCTTCAAGACTTTGCACTTCCTCCACCTGTCCCCGATAAACAAACTTACCAGCTTGCCATAACGATAAGACCGACGGGGCAAGTTCCTTTGCCCTATCCCTAGCATTAGTAAGAGTTTTCTCCATGCCCTTTTGATTCAATAAAAGAGCGTCATACTCCTTCTTCAAATAAGTGGTACGATCTACACCAGACAACTTAGCAGCGTTCTCCATAACAGACTGCAGATGCTCATTGTTGATCTTATCTAATTCCTCATTGATAGTACGAGCCTGATCCACCGTGACTTGTTCCGCTTCTATCTCTTTGCGTTCGTTAGTAGGCACAAGAGATCCAGCTTTATACCCTACATAAGCCGCTCCTGCTACAGCTCCCGCTACTCCCAAGGCCCTAGCAACCGCTTGAGCTTTAGACAACTTAGCAACCGATGAAGCTAAACCTAACGAGGCTAACGAAGCCGAGTTAGCCGTAGTAGAATAATAAACATTAGCCGCTGAAGCCGCGAGAGTAGAACCTGTCAAAGCTGTATAAGCAACCCACAATTTACTAACTATAGCAATACCACCAGCCGCCATCGTGAAGACCGCTCCCAATACAGTAACAAGTCCTACAATAGTGCCTATAAGAGTCTTGTCAACAGAAGACAAGCTACTAAACCACTCTACCAACTTAATGAACTGTTCAACTATCAATTTAGCAACAGGCAGGATACTCTCAGCCATCTCCCGACCAAGAATACGCCAGGCGTCCTTGAGGGTGGACATCAAACCAAGATATGACTTAGATTGCTTCTCCATCAAATTGAAGAAGCGTCCTCCTTCACTAGATAACTCCTTAAATATATCCCGCACATCCGAGAAGGTGATTTTGCCTTCACTAAGCATCTGCTGAGCACCAGCTATGTTAGTCTTATAATGCTTGGCGAGATCCTCCAATGATAGAATGCCCCTAGTAGACAACTGGCGGAAATCCTGGGTTAGTAATTTACCTACACCACGAATCTGATTGAAGATTAAAGCAACCATACCAAACTGAGAACTAGTACCTGAAGCAGCATTTCCTAATATTTTGAGCGTGTCCATCAACTCCTCTCCACGCTCACCAAACTGGACGAGACCTCTTGCTGCTTGTTCTATCTCAGGCATTTCAAAGGGTGTCTTAGCAGCAAACTCCGTCAAACTGTTAAGCAATGCTGTTGTCTCTGAAGCACTACCTAGCATAGTTTCAAATGCAATGGTAGTCTGTTCAAACTTACCAGCCGCCTGTAGAGCTTCATTCCCCATCATCCCAAACACAGCCGTCAAAGCCCCTCCTACGACAGCGGCTGTTGTGCTTAGACTAGACAGACTATCCGCAAAACTTCTGGTTATAGCCGTACTCTGAGCCGTGAACTGCTTGGTCTGATTCTGAATGGCATTGGAAGCTGAAGCAGTCTGTTTGATAGCCTGATCCAACGTCTTCTGATAGTCCGATCCGTCTCCCATCAGACGAATGACCATCCTACCAAGTTCTGTCTCGTCCATAACTACTTCTTCCCTAGTATAGCACCCCAAAAGGACTTAGAGTGTGCTACCATCCGCTCCTTGACCGATTGAGGTACAGCTACTAACTTCTTGAACAAGAACGGAATCTTGAACATACCAACCTTCACCTGCCCCGGATTCTTATGCAGAACGCAATGAACCTCCCTAGCCACCTGCATCATGTAGTAGTCACTACGGCTAGGTTCATTCCATTGCTTCTTCAACCATTCCATCCAAACTAGATACTGACGGTTGGATGTCTTCTCTTGACAGTCGTCAAGGGACATACCTAAGTAACCGGCTAAGGTGAGCCAGCCGTCGTATCTTTCTGCAAGTTTTTTGCTTTTTCCTCAGCCGTGGGCTCCAGCCACTTCTTCAGTGCTTCGTAATCATCTCCGAGGGTGTCCACAAACTCCTTCAGATCAGACAAAGGCAATGGAGACACCGGACTTGATAGAGCCTTGCCTAGAAGTTCTCTCTCACTAGCCTCCTCCTGAAGCATTGAGACTTCTTTGATCTTGGCGAAGAGTGTTTTCTGAATGCGGCTGGGCCAGCTTTCGATGGTGGCCTGTGTCACGAGCTTGTCCGCCTTCAACTCACCATTACCATCTGACTTGGTAGTATAAAGGCAGTGAGATACAAGAAGAGGCTCGACACTAGCCATACCCCGCAGAGAAGTCGGTTTACCATCCGGGCCCAACGTCATCGAGGCAAGCAGAGCATTGCGATAGATAGTAGCCGCCTTGCCACTAGCCTCCTTGAGAATGTAGGACTTACCCTGCACCATAACAGGGAGTTCTACTGGAGTCAGAGTATCAAAGTTCAGATCATCTTGTTGGATTTGGTCTTTCACTGGTCGCTCCTAAGCAGACATCGAAAATTGGCCCTCCCCGCCCGTCCGCTAAAGACAGGGAGGGCCTTGCAAGCCACAGGCAGACTACGTGCCGCTGCCAGTAGCCGAATACTCAGCGAGAGTCTCCACTCCCGCTAACTGATTTGTAGCCACAATCGTTATGGCTGCTTCCGGTTGGTTGCCTTCCTGCATTTCGTTGGGCTCGAAGGACTTCAGGTATCCAACGAAATTCCAACAGCTTCCATCCGAGAAGTGAACCGAGATCCACCCATTGACGTTGATCAGGGCGATTATCTGATCCAGCACCTGAGGATCATAGGCCACAGTGAGTTGGGCATCTGTCAACGTCTTCAGAACCCGCGGACCTCTTGTCCGGTAGGTAGTGTTGAACATGGTGGTAGTTTCCACCGCGTCTCCACCATCTACCCCAGGAGGCTTCACCGACTTCTCCCAGAACGAAACGTCGGAGTCAGCTGCAAAGGCTATCTTTGCAGGAAATCCTTCGTCCAGTTTGGTCCCAGCAGGGGCCGAGCGAGTCGTAGCAGTCATGTTCAAATCTCCTTTCTGAGATTGTTATGTTCCAGTACCCGGAACTGTCATAGTCAAACTCATCAACGCATTTACTGTCCATAATTTCCTACGGCTTGAGCCATGTTCATAACCCAACGAAAGGACACCTGATGTACGAGTAATAGCATTCACAGTATAGATAGCAGACCCAACTTCAACCGATGTCCTATTAACTGTCTTATCCAATCCCTGAGATATATTCATGGCCTTAGTGAACCCATTTTCACCATTAGAACGCACACGAATCTGAGTGCCGTAATGCTCTGCCATCTCCCCTTGAACGTGCTCTCTACCCCCTAACTTACTCTCGGTTGAGTAGACACAAACGGAATTGTCTGGAGTATCAGGATGGTTACCACTATAACAAGGCCAACTCCCTCCTGCACTGATATCGGTTACGTAACCTAAGTCAATGAGAAGTTGCTGAAGAACGTCAGCCGGTGAATGATCTAGGTCACCACTCACTACTTACGTCTCCTCTTACCAGATACCTTCAATCCAGCCTTCCTAAGTGTCTCTACATCCTTACTCATTTGCTTAGTAGAACCTTCCCCTTTAGATAAGCGTCGTAGGGCCTGTGAACGGGCGAATGCTGCTTTGGATTCTGTATCAACATCCTTCTCCAATGCCGTGAAGGCACTAGCCCTAAGAGCCGATGTATCAACAGGTACTATCATCTGACTCTCTCGTTGCAACCGAAGCCCAGCCATTAGAAGTGACTGAGCTATCGACCGTGTCTTCAAATAGACCTTTTGAACAATAGCCGCCAGTTCATGACGTAATCTACGGGCTGGGTCTTCTAGGTATTTAGCCTGCTTGCCCGGAGCATGCCTAGCATTGAGATCCTCATGAACATAGAGAGCATATTTCTGGGTATACCCTACCACTACAGATTGATTCCCTTCAGCAGCGCTCTTCTTTAGTGCTGCTAGTTTCTGCATCACCTGATTTACACCTTCGATCTGAGCCATTAGGTATCCGATCCTACTATACTGTCAATATCATAGGTAGCTGTATCCGGGATGAATGTTGCCCAAGGACTACGCTTACCCGTCCCCCTCCTCCACTCATAACCAGCATTTCTCCAGAGAGTAAGAGCTACTTGTCCATTAGCATCACTAACCTTAGTTTTTATCGTGCCATCCAATGAGCTGTTTATACTCCCAGAAGCAGGAGTAACCTGTCGATATTGAATAGTAACCCCAGCCTCCAAAGTAGTGCTCTCGTTATAACAATAGATCGTTACATTGGACTTGGTTGCAACTGGTTCTGTTGGAACAGGAATGATAGTCATTGAGTAGGTAGCCGTCTCATTCCCATCCACAACCATTGTAGTCCCCGAATAGGTATAGTTGGCCAAAGTAATAGCTACTACCCAAGAACCGTCGTTTACGTTAAACGTAACATGACCCAACACATCAGTAGTCTGAAGGTAGGACTCATTGGCTTTAGTCATCCTTACTAATGCTCCCTCCAAGACTGTCGATCCGTCATTAACCGTAATAGTAACAGTGCGGGCACCAGTACCAGCAGAAGGACTAGCCGCCGTATCGAGAATTGTATCTAAACGTCCTCCATTAGCCCAGTCAGTTTGCAATTCGTTAGTATCCGCCAAAATAGCAGCAACCTCCGTGTCGAGGTAGCCAGCAACAGTGGCTAGATTTGTCGCCGTCGCCACGCCATAATCCAACAATGACGCATCTACCTGGGTATTGATGTTCGCCAGTGATGTGGCGTCATTCGTCAGTGTCGTACCAGTGGCCGTATTCACAACGGTTCCGCACACGCCGGAGATGGTTACAATAGCCGAACCAGCTCCCGTACCGGCCACCGTGATTGGCCCCAGCACTCCGCGCAGTAGCACACTCGCCCCCGCGGCTACCGTGACGTTGATGCCCTCAAACGTACCTTGATATCTTGCAGCGCAACCGCCAGTGACGAGCGTTTGAACGGTAGCTGACACGACCTCCATGATGAGTGTTACGTTACTGTCGGCCGTAATTGTCGTTCCGCCGCTCCACCGCGAGAACCTCGCCGTCGTTGGTGCACCTGTTCCGACGAAGTTAAATACCGCCGCAACACCAGCCGTCGCCATTGCTCGGCAATCGACGAAATCATACTCACCAGCCGATCCGGTAGTGAATGTGCCGGACAAGTGTCCAAGTCCACAACTTATAAATTTGGATGGACCCAATGTAACGGCACCAATGTCACAATCGAAAAACGTCGGATGTGTAGCACCCGTACCCGTTCCAATAACCGTTGCACCTTCGATATACGTTCCGCTGTACGATTGTCCGTTGAGTGCGAGGTTCCAATTCTTACCGATGATCGACTTTCCATTAAATGCTGCAATCGGAGTGATGGTCTCTCCGTTCTGGATTCTAAATCGCGTCAAACCCAACGCGGCAGCAATCACCAGGGCATCTGCAAACGGGCACGGGTTATCCGCCGTACCGTTAATGTAAGTGGTAGTTCCCGCTGTGCCAGAGGCTTTCACCCAAACAGCACCGTCAACATAGCCGACCGTGCGATTGGTAATCGTCTTGCCGACGAGAAGCTGGTCGATATTAAGTGTGGCATTTGACAGTGCGGCTAAGGGAGCTTCGTTAATGACTTGGATTCGCACCTTGCCGGCATTTACACCCGTTCCCGTATAGGTGGCTGTCAGTTCGGGCACAGAGACGGAATTGGTGCTTCCGTTGGTCCCCGCTAATGTGTAAAAGTTCTTCCACTGCCCTCCACCAGTCACCCAATCCCAAACATTGACATGGACCGAATCGTTGGATGAGTTGATATAGCCCTTGAAGATGAATCCTGTGGCTTGCTCATCGCCAGCGAGCGTAAAATCAAAGATGAGGGAAATTCCACCGAGACCCGTTCCTGTCCATGTCATGTAGTTTCCGGTTGCTGCAACAAGGTCGGCCAACACACCACCCGTTAGCACCCCAGCCGTCAGTGTGTACGTGGCGGGCGATGAATAAGACGGAGAGCCCGTAATGGCAATGTTGGAGACTTGACCACGGATGATATCCACCTCAGCGTCGATGTCGTCCTGTAATCCCTCCACCGATGCCGTGGTTCCGTTCCACCAGACTCGCATCGACTTGAGCAGCGTATCGGAGATGGCAGGCGTAGCTCCCACTCGCTTGTAGATGTCGATGTCGTACCAGCCAACCGTAGTTAACGTCGCTGGCCAAGTGCCAACATAGAAGTACGATGAAGCGGGAGTCTCTGTCAACGCAATCCAGTAGTTTCCGTCCGTCGCTGCCGCGTTGTACCAGTTCAGTACGGTCAGCGACTCAAACGCTGGCAGGTCCGTGTCCGTGTTCCACATCTGCCGAGATGAGTTGCGGATAGTCACGTACAAAACCTCACCCGTGGCACTGTGCCGGTAGCTCAACTCGCTGGCCATCAGGCTATCCTATTCTTAATGTTGCTTGTATCTCAGCCGTCTTCCATTGGTTCTTCAATCACCGCCACGGCCGTTGCTGCCAGTGTTTTTAACGGGTTCATACACGGCTTCCCGGCCGTCGGCTTTTCAACCGTTACACCCGCGAGCTTCGCCAATTCTGTGGTCTTGGCTGACTCACAGGTAGCAAACACGTCGGTCTGGATCGGCTTGGCAGCGGTGCCCATCACCTTATGAAATGCTTCCAATCCGGCAAGCATGTCGTCAGTAGCCCGAAA